CGGCCCGGCGTGGTGTCTATGTCACCTTTTCGCGCTATGTCCCATAAGGGGGCTTGTTTTCCATATTTTGACGGAACGCCCCCGCAGCCCAGGCGCCCAGTTGGCTCATCTCCCATGGGTCACCAAAAAACTCACTCCGACCACAACCCCTTGCGCCACAACACTCACATCCGTTTTATCATCGGGGAGAATGTGTTGCTCACGCCATTCTTTATAAAGGATCGTCACAGATGATAAAACGGCGTCTCGCCAAAGTAGCTTGAAACGTGACTTTAAGGAGACAGATAATTTTCTCCGAAATTTGTGCTTGACATCTGGGGCGATTATGCTATAATAGTATCATAGTCAACAATCTTTTTTGAAGTATAGAGGGAGGCACCGTTCATGGGCAAGGTTATCAATGTAGACTTCACAGCGCGGAGTGCAGACGCAAACGCAGACGCAGTCATCGACGTTAAGGCAGTAGCTCAGTCCCGGAGGTTGCTCCAGGCTGGCCTGATCGCGCCGGCTGTCGAGGATACCAGTTACGAAGTAGCGGGGGAACATGCAAGCGAACCTATCAAGAACGTAGATGACATCTACGCCGTGTCTGAGTGGTTCATCACCAGAGGCCGGTATCGCGACAACATGCTCTTCATCGTTGGCATCAACTTCGGCCTGCGAGTCAGCGACCTGCTGACGCTGCGGTTCTCCCACCTGATCGACGAACAGTTCAGGTTCAAGACCACGTTCCCCATTCTGGAGAAGAAGACCCGGAACACCAGGAAGGTGAAGCGCAACCGCTACATCACCATCAACGATGCCGTGGTGGATGCAGTCACGCTCTATCTGGAGAACACACCAGGCGTCAAGCTCAGCGACTTCATGTTCCGTGGTGAGAGCAACCGGTGCGGCAAGGACAACAACAAGGCCATGAGCCGGAAGTCTGCCGACCGGATCTTGAAGGAAGTCGGTGAGGCGCTCGGCCTCGGCATCCACATTGCTACCCACACGCTGCGCAAGACGTTCGCCTATCACCAGATGGTAATGAGCAACAACGACCCACGCAAGCTCCTGCTTCTGCAGAAGATGTTCGGACACAGCACGTCCGCCCAGACACTCGACTACATCGGTATCACTGGTGAGGAGATCGAGGAGGCGTACATGCAGCTCAACCTTGGCGGGCGCCGCTCGCTCCGGCTGATGGACAGCACCATCGTGGAGCAGCCGGCAGGCTAATGCGCCACCTGCACCTTGACAACAAAATAGGATACTACAGTCCTTAGCTCCCTCGTTTGAAGGTTCTATAGCTACAAGTGTTCCTACAGAGATTCTCTTTAAGGGTTACCCCCTGAAATAATCCATTTCAAGGGCCGAAATTTTCGTTTTACCACCTGGGTGGTGGTAAACGGTTGTAAAGGAGGTTTTGCTTATGAGTGTGAACTGGAAGATGGACGAGACAGCGCTGGGCCGCGAGACGTTCGCCGAGGACTTCGACGACTACGGGCGCGGGGAAGACCACAAGGTTTCTATCGGCGACGAGGTCGAAGCCACAGACAAATACGGGCGTACCCACGCCGGGGTGGTGGTGGGGATCATCCGCGACATCAACCGCGAGCCGGTATGTTATAAGGTATGGAATGAGGAGCTGGACGACTTCGATTTTATCCAGGCGTCAGACAACATCCTGTGTGAGCCGTGCGGCTCGTCGCAGTGGTCGCTGGAGCGCATCGGGTATGTGCGGCATGGGAACGATGCAGACCGGTGCTGGTTCTACCTGAACAAGCGGACGGGGGATGTGATCTATTGGTAAAGGTATGTGACGCCATCATGGGAACCGGCAAGAGTTCCGCAGCCATTACATACATGAACGACCACCCCGAGAAGAAGTTCATCTACATCACACCATACCTTGAAGAAGCGACACGCATCGCCACATCATGTTCCCGGCTCCACTTCTTCGAGCCCAAGAAGAAAACGGAGTTCAATGGGTCAAAGACCCTACATACGATTGACCTCGTGAAGCGAGGGGAGAACATCGCCACCACCCATCAGGCGTTCCGGTTCTATCCACAGGAGCTTCTGGAACTGGTGAGTGGGCAGGGCTACACGTTAATCATCGACGAGAACGTAGACGTGCTGGAAACGCTGGACGAAGACCCGGCAGATATCCAGATGGCTATCGACGCCGGGTACATTTCCGAAATCAGGCCGGACGTTTTCCACCTCGTCAAAGACATATACGATGGGAAGACGCATCGGGATCTGTTCCGAGTCCTGCGGACACGCGACCTGATTCGGATGACTGGCGAGTCCAAGGAGTCTTTCTTCTACTGGCAGCTCCCGCCTGAACTCATCACCTCGTTCGACGAGGTATACATCCTGACGTACCTGTTTGAGGGACAGAGCCTGCACCACTTCCTCGAAATGTACGACATCCCATACCAGTTCGTTGGGGTGGAGAAAACGGGCGACAGCGAGTTTAGGTTCAGCAGCTCGACAGAATACGTGCCGGACTACGTCCATAACATCCACGACATGATTGAGATCGTGGACGACCCCAAGCTGAATGATGTCGGGGAGGACGACTTCTCCCTGTCCATGAGCTGGTTCGACAAGGAGAGTTCTGACACATCCAGGTTGAAGAACAACCTTTATAATTTCTTCCGCTATATGTGCGGAGCAGAGGCCGCAGACAGAATGTGGTCTACATATCGTGACGCGAAGTCGAAGATCCAAGGCAAGGGATACACCAACGGGTTTATTCCGTTCAACAAGAAAGCGACGAATGAATATAGGAATCGCACCGCCGTTGCGTACTGCGTCAACCTATATATGAACGTCGGACAAAAACTGTTCTACCAAAACAACGGCGTGGAGGTAGACGAGGACGCATACGCCTTATCCATTATGGTACAGTGGATTTGGCGAAGCGCAATCCGTGATGGGCAGAAGATCGTACTGTATGTTCCAAGCAAACGGATGCGCAGCCTGCTTACCAACTGGATGGAGGAGGTGAGCAGACGTGGATAAGTGTGACAGATGTTTATGGGCAGGGTGCTGTCGTACAGCCATGGATGGATGCCCGGACTTTACAACGGTGGACGAGAACGAATACATCGAGGAGTTCCACAGGGTTCGGTCAGAGGAACTGCTTCCGTATTGGATGATATATATCGGACAATACAGCGACGACTAATTTTTTTAGCGTATCAACAATTTTATTTGAGGCGGTGAGCATTATTTCCAAACAACAGTCTTGCCAGAAGTTTATCCTCAAACTTCATAGCGCACGCTTACGCAAGGCAAGGTGGAATTTGACGCTCCCTATCTCCGAGGCGCGGAGAAACGATGAAGTCATTTCCCTCAGCGACAGCCAGATGCTGCGCTTTATCGATAAGCTGAATGGCATCGAGAACGCAGACGCGATTGCGAAAGAGATTAAGAGCGAAATAAAAATGCTCAGAAAACAAATAAATTCTCTACAAAATCGCAAGAAAATTAAAAGTTTATACGAGAAATTAGATGAAATACAATACAAACCAGATTACATGTGTTTGATCATCGACAAAGAGAAAGACTATTGGAGAGCTTGCAAGGGCTTCAAGATCAACGGGGTGAAGTACGTTAGGCTGCTGGGTACCAACGGCGGCATCAAGAACTCGACCATCGTGTTCGTCAGCGATAGGATGGCGCCTGAGCTGCGCCGGCGTATCGACAACGGGAGGGACAAGAGCAAGGAGCTGGTGCCGGCCAAGCTGGAAGCGTACCAGGCGCTGGCCTGCAGCGGCTCCATCCCGGTGTCCTACCCCAATGGCATCGCCGTGGTCGAGGACTGCGTGACGCACTTCAAGTCCGACGTCATCAACATCGAGGACTCGGACGGTGAACCGAAGATGTGGTTCCAGGCCGGGGCGGATGTGGAGCTCGACGAGTCGGACGGGTACGGCATCATGCTCCCGTCTCTGGCGAGAAGGTGGTCGGAAGAACTTCAGCTCGACTACATGGTAAGCGGAGTCAACACCCGCCTGTCCTTTGAGAAGGGGATGGTCTTTACCTTCGACTTCCTGGAGTTCGCCGACGAGGTGGCCGGCACCCGTATCATCAAGGATGCGTGGGGCAACGACGTGGATCTCTCCAACGTGGAGCTGATACTCACCACGTCCATGGTTAAGCTGTGGGACAGCTACGCGAGCTGCGAGGACTACCTGCGCAACTGCAAGGAGAACGGGTATACCTTTGGCATCACAAAGTCATGCCCAAAGGTTTTGGAGAATGAGCGCAGTACCAACTACCAGTTCCTCCAGGTGTACGACCTGGACGACGCACAGGTCGAGCAGCTCATCCAGCCGACCATGCAGGAGATCCACGACATCCTGGCGCTCGACTGGAGGAAGGCCGCTCTGTTCCTCAAGGGCGTAGGGCTGAACGAGGAGAACATCGACTTCATCGAGTCGGACTTCGCGAAGGCCATCATGGTGGAGCCCAGGATGATGGACGACCCATTCGTCACGAAGAAGATCTACGGCATGATAAAGAAGCGCATCATCGACGCGAAGATCGGCGTCATCAAAGTGCGCGGCAACTACTCCATCATTTCCGGCGACCCATACGCGCTGTGTCAGAGCATCTTCGGTCTGGAGGTCACCGGGCTGTTGAAGGCTGGCGAGATCTACAACAAGTATTGGTTAGACCACGGCGTGGACAACGTGGTGTGCTTCCGCGCTCCTATGACCTGTGCCAACAACGTAATCAAGATGCACGTCAACGGAAGTGAGGAGGCACAGCACTGGTACAGATACATGGTATCATGCTCGCTGCTGAATGCCTGGGACACCACGGCGGCTGCGCTGAACGGCGCAGACAAAGACGGGGATCTGATTTTCACAACGGACAATGAGATACTGGTGTCGTGCCACAGGCAGCTCCCCGCGCTCATGTGTGCCCAGAGGAAAGCGACGAAGTGCGTGCCGACGCAGGAGGACATCATCAACTCGAACATCGCCAGTTTCGGCGATGACATCGGGAAGATCACGAACCACATCACATCTATGTTCGATGTGATATCCATGTATGAGAAGGGCAGCCCGGAGTACGAGGCGCTCGACTACCGTATCAAGTGTGGGCAGAAGTTCCAGCAGGACTCCATCGACCGGGCCAAGGGCATCATCTCAAAGCCAATGCCAAAGAGCTGGTATGACAGGGCGTATGTCAGGAACGCATATGGCGACGATGAAGAGAAGGTACAGTTCGCCATGAAGATCGTTGCGGACAAGAAGCCATACTTCATGCGGTACATCTACCCGACGCTGATGCGCCAGTACACTACATACGTTTCCAACACCAACAAGAAGGCGCTTCGCGAGTTCCGCCTGACCATTGACGAGCTGATAGAGAAGGAGCGCGCAGGCGGTCTGTCTGACGAAGAACGGGAGTTCCTACACTACTATCGTATCAAGACGCCGGTGGGAGTACATGACTGTGTGATGAACAGAATATGCCGGCGCTTCGAGGACGAGTTCGATGGGTACATCACCCGCCACAACTCCGACGTCGAGTTCGACTATACGATTATGAAGAGCGGCGTGGAGTATACACAGACCCAGTACAACGCAATCCTTCGGTTGTACGAAGCGTACAACAAGCGGATGCAGGACTATATGCAGTACGCAAAGAAGGAGCGCCTGGATGAAGACGAGAACATGAACCACAGGTACGTTATGGTTCAGGACTTCCGCAGAGAGTGCCAGATTGTTTGCTCCAATAAAAGTCAGTTGTGTGACATACTGTTGGATATATGTTATCAGAAAGAAGGGTCAAAGCAGTTTGTCTGGGACATGGCAAGCGATGAAATCATCGACGCTTTGGTCAGGAACAACGGCGGCTATATTTCCTTCCCTGTCCGCGACGACAACGGAGACGTTTTGTTTGGCGGCGAACGGTTCTCGTTCGCAAGAAAGCAGATTGGAGGGGAAGCAGATGAATATAGTGCTGAATGAGTCGGAGTATGTGGAGGGAATCCTCCGTGACCATCAACTCGGGCCGAAGCCTACGGAGACTCTGGTGCGTGTGGCTCGGTACTATTCGACGGTAGATATGATGAAGAAGTCAGACGTACGCGCCGAGCTTGAGAAGTTCATGCTCCGGTGCGACCCATCCATCAACTTGGTCAAGTGGCAGGACACGTTGGACAGAATCATCAAGGCCGCCGGCAAGTATCCGATGGTCGATATCGAGAGCGTCCCTATCACCGAGAAAGAGATTGCCCTGTGCGACGGCCTGTCCAAGGATACCAAGCGGCGCGACCTCTCGATGTATAAGAGCTTCTCGGATAAGCCGATGCGCCGCCTGCTGTTCACCCTGATTTGTCTGGCGAAATACTCGGACCTTGTGAACAGTAAGAACGGCGGGTGGGTCAACCGGACAGACAAAGAGATCTTCAAGCTGGCTAACGTGGTCACGCCGGTCAAGCGCCAGTCCCTCATGTTGAACGACCTGCGTGAGATGGGACATATCAAGTTCAGCAGGAAGGTGGACAACGTGAACATCAACGTCCAGTGCCTTGACCCGGGTGGCGCGGTGGCGCTTGAGATTCGTGACTTCCGCAACCTTGGCTATCAGTACATGCGCCATTGCGGAGAGGCATACATAGAGTGCGAACAATGCGGTCTGGTAATCAAGCAGCGCAACAACTCACAGAAATATTGCCCCGACTGTGCCATCGACGTGAACAGGCAAAGGTCTATTGATAGACGGAAAAGTTGAACTTTTTTGAATATGTTTGAAACAGAAACAGCCTGTAAGTATTCAGTCCAAGATACTTACAGGCTACTGTGCAGTATTTCTATATGTAGAGAGAAAAGGCATAGAAAAATCACATTATATACTATAGGTTGAAAGGGTGTTCATTTTTGGTTGCTATCAGCGCACGAGAAAAACAGATCATTGCGGAGAGATGTCCGATGGTGCATATCCGTCGGACGGTCAAACAGAAGAGTAACAGGCATCGGTACTACATGGAAGAGAGTAGGGAAGCCATGCGTATTCTGAGGTCGCTCCGCAGGTCGGCATAAGAGGAGGACTGTATGGACAAGCTGACGAAGAGGCCAAACGAAACAGATTTGGCGTATCATAAGCGTCTGATCTATGGGAAGTTGGTCGATGGGACGCTTGCCGACGAGGACTACTCAGAACTGGCGCCATATGTCTATGGTAGAGAATACAGTACGGATGTTGCACGCAGGATGATGTACGGCAGCAAGAGAACGCTTGAGCTGTTAAGCGAGAGCGCCGAGCAGTCTATCACATCCGACGATATCCTGAGCGAGCTGGACGCGAAGAGGATTGAGCTGCAGAAGGACAAGCAGAAGATGCTTGACCAGAGGTCTGCGCTCAACAAACTGATCCGTGAACGCGCACGTCAGGAAGAGATCAATGAAATCCTGATGAGCGCGGTGGAGAGGGGTAATCTTCCATCGCTTGATTACCATGGCCCGAGTGAGGGTGTCACATTGTCATCCGACAACGATATCCTGGTGAGTCTCAATGACATTCACTATGGGGCGAAGGTGAACAACTATTGGAACAAGTACGACTCCGATATCTGTCGCGATATGATGCGCCGGTATCTTGACCGTATCATTGAGATCGGTCGTTTACATAGGAGCGAGAATTGCATCGTGTGGGAGAATGGAGACGCGATCTCCGGCAACATCCACTACTCGATTGCAGTGACCAACAAAGAGAACGTAATACAGCAGGTCATTGGTGTGTCTGAGCTGATTGCAGAGTTCCTTGCTGAACTGAGCAAACACTTTGCCAGTGTGCAGTTTGTGAGTGTGTCAGGCAATCACTCCAGACTTGACGTGAAAGACCGTGCCTTACAGTCTGAGCGCATGGACGATCTGGTGGAATGGTATCTGGCTGCACGCCTGCAGAACTTTGACAACGTCTTGATTGGCGTTGGCGAGAAGGTAGACGCCACCATGTATCTGATTGATGTGCGTGGTAAGACGTACTGTGGTATCCACGGTGATTACGACGGAAGTGCCACGAAGGTGCAGGCGCTTCAGACAATGGCTCGCAGGCCGCTGTACGCGGTTCTGAGCGGGCATCTTCACCACAACATGATGGATGAAGTCCAGGGGATCAAGACGGTCATGGCCGGCAGCTTCCTCGGGATGGATGATTTTTGTGTCAGTAAACGAATATACGGCCGCCCGGAGCAGATGGTATGTATCTGTGACAACAGCGGCATCAGGTGTTCGTACAATATTGATCTCAGCTAAAGCGACCGGGAGGGGTGAACAGCCCCTCCCGCTATTTTTTATATCGCAGGATCGTCTAAAGGTAGGATATTTGGTTCATGCCCAAAAGATTAGAGTTCGACTCTCTATCCTGCAACCACAACTATTTTTGATTGAAAGGGTGAACATATGGTAACAAGGGACGAGTTCATCGAGCGCCTGTCGCAGAAGGGTTACACCAAACGCGACGCTGGCATCGTGATGGACGATTTTATCAGAACATTGGAGGAGGCTCTGGTCGGCGGCGAATCCGTAATGTTCCACGGGTTCGGGACATTTGAAATCCGTGAGCGCGCCGAGCGTGAGAGCTCCAATCCACAGACGAAGGAACGAATTGTAATCCCCTCTTATCGTGCCGCGCACTTCACGCCGGGCAAGAAGCTGAAGCGTGAAATCAAAGAGGGCTTGGTTCGGGATTGAGGTGATACGCAATGCCGAAGCAGAGTAAGATTGCAAGCACAAGGCCAAACGCGGCGGCTCCGGTTAAACAAGGCCCGGATCGGTTTTACTGTACCAGGTGTGAGCGTTCGTTCACAAAGCAGAAGAGTAACTTCCCTGGTTCGCAGAGTCCGCTGTGGAGGAACAACAACGGGTATATACCTGTGTGCCGGCATTGCGTCGATGAAATATATAATCATTATAAGGAGACGCTGGGCGACGAGAAGGCCGCCATCCGGCGTATATGCCTGAAGTTCGATATCTACTGGAGCGAGAAGATCTACAAGATGTTGGTTAAGACTTGCACTACGAACTCTCGCGTCTTGAGCTACATAAGCAAGTCGAACCTGTACCAGTTTGTCGGGAAGACATTTGACGACACACTGGACGAAGAATATGCGGCGGAAGCAGATAAGACCGCTTGGCAGCTCCGGCAAGGCGATGCCGACAGTTATGTGGATGGTCAGGATGATCCATCCATAGAACAGATAGACCAGGAAGTCATTGACTTCTGGGGACCCGGTATGACGCCAACCATGTATATGGAGTTGGAGCAGCGCAAGGTTTATTGGATGAGCCACTTGCCTGCCGGCGTTGAAGTCGGTATCGGGCTTGAGGCTTTGATCCGCCAGATCTGCAGTATGGAGGTTGATATCAACCGAGACCGTGCTGCGGGTAAGTCGGTTGATAAGGCGGTCGGTACACTGAACACTTTGATCGGGAGCGCTATGCTCAAGCCGAGCCAGAAATCTGACAGTTCGGACAGCTCCCTGGAGAAGACTCCGTTCGGAGTGTGGATCAAGAAGTGGGAAGATAAGAGACCGATCCCAGAGCCCGACCCGGATATGAAGGATGTAGATGGTATCGTCAGATACGTTGAGATCTGGATGAAGGGGCATCTGTCAAAGATGCTTGGGCTCAAGAACGCATACTCTGCTCTGTACGATAAAGAGATTGCGAAGAAGCGCGTGGAGCGCCCAGAGTTTGACGACGAGGATGACGAGACCTTCTTCTCTGACGTGTTCGGAGAGGAGGATCAGGATGACGAGAGCTGAGAAAATCATGCAAGGCGCAGCGGTATACTGCGCCTTTTATCGTGCAAATCCAGCGAGGTTTGCCAAAGACTATCTGCATCTTGACCTGAGACTCTTCCAGAAGATCGTCATCACGATGATGATCCTATGCTCGAACGCTGTGTTCATCGGCGCTCGTGGTATTGGTAAGACATTCATCAGCGCGGTGTTCTGTGTTATCCGCTGTATCCTGTGGCCCGGTACCAAGGTGTGTATTGCGTCAGGTACAAGAGGACAAGCCATCAATGTCTTGGAAAAGATTATGTTGGAACTCAAACCAAACTCACCGGAGTTGGCTGCTGAGATCGACATGAAGGAAACCAAGATAAACGGTACGGACGCGAAGATCGTTTTCCTGAACGGGTCATACATCAAGGTCGTCACCGCATCCGACTCCAGCCGTGGTAACCGCGCAAACGTTCTGATCCTTGATGAGTTCCGTCTAATCTCCAAGGATGTTATTGATACGATCCTGCGCAAGTTCCTGACACAGCGGCGTATGCCGAAGTATGAGGAGCTGACCAAGGCGGAACGCCGTGCGGAGTACGACAAAGAAAAGAACATGACCGCGTACCTGAGTTCTGCGTATTACTCCGACCACTGGAGTTATACAAAGTGCCAGGATACGTTCAAGGCCATGCTGGATGAATCGAAGTCTCAGTTTGTGTGCAGCCTTCCATATCAGCTTTCTATCGAGGAAGGCTTGCTGGATGCTGATACTGTTCTGGACGAAATGTCGGAGACAGACTTCTCTGATATCAAGTTCTCCATGGAGTATGAGGCGCTGTTCTACGGCAGCTCTGAGGATGCGTTCTTTGATTTCGCATCTGTCTCCAAGAACCGGCGTATCAAGTACCCTATGTTCCCGGACAGGTCATCCGGGAAACTTATGTCCAACGCGAACATCAGCATACCCCCAAAGAGACCTGGCGAGAAACGTATCCTCTCTGTCGATATCGCTCTGATGAAGAGCAAGAAGAGAAAGAAGAAAAACGACGCCACGGCAATCTTTGTGAATCAGATGCTGCCAACAAAGGCAGGCAGGTATGTGAGTAACATCGTGTACGCCGATGGCAATGAGGGTATGCACACTGCAGACCAGGCATTGCTCGTCCGCAAGTTGTTCGACGAGTATGAATGCGACTATCTGGTTATCGACGCGAACGGCGTAGGCGCCGGCGTTGCTGACCTGCTGCTCCGCGATATACCAGACCCAGTTACTGGAGATATCTACCCGGCTATATCATGCTGCAACAACCAGGACATGGCAGACCGGTGTATATCAAAGGACGCCAAGAAAGTAATCTGGGCAATCAAGGCAACGTCGAAGTTCAACTCCGACATTGCGTATCTTCTGCGCGAGGGATTCAGCAGCGGCCGCGTTCGTCTTCTGGACACAGAGATCAACGGCGAGGCGAGTATGAATGAGCTGCGCGGGTATTCGTCACTCAACCCGTCTGAGCGCACGTTTATGTCTCTGCCGTATGTCCACACCACTCTCCTGATCGACGAGCTGACAAAGCTCCAGCATGAAGAGAAGGACGGGCTCGTCAGAGTATACGAGCGTTCCGGGAAGCGCAAGGATAGATACTCCAGTCTGGCATATAACTACTGGGTCGCCTGCCAAGTCGAGACAAAGATCCGTAAGCGGAGTGTGTCGGCACAGTCAGGGAGCGGCCCTCAGTTTATGTTCCGGGCACCAAAAGTCAAGTAAAGGAGGTGAATGAGTTTGGCAAGAAAAATTGTCGATGCAAGCGAAGACAAGACAGAAGTATATAAGGAACCGTTGTCGTTTGACGCGGACGGTTTGATTCGTATCCCACAAAGGTTCGCGGCGCTCAACCGTTTGATCATGCGGGACTTGAATGGCAGGCTGCGCAGTCCTACCTTCTATAAATACACGAAGGATCAGATTTCACAGTACCTGTCTAACCCATATCGCTACCAGAAGAATCTGCGTAACGCAGCGATCTATCTGTATGCGGCGAGTTCCCATTTCCGCCGTTTGATCCAGTATTTTGTTGCCCTGTCCGATTTGGCATATGTCGTGTCTCCGTATCGGATCGATACGAGTACGGCGAAGCAATCCATGCTGAGGAAACAGTACAAGCGTACTCTCAACATGCTTTCGGCTATGGACATCAAGAACCAGTTCCCGAAGATCCTCACGGTATGCTTGCGCGAGGATGTCTTCTTCGGAACAATGTGGGTCACCAACGACAACATCACGATCCAGCAGCTCCCGTCTGACTTCTGCGAAATCGCAGTCGTTGAGGGGAACGTGCCAAATGTGTCATTCAACTTCTCGTATTTTGACACGAACCATCAGTATCTTGAGATGTATCCGAAGGAGTTCCAGGATAAGTACGAGCTGTATAAGAGTGACATGACGAAGATGAAGTGGCAGGAACTTGACGCACCTAACTCATTTGCCGTGAAGTGTAACAACGATATCCTCGACTACGCGATCCCTCCGTTCGTAGGTATCTTCCGTGAGATCTACGACCTGGAGGATTACCGAAGCCTGAAGATGACCAAGACAGAACTGGAGAACTATGCGCTCCTGGTCATGAAACTTGGTATCAATAAAGAAGGCGAGTGGGAGATGGACTTCGACAAGGCGCGAGATTTCTACTCCAACCTTGCTGACGTACTCCCGGAGGAAGTCGGTGCAGTTCTGTCACCAATGCCGATTGATAAGATTGGCTTTGAGAAATCGAACACCAGAGACACAGACACAATCGCTGAGGCGGAACAGAATCTGTTTACTGCTGCCGGTGTATCTACTCTCCTGTTCAATAATGACAAGGCTTCCAGTAATGCCCTGCTGCTTTCCATCAAGGCAGACCAGGCGCTTACATATGGCATCGTCAAGAGCATTGAGGAAGTGGTCAACCGTTTCATTCACAGCTACCCGTACGGGAAAAACTTCAGAGTGACTTTCCTGGATTGTTCTCCATATAACCGCAAAGAAATGGGAGAGCAGTATTTGAAAGCGGCGCAGTATGGGTTCCCGACTCTGTCATACTTCTGCGCATCGCAGGGGTTGTCGCAGGCAGACATGGACGGCATGGACTTCCTGGAGAACGAGATTCTCAAGTTGAAGGATCGGTTCAGGCCATTGCTGAGTTCTGCCACCGTCAGCTCCGCAGACGGCGCCGGCAGGCCAACAAAGGATGACGGCGACCTATCGGATTCTGGTGAGTCATCCAGAGAGCATGACGACGGGGACGACAGCCAGCTTGAATGAAAGGAAGGTACGGAATGAACTTTATATATGTAATGAGTGTGAAGGACAAGAACAAGATGGTGTCCCTTGGGTATGACCTGATCAGGGAGGACACCAGGAACAGCATGTGGGTATTCAAGAATAAGGACACAACCACATTTGCCTGCGAGGATGAGATATCCGGCGCGGGCATTAAATTTGTGCTTTCCAACACGCTCACATTCTGAAGCAGCAAAGAGCTGCGTTGGGAGGTAGATGCACATGGACAAACAAATCCGGCTGCAGTTTACCGCCTCAATCGAAGACATCTGCGACATCAATGAATCATTTGCCGCCGCGAAGATCCGTGCTTTCTATGTAGGCGGGAACAGGAATGGTTCGTTCATCAGTAAGCAGAGTGCAGAAGATGCGATCCCGACTATGTTCAACTGCCCTATCGTATGCAACTACGATGTTGAGTCCGACACGATTGGCGGACATGACATCGACATTGTTGCAATGGATGACGGAGAACTTAAGCTGGTCAATCTCACTGACGCGGTCGGTGTTATCCCATCTGACGCAATGTATAGGTTCGAAACGATTGAGGAAGAAGACGGATCAACGCACGAGTATTTCGTGGTTGACGCAATCTTGTGGAAGCGGTCTCCTGCGTATGACAAGATCAAGCGGGACGGCATTGTGTCTCAGTCTATGGAGATTACTGTGCTGAATGGTCACATGCAGGGCGACCTGTATGTTATCGAGAAGTTCATCTTCACCGCGTTCTGTCTTCTTGGCGATGGTATCGAACCATGCTTTGAATCTGCGTCGTTGCAGCTTTTCGATAAGGGGAACTGCAGAGAACAGTTTGCTCTGCTTATGAAAGAACTCAAGCAGAGCTTCTCAAAGGTCAATCCATCTTTACAGGATGACAATGATACAACTACTAATTTTGCAACGGAAGGAGGAGAAAAGGAGTTGGACGAGAAAAGTAAACTTGCCGTCGAGTACGGATTCGATATCAACAGTCTGGACTTTTCTGTGGAGGATCTGACTCTCGATGAGCTGCGGGCAAAGTTCGAGGAGATGAAGGCTGCTGATTCAGCGGTCACACCCGCAGATGGTGATCCCGAAAAGGACTTCGCGCTGGAGGGTCAGTTCCGAGGGGAACTCGTTGAGTCTCTGGAATCTGAGAAGATCGAAACCCCGTGGGGTATGGATTGTCACTACTGGTTCTGGGACTATGACCGCGAGGCGTCCGAGGTATATGCTACGGATCTTACAGACTGGAATCTGTATGGGTTCCCGTACTCCACGGACGGCGACCGGGTCGTTGTGGACTTCAAGTGCAAGAAGCGCATGAAGCTCGCCGTGGTTCCATTCGATGAGGGCAGCGCCGCCGCGCAGATGAGCGAGATGTTCACTGCTGTGATGGAGAAGTTCACTGCTGCGAAGGAGGCAGAGATCCAAGCCAAGTTCGACGCAGAGAAGGCGGCTATCGAAGCAAAGTATCAGACAGCGGAGACCACCATCAATCAGATGAATACGGAACTTTCCGAACTGCGCCAGTTCAAGCAGGACAAGCTCAAGGATGAGCGTGCTGCTGACGAGGACGCAGTTTTTGCTATGTTCCCGGATCTGAGCGGGGTCGAGACGTTTGAGAATCTCCGCAAGAGCTGCGCCGAGATGTCCATCGACGAAATCGAGGACAAGTGCTTTGCGATCCGTGGCCGCAACACATCTGTGCAGAATTTCTCTGCTCAGAAGCCAAAGGCGCCCAGGCTGCCTGTGGAAAAGAGCGGGGCGGCTGACGAGCCCTATGGCGGACTTTTCGTAGAATTTCCGCCAAACAAATAAGAAAAGATTGAAATAAGGAGGAAAATATCATGGCTTATACAGTTTTTCGTTCTGATCTGCTGTCTGGCACTGACGTCGCGGCTGACCTTGTCTCCGCCCGCGTGTACGACAGCGGCGAAAAGATTGCCGTGGAGAACGGCACCATCATCGAGCTCGAAGGTCTGGAGCCCGGCGAGCGCGAGGTTCACAAGGCCAAGCTGGCTACCGCTTCCAGCGAGCTGTCCAAGTGTGTCGTGGTCGGCACCCCCGAGGTGTTCTATGACGAGCGCCTGAAGAATCTCGACCAGTACATCAATGAGCCCAACAAGATCGTGCGCGGCTATATCCTGCGCAGCCGGAACATGTTCTCTGTGACGAAGGAAGGCTTTGTCGGCGGCACCGTTCCTGCTGTCGGCGACGAGGTCGGTATCGGCGCCAAGGGCAAGCTGGACGCTGCCGGCACTGGCTTCGGCGAGTGCATGGCTATTGAGCTGGCTGGCCGCTATACATACTACGTGATCCGTATCGCAAATACGGAAGTCTAATAAAGGAGGGTGAGATACAATGGCTGATATGAATGAGATTGTCAGACTTGCTGTTGACGCATATCACGGCGTTACCACCAAGTATTCAGTGAACGAGTCCATGGACACTCTGCGCCAGGCTCTGGTCGCTGCCAACAACGGTTCCACCGTTATGAACTACAAAGACATCCGCGACGGCAAGTGCGTCGGTCTGTTCGCTCTGATCGAAGAGATCCTGTCCCGCACCGTCGTCGAGGGCTTCCAGGGCGACGAGTATTTCAACGCTCTGGTCGATTTCCGCAACGTCGCTCTGGGCGACAAGAACATCTTCGAGGTTGCTGACCGTGACCTGTTCGTGGTGGCCGACGCCGCCGATGGTACTCAGGGCATCCGGCGTCAGCGGCTCGGTGGTGTGACACAGACCTCCATCCCCACCTCCTTCAAGGTCGTGAAGATCTACGAGGAGATGAACCGCGTGCTGTCCGGTCAGGTGGACTTCAACTACTTCATCAACAAGGTGGCTGAGTCCTTCCGCCGGAAGCTGCTGGATGACATCTACGGCCTGTGGAGTACCGCTACCGCTGCCGACTTCGGCGGCACCACCTACTTCCCCGCCGCTGGTACATACAGCGAGGACGCACTGCTCGACCTGATCAACCATGTCGAGGCTGCCGCCAACGGCGCTACTGCCACGATCATCGGCACCAAGAAGGCTGTCCGTAATCTGGCTCCTTCCATCCAGGGCACTGACTCCAAGAGTGACCTGTATAACATGGGCTACTACGGCAACTTCTACGGCACCAGTGTCGTGGTGACCCCTCAGCGTCACAAGGTCGGCTCCACCGACTTCATCTTCCCCGACAATGTCCTGACCGTCATTGCCGGCGACGACAAGCCCATCAAGTGTGTGTACGAAGGCCAGTCCACCGTCATCCTCGGCGACCTGACCAAGAACAGCGATCTGACCCAGGACTACTTCTACGGCGAGAAGTATGGTATGGGCATCGTGCTGGCCGGCGGCAATGCCGGTATCGGCCGTTACGAGATGGCCTAATCAAACACTACGCCAAGTGGCGGCCCTGTATCGCGCAGGGCTGCCACTTACTTTGAATGAAAGGAATGTGAATTATGCCTACTACAACTACCGGCAGTAAGGTGAAGAAGACTACTGCCCCCAGGAAAACTACAGCGCGTGCGAAGAAGGATGCGACTGTACCCGTGGTTGCAGAAGCGACTGCAAATGTGGAAGCCACTGAGACTTCCAAGCCAACCTTCAAGGTCAAGAAGGATCTCAGCCCCACTATGATCGTGACTGTCAAGAACGGGTTCAACGGCACCCTGGTGTATAAGAGCAAGCGCACAGGGGAGCTGTTCATTTGGGACGCTTTCGGCAGCGAGCAGGAGATGGAGCTTCAGGATCTGAAGGCCGCGAAGAACAGCTACAAGGCGTTCTTCATCAACAACTGGTTCCTGTTCGACGATCCTGAGATCGTGGAGTGGCTTGGTATGGAGCAATACTACAAGCACGCTTTGAATACAGAGTCGTTCAATGAACTGTTTGTCAGCGACCCAGAACAGATCGAGGAAACAATCGGCAAGCTGTCAGCCGGACAGAAGAAGTCGGTTGCTTTCCGCGCCAAGCAGCTCATCAAGGACGGCAAGATCGACTCCATCAAGGTGATCAACGCTCTGGAGAAGAGCCTTTCCATCGAGTTGATCGAGCGGTAAGGGGGTGTCGTATGAGCATCTCTTATGATGTGTTCACCGGCGCTTTCCTTGGGAAGGTGACCGAATACGACTTCCTGCGTCTGGACGACCATGATCGAAACGCAACTGTGGACGGCTACATGAAGCGCGCTTGCGCAGAGTTCAACAAGATATGTAAGTACGATCTGCTTGACCGGGATGACGTAGTCCGAGAGTTTGCCACCGACATCCCGGAGGAAGATCTGGACGAGATCGTAGATATCGTATCAGAGGGGATGCTCGTACAGTGGATGAAGCCGTATTTCTACAGAGCAGACAACCTTGAGAACATTCTGAACACAGCGGATTTCTCTGCCTATTCTCCTGCAGAGTTGCTGTACCGTATCACCAATGCCTACAATGAAGCGAAGAGGGACTTCAGAAATATGATAAAGGAATACTCCTACGCCCACGGAGATCTGGTGCATCTGGCGCTATGAAAACAGTGAACGGATACAACCTCTCATCCGAGATGGTATCAAACTATCTGGGCGGACTCGTAAATCAGTTCTTCAAAATCCTCCCCATCAAGGAGAGTGGGGAGCCCTCTCTGAACGAGTTTATGAGGAGTCTCCAGGTTGAGCTGCTTGGGCATAAGAGTCTGATGCGATACCTGGAAAACGACTCGATGTATATGACGCTTTTGTCTATCCTTGAGTATCTTATCAACAACGATTGTGAGACGCACGTCGTGAAGCGTGAGGTATTCAAGGCAATCTCAATCTGTAAGAAGCTGCGTAAAAAGTATTGTGACAAGGGGGCGTGATCCTATGAGTGTATGGAGCACTTACGAGGCACGGTTCGCACCGGATGATCCGACTATGGACCCGAGGCGAAATTCTGTACAGGATCATATCCGGAGCAGGATGCGGCGCAAGATCACCGTGTCCCTGTCATACAAGCGCGTACAGTGCGAGGGGCGTGATATACAGCTTGCCATCGTTGATACGGCAAACGACCTGAGCGCCAAAAAGATATTCTCTATGCCGGAAGAGGAACTCCCGCACGGCTCTATCATCGAGTGGGGTGACTCCCGCTGGTTGGTCACAGAGGCCGACTTTGGGAATGATCTCTGCCAGGAAGGTAAGATGCGCCGGTGTAATTATTACCTGAAGTGGATCAACTCCAAGGGTGATATCATCGGGCGCTGGTGTGTCGTGGAGGACGGCACCAAGTATCTGATTGGTGAACGGCAAGAGGATATGCTGGCGGTTGGTGACGCCAGAATGGCAGTCACGCTCGGCAGGGACTCAGAGACAACTCAGATCAATCGTGGAAGGAGATTCCTGATTGACGATATGGACTCACAAGAAGTTCTTGCGTATGAGGTGACCAAGCCAAACAAAATGTTTAACGTCTTCAACGGCAAGGGTGTGATCCGCTTTATCATGGGCGAGTCTGAGCTGACAGATCTCGACAACCCGGAAGCGCGGATTGCAGACTACTATGGTTGGAAACCGGAGGAAGCAAAGCCCGTACCTGACACAAAGAAAGATGTTCCTTTCGAGGAAATGATTTCACAAGCTGAGCAGGAGGCAAAGGATAAGCCTGAGCAGATAGAGAAAAGTGGGGTGTGGCTGTAATGCTTCTGAACGAATTTTTTGACTATAAGAACAAACTGATGGAGACGCTTTGCCGCAACGAGAATATTGTGCGGCTTGTCACGGACAGCAAAGATGCACCTGTCCCGAACTACACGCTTGCGTATAACCGTATCTTCCCGTTTGAATTTGTCCCGGATACCGTGGACGACGGCGATACCTTTATATGCTTTGATGTGGATATCGCTCGGGTGTCAGACAAGGTGTACTATAAGCCCGTGCTATACGTGTGGGTGTTTACTCATAAGAGCAAGATACGTTTGGAGGAAGGTGGTATCCGAACGGATCAGCTTGCCGTTGAGATTAACAAGGAGCTGAGCGGCAGCAGGTACTTTGGACTTGGCGAATTAGAGCTGTACTCGGTTGGGCGGTTCGCTCCCATTACAGACTTCCAAGGACGTGTTATGGCTTATGCCGCCACGGACTTCAACAGGCCAGGTATCTCCAAGAAGCCGCCAGCGAACCGTAAGCATCCATGAGCCTCGGCTATTTATATGCGCGCTCTTGTCCAATCAATGACCATATCTCGATCATGGTTCCGACTGTTGGTCAGATATGGGACAGAGAGGCGGAATACTACGGACTGATTACATCCATTATCGCAACGCCATCAGACTTTATGGTACAGCTCGATGACATAGGGATCGACTTTTCGACGATCTCTCCGTTCGAGCTTTTTTTGCTGCTCTTCAACGGGTTGAAAGGCACTGATACCAGCATAGTGTTTGGTGACCTCGACCTGTCTAAGTTCAAGACGGCAATCAACGAGCAGAACGGCAAGGTCGTTCTTGTTGACACAGAGAACGATGTCGTGATCGATAGAGCGATACATGACCAGATACGTCGTACCATCCGCAAAATCAACCACCTTGAGAATATGGACAAGAAGCCGGGCAACGAAGAAGCCAAGAAATACATGATCGAGCGTGCCCGCATGAAGCAGAGAAGGTCTGCACACAGGAAGCACAAGTCGCAGTTGGAGGATTTGATCATCGCTATGGTGAACACGGAACAGTACAAGTATGGGTACGAGGAAACTCGTGACCTAACTATCTACCAGTTCCACGCAAGTGTCTACCAGATTATCAAAAAGATCAACTACGACAATACGATGATCGGATGCTATGCTGGCACGATCAACGCGAAAGAACTGAGCCAGGACCAACTGAACTGGCTGACATCAAAATAGGAGGAAGATAACTATGGTTAATGTGAATGACATCACCGTTACCAGTATCGAAACGATCACCGCGTTTGATATTGGCTCAGGCGCATTCAAGTGGGTCCTGGACGAGCTGCAGAATGCGAAAATCGCCAACACCCAGGAGACCACCGACATCACCGGTAAGCAGGGGCGCCTGCTGAATACCCTGAAGAAGAACAAGGCCGTGACCGTGAGCGGCAGCAACGGTCTGATCTCCGGCGGTCTGCTTGAGACTCAGGTTGGTAACGCCTTTGAGAACAAGCTGACCAACATCATGTACCCGGACTATCTGACCGTCACTGGCAATGAAGCGACTACGTCCTTCAAGGCCGTTGGCACCGCAGGCAATGAGATCGAGACTATCTATATCCGCAACGCCGACGGCACTCTGGGCAAGGCTCTGACTCAGGACACCACCGCATCCGCTGGCAAGTTTGCGTATGACCCCACCACCCGCAAGATCACCTTCTACGCCGGCGATCCTGCCGCGTCTCCCGCTGTCCCTGCCGACCTGCCTGACGGGACTGAGATCGCTGTGTACTACTTCCGCAAGATCCAGGCCAACGTGCTGGAGAATATGTCTGACCACTATTCCGAGAAGGTGTCCCTGTATATCGATGCCTTCGCTGAGGACAAGTGCGCCAACATCTACCGCGTGCAGTTCTATATCCCCAAGGCCGACTTCAACGGCAACTTCGACCTGGAGTTCGGCGAGAACCAGAGCGCCCATGCGTTCGAGGCCCGCTCCCTGGCGGGCAATGCGTGCAACGGCACCGGTGGCGGCGCCGCTACCCTGTGGACTTATACCATCTTCGGCGAGAATACCGAGGACGCAGAATAATCTGAGAGGTGGTCGCAATGCCGAAACAGACGAAAGAGTGCCGCGTTTGCGGCAAGACGTATGAGTCCTGTCGAAGCATCAAGACCGGCAGCAGCGCATTCAACTGGAGAGAGATGTGCTGTTCTCCTGAGTGCGGTCAGATTTACTTCCAGCGCGTCCAGGAGGCCCGTAATCCGCTTCCTAAGACGAAGGCCAAGAAAGTACATACCCCGCGCAAAGGTGCCGTTGTGGAGGCTCCTACGGCCTCTGAAGATGGTTCGGCAGAACAGCCCGCTGAGGTAGCGGACGAAACATAATTCAAAGGGGGAGGAGGAGAAACTTTATTCTCCCCTCCCCGTTTTTGTGTGGTGAAAACATGAATATCCTCGCAATCGACCAGGCGCGTAACGGTGCTTGGTCTGTTTACAATTACGAAAAAGGTGAGCTGATCGGCTATGGTACTTACGAGTTCCCGCTTGAGAAGTATACCTATGCCAAGGCTATCATGCACATAAAAGAGTTAATCTATGCTGTCATGAAAGCGTACGACGTTGAGGCTGTCTTCGTGGAGGATATCCAGATGCGCGCATCGGTATCTTCGTTCAAGAAGCTGGCTCAACTGCAGGGCGTCCTCGTGAACCTCTTTGAGGAGAACGAATACTTGTATGGCTATATCGCCCCGTCTCAATGGCAGAACTTTTGTAAGGCGCGTGGGCGCAACACAAAAGAGAAGAATGCCCGCATTATTGAGCTGGAACATTCCGGGAAGAAGCAATCAAAGATTCTGTCCATCCAGTTTGTCAAGGATCAATTCGGAATCGATACGGACAATGATGATTTGGCTGATGCAATCTGTCAGGGGTACTATATCGTGAACGCGGTAGAGATTCTGAAAACAGATAAATCTGTTAAGAAACGCGGCGAAAAGAAGTAAAGGAGAATTAAAATGAGCAAGAAATCCAACAAAATCTCTGTCAATAAGCTGGAGTCCACAATGCAGAACAATGTGGTGTCCATCCCGATGGCAGGCTATGAGGATATTGAGATTGTGGTGCGGCGTGTGCTTCCTCTGCGCGATGTGATGCAGTTCGTGGAAGACGTGGTGTCGTCATGCGTTGACCGGGACACCGGCAGCTACATCCCCGAGGTTCAGGCGTTTGCAACACGCGCCTGCGTCCTGACGCAGTATGCGAACTTCACATTGCCGAAGGACAGCGAGAAGCAGTATGACCTCGTGTATAACACCAGCGCGTTCCATCAGGTGATGGATGTCATTGACCGCGCACAGTACGACGAGATCCTGTACTCCATCAACGAGCGCATCAAGCATGAGGTGGCGATGATGGAGAGTTCTATGGCGGCTCAGATCGCTGATATCACTGCGAAGCTCGATCACTTCGTGGAGACCAGTGAGGCCATGTTCGGTTCCGTGAGTGACAAGGACATGTCTGCTCTTATCCATGGTCTTGCGAACGGCGGGCGGTTGGATGAGAAGAAAATCGTAGACGCCGTGATGGATGCGCGCCGGCAGGAAAATGCTGCAGAGCATGAAGACCCTGTGGTCTCATCCGACGGAGAAGTGATTACGCTCCGCAAAAAGAAAGGCTGATTACTATGCCAGACTATGATAACTGGGAGGAACTTTGCGAAGCTGCGCAGGGTAGATGTAAAGATATCCTGAACAGAGATGTCGCGCCTGTTGCCATCCAAATCGTGAAGAAGCATATCCAGAAGGACATCTATGATGCGTATACGCCAATCACTGGCGGATGGGTAAACGGGACAACATACAGCCGGCGCCATGTGCTGGAAGGTTCTGTGTATCACACCTTCATTCACGACGATGAAATCATGGTGACAAGCAACGCGACGGCATCCAAGTCTGTGGTGAAGGGATATAGCTTCCATAATCGCAGGCCAGGTTCCTTCCTCCAATTATTGGAGTCTGGTCATATGGGTATTTGGAGGCACGGGTTCCCGCGCCCAGCGATCGGGAACGCACAAAGTGAGATCGACCGAAGCTCGGCTATCCGCTCAGCTATACAGGCTGGTCTCGACAGATACTTTTAATTCTGACGGACTGGGTTTATCCCGGTCCGTTTTTCAAGGGACGGTGAAAAAATGGCAGGTTATGGGTTTGGTGCAAAGGTAAAACTTACTGTTGACAGGTCGAGGAAGGCCGAGTTCAACAAGCAGATCAGTGACATGGTCGGTCAGATCAAAGTCAGCAATAAGTTTACGGTTCTGCAAAAGGACATGGACCGTGTGCGCAGAGAAGCGCAAGCCATGCTGAACAGCAATCCGCTGACTTTGAAGGTGAACAAGATTGACTGTTCTGCCGCCGTGAATGATGTAAAGAGACAGCTCCAGACAATGCTCAGCGCTCTGAGTGTATCAAATGGAGTGAACATCACAGGGCTCAAAGACTTCATCGGGACTGACGGTATGGACGCCGCTATGCGTAATACTGCGGACGCCGCAAATGCTGCTGTCGCGAAGATGAACGAAGCGCAGGCCGCTACGGCGAGACTGTCCGGTCAGATGGAAGTCCTGAACACTATTGCGAAGAGTGTAGCATCTACATACAAACGCGGCACTACCGGCAATGGGATGATTGCAGATGAAGCAGAAGTCCAGAGGATTACTGCCGCGTATAACACATGGATACAGAAAGTCAGAGAAGCTCAGGCTACTCGTTCTGGTGATATCGAGGCTCTCCAGCAGGAGGGTCTTGCCATTCAGAGGAATATCACTGCACTCCAGAATAAGCAGACCGAGGAGCGCCGCGCGCAAGCCGCCGCAGAGAAAGCAGCCAGGGCCGCAGAGTCCGCTGCTGAAAGAGCGGCAGCCGCGAATGAGAGTGAAGTCGCCTCCTTGAAACAGGTGTCCTCACTGCAGGAGCGCATGGCGAGATTCCTGAGATCCAACAGCCGTGTCTCTGTCTCCGATTTTGGTACACAGATACGCACCATGCTCATGGAACTGAACTCTGGTTCTACGATTACAACAGAGCGGTTGCGTGAGATGGAGGGCGCCTTTGTCAATATCAGGTCGCAGGCGCTGCAGACCGGTGTTGTTGGGCGCACAGTCTTTGATTCTCTGCGCAGGGCGTATGAGAAGTTTGGCGGGTGGATGCTGATCACCCGGAGCCTGACTGCTGCAATCCACACTATCAAGAATATGATCTCAAGCGTCAGGGAGATCGACGGCGCGTTAACGCAGCTCAAGATCGTCACTGGCGCTACAGACGAACAGCTTACCGCATTCCTCCAGAATGCTACCGTGTTGGCGAAGGATCTCGGTCAAAGCATTAAGGATGTGCTTGGCTCCATCGAGACATTCAGCCGACTGGGCTACAATTTGGTTGACGCATCTGAGCTCGCGGAGTATGCGACAATTCTTTCCAACGTCGCTGCGGTGGACACAGAAGCTGCAACGACTGGTCTGACCTCAATCATCAAAGGCTACAACATGAATGTGGCTGAGGCAGAGCATGTGGCTGATGTTTTGGTGCAGGTCGGTCAGAAATACGCGGTTTCCGCCAGTGAAATGATGGAGGCTTATGAGAAGTCCGGTGCCGCCCTGAATGCGGCGAACACCAGCTTCGAGAAGTCAGCCGGTCTGATTGCCGCTGCGAATGCTTCTGTCCAGAACGCATCCACAGTTGGTACAGCTTTGAAGACGGTCTCCGCCCGTATCCGTGGAGCGAAGTCAGATCTTGAAGCTCTTGGAGAAGAGACCCATGATCTTGCGCAAGGGTTCTCCAAGTATGCGGAAGAGATCAAGGCGCTGACCGGATTTGATATTATGGTGGAAGGAACCACCGACACCTATAAAGATATTTACGATATCTTTGAGGGAATCGCAAAGGTATGGGACAAGCTGTCTGATACGCAGCAGGCCCGTGTGTCAGAGATCCTTGGTGGTACGAGACAACTCCAGGTTATCTCGTCCATCCTTGGTAACTGGAAAGATGCTGCCGGCGCCTACTCAGATGCAATGACATCTGCCGGTACAGCTACACAGGCCAACGCGACGTACATGGAATCTATCAACGGTAAGATCGGTACGTTCAATGCGACATTCCAGGAACTCAGCACCAATATATTCAGCTCTGGTCTGGTAGAGTTCTTCGTCGAACTCGGTACGGCGATTCTGTCTGCGCTCAATGCGCTTGCGAAGATCAACCTCTTGCTGCCGGCAATCATATCCATGGTGGTTGCTATCAATGGTATCAGAGCTGGTCTCGCTGCAATGCGCAGCGCAACTGCTGCTGCGGAAACTGCATCTACGATCAATACGATTGTGGCAAAGCTCGTGGCGGAAAAGACCGCGACGGATGCTCTGGCGGTTTCCATTGCAAATCTTACAATCGCCGAGAAGGCAGAGTTAGCCACAAAGATCCAAGCTGCTGTTGTAAGCGGGTCGCTGACTGCTGCACAGGGAGAACAGATCCTCACAACGCTTGGGCTTGCCGGGGCAGAGGGTACTCTCACTGGCGCCAACGTGACGCTCGCTGCGAGCTTCAAGGCTCTTATGGCATCCATCCCCGTGTGGGGCTGGATCGCGCTTGGTATCACTGCTGTTATCACGGCTGTCACCGCTCTTGCTAACGGTTATAAGAGCAGCGAAGAACGGCTCGCAGAACTGAACGAGGAGCACAATGAACTGATCCGTAGTGTCAGGACAGCCGAGAGCGAGTTCAGGAGTCTGCGTGATTCCGCGGACGATGTGATCCCAAGGTTCGCTGAGCTTGCCAAGGGTGTGAACCAGTTTGGTGAGAACGTAAGTCTGACAGACGAGGAGTACCAAGAGTTCCTGTCTCTCAACAACCGTATCGCGGAGATGTTCCCTGAACTTAACCTCGGTATGGACAGCAACGGGAATGCAATGCTCGCTCTGTCTTATTCCGCAGATACTCTTACTGAGTCTCTGTATGCGCTCGTAGAGGCTCAGCGTCAGGCCGCTGCTGCAGAAATTGCCGAGAAGATTCCAGAAGAACTCGAAAATATTAAAGCGGCTGAGAAAGAATACGAGAAGCAGATCCGGCGCGCAAAGGATGTCAAGGACGTGTGGGAGGATGTCTATGATGATATCGTTAATCAAGAACTCCCAACCAACATCGGAAGATACTCGACGCTTGAGGCCGGACAGCAAGCAGCCCTCGATTTCATTGAGAAGGCACAGCGCCTTGGTATGCATGGCGATGTTATGGTGGACAACCAGAACACCACCAACAACGGTTATGTATTCACGGTTGAATGGAACTACGATGCTATCAGCCTGCAGAACGCCAAGGCCGCGCTTGACTCCATCATCGCTGGTCAGGATAGCGTAATCAACAATTACGAGAATCTGATCAATGCGAGATGGGAAGGTCTCAATAATATCGTTAGCTACTGGGCTGAAACGAACTTCCTGTATAACGATCTGAATGGTCAGATGCGGAATATCGCAAAGACCATGATCAGCGGGATAGACTTTGCATCGCTTGGTCTGGATACGGAAGAGAAGGTACATAACTATGTTGAGGACTACATCCTTCGTCCTCTGTTCCTCGCTTCCCCAGAAGTTAAAACGGCCTTTGAGAATCTTTTCGATCTCCAGGGTTCTCTGAAAAATGGGGATATCACACCAGAAGATTTCCAGGAACAAGTCAAGCAGATGTTCGATGGACTCTATGAGTCTGTCGATGCAGATAAGCAAGATGATTTTGTCAAAGCATTCGTTGCTGGATTCAATGCAATGGGCATTGCCGGCGATGACTTCAACTCTGTCGTAGAGGGTATCGCAGACAACTGGGGTACTGTGACCGGTGCAATGTCAGGCGGCAATGCACTCAGCAATGTTTCTGATCTTGCTGAGGGGATATCAGAGCTGCAGAAAGCATACAGCCTGCTGGAAACTGCGCAGAAGGAGATGCTGAATGGAGGCTTGTCCGCTGATACGATTGCAAGCCTTGCTGATGCAACAGACGATTACCTTGACTACCTCTACGAAGAGAATGGCGTTGTAAAGCTCAACACTGAAGCGTGGAAAGAAAATGCCAATGCAAAGATGCAGAGCTCTATGGCGGACATCCAGAATGAAATCGATCTTCTGAATGAACGGAACGCGGCCCTCGCAGAGACATTAGAAGTCTATCAAACGAACAAGCACGCAAGTGCCGGCGATAGCTCAATGACTGCTGTGTGGGATGATAAGATCCGTGAAGTCAATGAGGAGATCGAAGCGAACACAATCGCTATCGGTGCAAACCAAGCCAAGCTCGCGCTTTACAGCGCTCTGTACGGCAATATCACCGGTGACCTGGATGCCTATACGGCAGCTCTGAGGAATTTCTCCAATATCGCTTCGACGATAGATTCCGTAAGCAACTCCTTCCAGACGCTTGCAGATTTGCAGGCTGAGGTGGCGGACGGGTTCACCCTGTCCCTGGATAAGGCGCTGGAGTTTGCGAAGGTATATCCTGAGATTCTCAACAATGCACAGGTATCTGCAGATGGGCAGATCATTCTCAACCAAGATGTTGTGAACTCTTTCCTTCAGGGGAAGAAGGCGGAGCTTGACGCTCAGATTGACGCCCAGATTGCAGAGCTTGAAGCAGACAAGTTGGTACTGCAAGCCAAGATGGAGGCCGCTCAGGCTCAGCTCGAACTGGCTAAGAATGTTGGTGAGGGCGAAGGCCAGGTAGCCAAAGAGGTTGCAGAATATCGTATCAGGGCGTCCAACGAGATGGTGCAGGCGCTTATCGATAACGGTATCGATGAGGCTGAAGCATTCAAGCTGGCAGCTCAGGCTATGTCGCTCAACGCGGAGGAGTTCGACCGCGTTGCGAAAGAAGTATGCACCGATGTTGACGGTAACTTTAATAACGCCGCTTATAATGCCGCGATGGGTATCTATGAGAACATGGAGCGTGCGAAGACAGATATCAACTCTGTCACGAAGCAAGCTCATGAGGCCGCGAAGGCTGTTAGCGGTATCGGGAAAGGTGTAGTCTCCGGCGTAGTCGGTAAGATGCTTGGCTCTGGCGGTGGCAAAAATCGCAAAGGCATTGAAACGAATGTCACAAGCGGCGAGTTCAATGGGTTTGATTACGACTTTGATTTCAAAGGCGCTTCGCTGGATGATTTCATCACACAGGTTGAGCTCGATATATCAACGTACGAAAAAGCAATATCTCAGATCGATGGGCAGATTGCGGCGCTTAAGGCGTTGAAAGATTTGCCGCTTAAAACTTTTGAAAGCACTGGTAAGAATACATCTGGAAGTTCCCCTGATGCTTCTGAGGTTGAAGAGTATATTGCATCCATCGACGAATATCGCGAGGCCATTGAACGGCTCCGCAAAGCCCAAGAGAATGTGTCGAACCTTGAGACGCAGATCGAAGACGCCGGCAGTTACGAGAAGAAGATCGAACTGCAGAAGCAGTTGATCGAGGCGTATAAGGAGGAACAGGCCGCTCTCCATAATCTTAACAACCAGCGGGATGGTACGATTGCGTCAAGCATCGACTATCTCCGTGAGTTAGGGTTCGCCGTTGAATATAACGCTGACACGAACGAGCTGTGGATCAGTAACCTGGAACACCTCAATGAACTGCAGGCTGATTCCAAAGGGAAGTACAAGTCGATGCAGGAAGCCACAAACGCTCTGCGAAAAGAAACAGAGAGTTTGATCAACAGCATCGAGGATCTGAACGAGGCAAATCGTGAAGGTTCTACTACATGGCTTGAGGTGCGTGACAGAATCTACGAGACCATGATAGCTATGCACGAGAACGCTATCAAGACCAATGAGAACTCTATCACGCTGACAGAGAACCGGATGGACAAGGCTATGGACGATGGCTTTATCCAAGGTGTTTCTGGATATTCCAACGATATCGTTTCCTTCTATCGGCAGATGCAGGAAGCCGTCCATAGTGAAGCGGAAATATACCGCGCGTGGGGGTACGCCGAAAACAGCGATGAGATTACCAAGCTCAGTGAGCTGTGGTGGCAGTATGAGAAGGACATCAATGATGTTCGCGATAGGGTCGTTGATAACCTGTTGGATATGGCGAAGGCATCGTCCGACCTCGTGGACAAGATGCAGGACGTTGATAAGACCTTGCACGATGCTGCTGAAGAGTATGCAGCAAATGGTGGTTTTATATCCGTTGATTCGCTGCAGGCTATCTATGACCTCGGCCCACAGTACCTCCAGTACCTTGAGGACGAGAACGGGCTGCTGGTCATCAACGAGGATCGCATCAATGCGGTAATCGCTGCGAAGACAGAACAGCTTGCTCTTGATACCGCCATGTCGTATGTCGAGAGGCTGAGGCTTGCCGCTCTCGGAGAATCCAACGAGAATCTTGACATGCTGTGCTTCGCAACAACAAACGCCACCAACGCAACGTGGGGTCTTGTGTATGCACAGCTTGAGCAGATGCGGCTTGCCGGAGAGTTGAGCGACTCGCAGTACAATGCGGCTCTGCACAACATCCAGGCAATCCAGTCGCTGGCGAAAAATGCCATAGCCGGCATCGGACGCACAGCGGACTCGGCGAAGTCCTCATTGGAGAGTCTGAAGAAAGAGCTTGAGCAGATGCAGGATGGTGTCGATGGCATCATCAAGTATGTCATGGATATGCTGAAGCACCGCATCCAGCAGCAGATCGACGCGCTGAATGAGATGAAGAAGGCATACGCCGACATCATCAGTCTGCGGAAAGAAGCGCTCGATGCCGCCAAGGAAGAGGCGGACTATGAGGACAAGGTTGCTGAACAGATCCAGAAGATTGCGAAACTTCAGGAGCGTATCAATGCCCTGTCTCTGGATGACAGCCGTGACGCACAGGCACAGAAGATCAAGCTGGAAGAGGAGATGTCTGACCTCCAGAAGGAGCTTGCAGATACCCAGGCGGACTATGCGCGTGACGCGCAAAAGGACGCCCTGGATAGTATGCAGGAGGAATACGAGAAGCAGAAAGATGACGAGATCGCTATCCTTGAAGAAACAATCTCGTCTTATCAGAAGCTGTACGATATGGCTATCAGCTATATCAACCAGAACTGGAGGACGCTCTACCAGGAACTGATCGACTGGAACTATGAGTATGGGAGCGTGCTGAACTCTGAAATCACTGACGCATGGGCTCAGTGTGAGGCGGCGGCACAGCGATACGGTACATCTGTGCAGGCAATGCTTGCCGGGTTGAAAGCTGAGATAGCCAGTGTGACATCACAGCTTGCAAGTATCAGCAACGGCTCGTACAGTATTGACGGAGGTGGCACTAACAAACCGATAGTCGTCTCTCCATCCACGGGTGATACCAACGTCAAGAATGAAGACATGGTGAGGGCTATCGTGGGGAGGATGAAGCGGCTCGGGGCTCAGTGGAGCACGCTTAATCCGAAGGAGACAAACGATAAGCTGCATAAGCAGGCTGCCGTTGAAGCCGCGAAGCTGGATCAGTATGGCGTACACGCAACATTCCGTGGGTCAGACGGTACATGGTGGATCTCTCGTGATGAATTGAATCCATCTAATGTAGGTAAGAAACTGCATAACTGCTACCACGAAGGCGGGTTTGTTGACGAACAGATTCCCCTTGGACGCAGAGAAGTTCCTGCTATCCTGGAGAAGGGGGAGCTTGTGCTGGACGGGCCAAAGCAAAAGGGTCTGTATCGTATGATCGACTTCACGACTGCGCTGTCTGAAAAGCTCGGCGCCGCATTCGGGTCTGGCGGCATAGCAAGTCTGCTCCATACGTTCAAGAGCGGGCCGGATGAAACACATGCACCACTCCCGTCCGTAACGAACAACCAGAACGAGGCTATCCATTTTGGCGATGTTTACATCTATGGGGCAAACGAAGATACTGCCAAGCAGCACAGAGAGATCAACCGGCAATTCACCAATGAGGTTCTTGCGAACCTTCACATCAAACGATAACCACACAGTGGAGGGGAGTCGCTATGCTCCCCTCCACAATCATATAAGGAAGGAGGTTGTTTGATTGGCTTTTAATTCATATGAATTCTCATTTAACGGCGAGTCATCGCTGATGTATGGGTTGATGATATACGACTATGACGGGAATGGACAGGGTAATGTCAGCTTTGGGAATCAGGCTGCAATCGTAGAAACACGAACAAACAACCGTATCCAGCCTTTACATTTCGGCGTTAACTATCATCAGAAACCACTGGAGTTTAAGCTGGTCTTCGGCGCGGAGAACCCGCTGGACAGGTATGACCTGCAGAACATTTCCATGTGGTTGACAGGTCACCAGCAGTATCAATGGCTGTCTATCGACCAGCCGGATTTGGAGCATGTTCAGTTCCGGTGCCTGATCACCAAGCTGACTCCTCTCGCACACAGTTGGCTCCCCGTGGCTTTTGAAGCAAATATCCTGTGCGATTGTCCGTATGCCTACGGGTATCCGTTTGAGGAGAGCTACACTATTAACGGCGAAACCAATATCCTGTTCCGCAACAACGGTTCAGTCCGTGAGTATTTTAAGCCGTATATTTCTTTCCGCCCTGCATTTGGTACAACAGAGCTGAAGATTGTCAATGCAGATGATGGAGGCAGGGAATTTCTGCTGAGCGACATACCTACCGGCGCCGCTGTCGTGAACATTGATAATCGAAATGGAATCATACAAGACCAAGACAACAAGTTCAATCTGTACGATGGGTTTAAGGACTGTATGAAGTTCTTCAGGCTTGTCCATGGAGATAACAATCTTGTTGTTACCGGGAATGGGACACTGACAATCTACGGTAGGTTCTTGTATAACGTGTCAGCGTAAGGAGGTGCAGGATGTATCTCGACTATTCAAAGATTGAGTTCGACCGGGATGGCAATCCTGAGATGCCAGAGCTGATGCTGAAAACACTAAGCGACAAAGTGATCGGCGTGATACCCGGCGTACACAAACTCAAACTGAACATCAAGTTTTCTGAACCAAGTGAGATTTCATTCGATGTTCCAGCCGTCATCGACGGCGTGGAGAATCCCATATACAAGTATCTGTGTGGTCATAAGCAGATTTACACGGAACACTATGGCGTGTATGAAATCATCAACCCAAAGACATCCGCTGACGGTATCTCTGAAATCAAGCATGTCACCGGATACTCCTATGAGAAAACGCTGGAATCTAAAAAGTTCTTCCTTGAGGAAGGTACGTTCAACTTTTGGAACCCATCGTCACCAACAGATACTGTGCTTGGTCGTATTCAAGAGACCGCGATCGGATGGAGAATCGGATATGTCTCACCGACACTGATTGGCAAGTATCGTACATTCGACGGGTATGACAACTATTTGCTCCAGTTCATATACAACAGTGCGCCTGAGAAATATCGTTGTGTATTCGTATTCGATACATACGAGAGAACCATCAATGTCTATGACAGCGACCAGCGGATAGCTAACCTGCCCATCTATCTTGACTTCGACAATCTGGTAGAGAAGCTGGATATAACCGAGAAAAGCGACGAGCTTGTCACGGCACTGAGCCCGTATGGCGCAGATAATCTGGATATCCGTGCGGTCAATCCGACTGGTACCAACTGGATATATGACCTTTCATATTTCATTGCGAACGGTGATATCAAAGGGGATCTCGCTGATAAGTGGAATAGCTGGCAGCGCAGTGTGCTGAGCAACCAGATGTACTATAAGGGTTTTGTCGCTTTGCAGGCTTCTACGACAGCGAAGGTTCTTGCAGAGCAGGCGGAGCTTACAGACCTGAACGGTCAGCTTGACTCAATGATCAATCAGCAGAGCGTTACGATTCAGGCGTTGGCTATGGAAACAACAGCCGCCGGCAAAGCGAGTCAACAGAATTTGCTGAATACGATCAACGCGAACATCAAGGCCAAGAGGGCTGAGATTGATGCCAAACAGAATGAGATAGATACATCAAAAAGAGAACTGGCATCGTACACAAATGAGATCAAGGCCATCGTTGACGAGCTGTCAATCAAGAAGTATTTCACCGACAGCGAATATAAGGAACTGTCAAACTACATGACAGAACAGGATATCACTGAGAAGACATTCGTCGCGTCTACTGTAGATGCTACTGTGTCTGGTGAATCTTACTCTGTGCCAAATACGAGCGTTGCTATCAGCAGTTCGTCGATATCTATGGTTGACCTGACGGGTAAGTTTTCAAAGCGGATGTTTGTACTCGCAGGCGGTACACTCGCGCTATCCGGCAGTACGTCTATCTCATGTGACATTATCAGGGGAACGGTAGAGACAAAGAACAACGGTGCATTCGTTATGAGCGTGTACGCCGGGACGATCCGCGTCGGGACTAAAACGGCTTCAAGTGGTCTCATTACGATATCCGGTACGTACTCAGGGCTGTCAAGTAATGTTGCCCCTGTGACGGTGGCCGGTGTGACTACGAACGAAGGAACAACAATGAGGTTTACCGTTGCGTCCGGGTCAATGTTCCTGACCGGCAATGTCAGCGACTATCAGAAATACTCCGTTCAGATGGAGCTGTATGACTATGCGGTCAAAGTTCTCAAAGATCTTGCAACACCCACCTATGAGTTCACCGTGGATTCTGGGAACTTCCTGTTTGAGCAGGAGTTCGCTCCGTTCCGAGATGGACTGGAGCTTGGCAAAGGCGTGTACCTGAATGTTGGGCCGTACGTTGTTACACCATACATCATTGAGTTTGAGCTGAGCTTCGAGGATCGCAGCGCATTTTCCATCGTATTCTCCAACCGCTTCAAGAGACCTGACGAAACGAATACTCTCGCAGACATGATCGAGAAGAGCTATTCGAACAGCCGCAGCTTTGACGCCAGCAAGTATATCTACAACCAGACAACGTCGCAGGCGTCAGAGGTATCGAAGTTCATGTCAGACGCATTGGATGCTGCAAAGAATGCGGTGCTTGGTGGGTCAGGTACAGTCAAGTATGACGCGACCGGGCTGACTGTAGGCGTTGGTTCCAGATATCAGATCCGTATGGTTGACCGCATGATCGCCATGACAGATGACAACTGGGAACACGCGAAGGTTGGTATCGGTTTGATTGCCACACCAGACGGCGGGAGCAACTTCGTTGTCAACGCTGAGGTCATCGGAGGCAAACTGATCGTCGGCAATAACCTGGTGATTGAGAACGAAAATGATACAGGTGTGATGCAGTTCAAGGTGGATGCCTCCGGCGCATGGCTGAACAACGCAACCTTTATCCTCCAAAAAGATAACGGCGGGAAGATCATCATCGACCCGAAGTACGGTATCGTGGGCGGGAATGGTAACCTGTATACAACAAGCGGGACAACGGTAACACCAGCATTCATCGACAGTAGGGGCAAGGTCACGCTTGACGCAGATGGTATGCCGACCAACTCCAACTTCTACCTGGACATCCGTGACGGTAGTGTGTACTTTCGCGGAAAGATTTTCGCACAGGCTGGTGGTAAGATCGGTGGATTCACCATCAATACAAGTGAGCTCGTATCTAACAAATCAGGGTACGAGGTTGGTATCAATGGAGACCCATTGTATTCTGCAGACAATCCAAACTATGCGTATGCTTTTTGGGCCGGGTCGTATACACCATCCCGCGCGAAGTTCTGGGTCAAGAAGGACGGGACGATTTACTCGAAGGGTGCCACGCTGGATTCTGCTACCATCAACAATGCGACTATCAAGACGGCGACTATTGATCATGCGAACATGACCAACGCGACTGTGAGCGGCGTACTGAATTCCCCAACAGTGACCGGGCTTATGAATGCTTCTGGCGCTACGCTGGTCGGCCCTGAGATCTATGTTCCAAATAAGGCAAACTGGAAATTCAAGGTTGACAGCAGCGGGAACGTATATATCAAAGACGGCAGCATCAGTTGGGGTGCGGTGACTGGAACATCAGAAATCGACAACCGTATCGCGTCGGCACAGAACACAGCGAACTACGCCTATTCACTTGCAGACTCTGCATATGACGCGGCAGATTACGCTCAGAGTGCCGCCATAGCAGCAGAGAATCTTGCAAGGCGTATCGCAAACGGTACGTTCAACAACGGTACATTTATCAATGGCACCGAGATATACAGCCCAACAATTTATGCAGACGAGTTCGTTGTTATGCCAAGAAACAGTTATTCAGGCCGATGGACAGGCGGGTATAGCATGTACGGGTATTTTGGCAATCAACTGTTCAAGATGCTCAACATCGGGTATGCGGATACTGGTTTCAGTCCTGAGATCGAGTTCTGGAGCCCGGCAGGGGCATACGCTTACTGGGGCTTTAACCGCACCATGTTCAGCGGGTATTGTGATTTCAGCGGGGCAACAGTGACTGGTCTTTCGACAACTGCAACATTCGGATAGGGGTGATGGGACATGGCGAGCTATACCGTATCTTGTACCACCACTTCTGTAACATTCCGTGTGACCGGGTTGACGAAAGGGCAATATGTCCAGTTGTACGTCCGTCTTGAAAGCGGAAGCAACGCGGTCATAAGTGAGTCTCATACCGCGAGCGGGTCATCATTAACAAGGTCTTTTTCTGGGCTATCACCAGGAACGGACTATGCGGCGAACGTAAAGGTTGGAGCGACCGGAAGTTCTGCAACTTGGCTTGGTAAGAAGTCGTTTACCACTAAAGGAGAGAGTAAGCCGTCAGTAGACAAATGGTCATGGAATAGATCTAATGGCAGCGCGTCAGCATCGCAGACAATGGCTGCATATTCTGCCGTCACAAGTAAAGGTCTGACAAGCAATTTCTCTTATCTTGTCTGGAACGATATGGTCGATAAGGTGGACGAGCTTGTCAGGGCGTTTGGGAAGAGCTGGAACAGCGGGTATGCCAGTCTCGGCTCAACCAGGATGAGCAGCTACAATAAAGATATAACCGCCGTTCGATTTAATTCCCTTCGGCTTAATCTCTCCTTATCCGGGTCTCATTCGTTCTCCGCATATATCCCAACCGTCAGTAGAGGCGACACTGTTTACGGGTCGTACTTTACAGGTATCGCAACAGAAATCAACCGCTTGGTTGATAAACTTTGAACATAGAGCTAAAGGAGATTGAACTATGAAAGACGAAATCATGCAACGGATCGAGGCTGTTCTGGCCGCACTCAACAATGTGTATGTCAGGGGGAAACCAAACCTCGACAACCTGTCCGGTAGTATCGCCATCCTTGAAGGTTTGGCTGGTACCCTGTCCGGCTGCGACATTATCGAGAATGTGAGCGGTGAGGACGCAGATCCGAAGGAGTAGGAAAGGCGGTGATACCGCATGATTGAATGCTTTAACCCATATGTGTTGCCGACCATTGAGTTTGTTGGCGGCGAGACACAGGAGCTTTTGTTCAACATGTACTTCTACCAGGGCAAGAAGCCGTTCAGTATGGTCGGCTGTATCAGCAGCTTCTCTATCGTGAGTTTCAATAATAAGAATGGCTCACCGATTCTGCGCAAGGACATGACAGTTCTGGAGAACCAGGACGGCACATCGCTCAATGTTCTGTCTGTTGAGCTTACCCCGGAGGAGACATATAAGTTGTCTGGCAAGTACATCTACCAGATATCCATCAAGGATGTGTCAGGCAATATCGAGATCCCAAAGCAAGGGCTCATGTATATCATCAACAACATCAATAAGGGCTTCATCACATCGTAACCGGCGCGTATAGCGACCGGCTTTTATTATGCCCATTTCAACAAGGAGGAACGAAAAATGACGACTACCTATTTTCTGAATGTCGTGGCGGGCAATGTCTATGGCTCAGGCACCCTGACTCCTCTGCCGAGCAAGTATTACATCGGCCTGAGTACAACTGCTCCGAATATCAATGGCACCAACGTGACAGAACCATCTGGTTCCGGCTACACCCGTATGGAGCTGACCAGCCTGGGCGCCCCGTCCAGCGGCGTTGTGACGAACACGGCGGCTATCGACTTCCCTGAGAGTACCGCGAGCTGGGGTACTGCTACCCACTTCGTCATCTATGACGCACTGACCAACGGGAACCTGCTCCAGTACGGCCCACTCTCCACTCCGCGCAGTATCGAGCCCGCAACCATCATGTCTATCCCCGCAAACTATCTGAACCTGAGTATGCAGAATCCTGTGTAATCACGGAGGTGGCGTATGGCTAAGCAATTTGATGTCTTTCTGCGGCGCCACCTGATAGAGTGTGACATCCTTATCCAGTCTCTTCCGTATCGTGATGGTATCTCTGTGACAGATCGTATCATCGTTGACGCTGTTTTGCAGGGGTGCAAACTGATGCGTATTGCTGCTGCCCAGTCTGGTATCGAGGTAAATGCGCAGATCGACCGCCTTATCAAAACATGTTTGGAGCGTCTAAGTCCCCAGACTGTGATGGATGCGTCTGTCGATTTGAAAGCAACCAATATTGCGAAGCCAGTCAACGAACCAATCGTGATGGACGCCAAGAATCTCGGCACCCTGGAGACCGTCCTGAACCGGGCGGAAGCAGGTATGGTCATGGCGGTCAATCCGCTTGTCACAAAGATTGCGAAGTCTCTTGGGCAAATGAATACCGGTATCGTGGTCGGCGCGAACGTGACCGATACGCTGAAGAAAAGTATCTTGACGCTACGTGCAGACACTACTCTCGATGTCGAGGTTCAGGGCGAACTGAAGAAAGGGCTTCTGGATCTCGACACCAAGATTTGCATGGACGCCACTTTGGCGAGCTTGTGTAAACGTATCGGGTTCGATGCCGTTGCCGGTATTGAAATGGCTGTGACATGTCTTGGCACAAAGCTATACCACTCGCTTGGTCGTGGGTATAGCGGCATTTCAGTTGACGCAAAGGTTACCGGTACGAAGGCGAGGAAGATAGAGACTGCGGAGACCATCGTACAGATCATGGCAGATATGTCAGCAGTTCTGATTAAGCTGATATACCCCGAAGATGTGGACGTGTGGATTGACGCGGAGGTTTCTGAATCTCAACTCAAACGATACAGACTTATGTCTGACCTCGGCGATACAACGTTGGAGGATCTTGGTGACATGACACTGGATGATTTCTACTACATCATCCTTGCTGGATAGCGTCACATTTATAACCATCAGGAGGTGAAAGAGATGTTCTATATCAAACTGAATGATGATATGGAGCTTGTCATCACAGTTCGTGAGGCGATCCACAGAGGCGATCACCTCAACCAAAAGCTCACCTTCCTTGTGCCTCTGCAAGTTGGCGATATCGATCCCGCCACTGCCGCTCTGTATCTGAGCTATATCCGCGCAGACGGAACTGCGGACATCGACTTGCTTCATCGAGAGAAGGAACTGTATAACGAATCGTACTACCAGTTCACCATGCCAGTCACCAGCAAACTGACACGGTATGCTGGCCCTGTTACCACCTTCCTCACCATCTACGCCGGCCCGACAAACTCCCCTATGGTTGTCAAGAGCGGCGAATGTATGCTGCAGGTCATGGCGTCTACCAACATGGACGACCTTGTGACAGATGAGGGTCTGTCCCTTATCTACAGTATGCAGAAACAGATGGAAGAAAAACTTGCAGACGGTCTTGCAGAAAAGGCAGACGGACTCGCCTTCGACGACGGCACAAGGGAGCTGCAACTTAAATCCGGGGATACGATGATTGGCGAACCGGTCGTCGTATCTACAACCTAATTTATATGGAAGGAGGGTACAAGCATGGCATATTGGATCGCTGGTCAATCCCCGCACGCGAAGCACTTCATGTGCGACACAGAAGCTGACGTTGCGAATCTGCCGACCACTGTTAATCGCGGCGTTCCACAGGATGACGTTGACGACACCAATACCTATACAGTGCAGGCAGGCAGCACGGCGAAAGTCATTGCCACTGGTGACAAGTATATCCTGCAGTCTGATATCGACACATGGATCAAGCAGCCCGCGTCTGGCGGAGGCGGCGGTGGTGGCGGTGGAGTCACTGACTATAACATGCTGCAGAACCGCCCCGTGATCAATATCACTGGGAACGGCGTTGTGATCAGCTCGCTGACATCTGGTGTGTATAACATCAACGGAACATGGAAGATGACATCGGACGACGAGGAGCGTGCTACCGCTAAGGACGACCTGTTCTATGTGTTCAACGACGACACTGGGAGCAGGCTGACGTGGGTCAGCGCTGGAAAAATCAAGACCTTTGGCGTCCCGGATGGAGGCACCGCCGCTGACATCACTGAGAGCGAGATTGCAACAGTGGAAGATGTTACCGGACAGTTGGTCGGCGATTTCTGATGCAACAGGGCGATAGCCCGTTTTGCATATATTCGTACTATTCATTATAGACAACAAGAAAGGAAGATGCATTATGGCAATCATCAGTAAGCTCGTTTACAAGGGTCTCAAGGCTAACCTCCCCGCTTCCCGCAGCGCGGACAGCTTCTATCTCTGCACGAATACCCGTGAGCTGTACTTCGGCGATGAGCTGTATACCGAGCCTGTTCGGTTCTACAACGGCACCGCCAACAAGCCCACCGCTCCTGCTCAGGGCGTGCTGTATATCGACGAGGCCACCGGTAAGGGTGAGGCGTGGGACGGCACCGCCTGGAAGCCCGTCATTACCCCCGTGACCGTGAGCGCCAGCGACAACTCCGTGGAGATCGGCGGCACTGCTTCTGAGCCCACCGTCAAGGTGAAGCTCTCCACCAAGGACGGCAACCAGCTCCAGCTCGCGTCTGAGGCCGGCAAGGAGGGTCTGTTCGTCCCCGCCCCTGACTCCGCTGACTCCTATAAGGTCGAGGAAGCTGCTGCCGCTGAGACCGGCTACCTGAAGACCTATGTGCTCAACCGCTACCCCAACGGCGACGAGACCAGGACTGCTGTTGAGTGCGGCAAGATCAACATCCCCAAGGACTACCTGGTGAAGTCCGCCGAGATCAAGGAAGTCGCCACCGCTGACGACCCCTACACCGGCGCGAAGGTCGGCGACAAGTACATTGACTTCGTGATCAATGTCAAGTCTGGCACCGCTACCGACGAGCATGTCTACCTGCCCGTGAACGATCTGGTGGATGTGTATACCGCCGGCAACGGTATCGACATCTCCGCCGCCAACGAGGTCAGCGTGAAGATCGACGCCGCGAATGCCAACGGCCTGGGCGTTGGTGCCGACGGCGTGAAGCTGGACGTGGCTGTTGCCAACAACAGCACCGGCGCGAACGGCAAGGCGGGCGCTATGTCCGCTGCCGACAAGACCGACCATGACGCCATGGTGGTCGCTCTGACTGTGGGCACGTTCTAATAACGGCCAACGAGACAAACTGATTGGAGGGAGGGGCTTTGGCTCCTCCCTTCGTCAATAACGGGAGGTATTCAACATGGCCTTATTTAATCCAAACGTGACAGTTGAGAGTAAGGCGCGGAACACCACGCAGCTTCCCATCAGCGAAGGCCAGTTCTTGATGACCTCGGATACGAAAAATGTTTTCTACGATCTGGCCGGTGAGCGCATTCAGCTCACGGACATCATTGAACTGGATACTGAGGCACAGCGGAAGGCGATCCTTGCGCCGCTCAACAAGTTCTATTTCGTCAAAGACACCGGCATCCTGTGGCGGTACAACAACGGATGGCTGAGCTGGGGACATGGCGGTGGTTCGTCAAGCTCCGCCGTACACAAAGTCCTCACCGCAGCGGGGTGGGTCAACAACCAGCAGGTCGTCAGCATCAGCGGTCTGACTGCGAACCAGAACGGTATCGCAGGTCTCTCCCAGGATATTTCCCAGGCTGAGTTCGAGGCAGCAGCAAACGCGGAGATGCGTATCTGCGCTCAGGCCGATGGGTCATTCACGGTTGTGTATCACGGAGATAAGCCGGGGTGCGACATCCCAATCACAATCATCATTCTGGACTAAAAGGAGGCGATAGCGTATGAGCACAACACCGAACTATGGCCTCTATGTGACAGACGATGTGAAGGAGAAGGTCAAGGAACTGCTGGAAAAGATGAGCAACACGACTGACTCCAACATGGTCAAGATCGATACGGCTCTCGGTGAGAAGGCCGACCACAGTTCTGACGTGACTCTGACGCTGGTGTCTTCTGGTTGGTCAGGCGTGTCTGCTCCGTACACATATGAACTGAGTGTGGCTGGACTGAAAGCAAATCAAAACGGGCACATCGAGGTGGCGCACAGCGCCACATTTGAACAGCGTCAGATGGCACGGGAAGCAATCCTATGCGTCACTGGACAGTCTGATGGCAAGATCATCATCTCTGCGGATGGTGAGATGCCTGAACTGGACATCCCGGTCACCATCGTCATGCTGGACTAATTTGAGATAAAGGAGATATCAATATGCCTATTCTTGGAAATTTCCCCGCTGGTGGCGGTGGAGGCGGCACAGGCGGACTGGCATTGGCGGCGGTGACTAATATCGCCACCGTAACCGCGCACGAGAAAGTGTATGTCAGTTGGACTGACCCGAACGATCTGGTAGTGGCAGGCTCTACTCTGGCCGCGTGGGGAGGCACCCTGCTGGTGCGTAAGGCCGGCAGCGCTCCCGTGAGCCGCAGGGACGGCACGGTTGTTCTTGACAGCAAGACACGCAACCAGTACAGCACTACCTACTTCTGTGATTCCGGTCTGACTGACGGCGTGACGTACTACTACAAGTTCTTCCCCTACACTACAAGCAGCACGTACACAGACAGCACGGACGATGAGTTCACCGCGACTCCTGCCGCTGTCGCCCCAGGTAATGTGTCCGGCATGAGCGCAGTCGCTGCCGGTAACGGGAAGATCACTGTGCAGTGGGGTGACCCAGCCGCCACTGTTGTGACGGACGGTATCACCGTGTCCACCTGGGCAAGCACGCAGGTCGTGTATAAGGCCGGGAGCTATCCGACTGACCCGTCAGACGGCACACTGGCACTGAACAGCACCACACGCAACCAGTATGCCACCAACGGCTTTACCATTACCGGGCTTACGAACGGTACCACCTACTACATCGCCTTCTTCCCGACATCTACCGACGGCGCCGTGAACACCGATACAGCGAACCGCGTGGCCGGTGTTCCGAACCGGCTCGTCATCAACGATATCCCCGCGCAGAGCGGGGCTCTGACATACAATAAGTCTCCGCAGAACCCAGTGTGGGACAGCGCATATAACCCCGCCATCATGACACTGGGCGGCGAGACTGTCGGAACCAACGCGAAGACATACGTGGCTACGTTCACCCCGGATGACGACCATGTATTCGCCGGCGAGACAGCACCGAAGGCCAAGAATGTATCGTGGGTAATCGGCAAAGCAACCGGTACACTGACGCTCACACCAGCTTCTCTGGTTCTGGACAAGACCACGACAAGCGCAACCTTCGCCATCTCCGGGGACTTCGATGGCAGCTACACTGTCACGTCGATGGATACCAGCATTGCAACCGTGGCTCTGGTGAGCGGTAAGACATACCGTGTCAGCAGTGTGAACAGCACGACCGGCACCGCTTCTATCAAGGTGAGCTGCTCGGGCGGCAGCAACTATACCGCCCCCGCCGACAAGTCTGTGAGTGTGACAGCGAAGTTCGTTACCATCTATGGCGTGAGCTGGGATGGTTCGAGTACCACGAAGTGGTCTCGTACAGATGCATCAGCCAGCTTCACAGATCCTGTGCCTGCTGTTAGCAATGGGAACGGCAGTTCCCCGTTCGACAGCCTGCAGCCATGGGCCGGAATGGTCAAGGATACTTCTGACAGCGCTGCCGGCGTTCTGGTGAAGATTCCGAAGTTCTGGTACAAATGGACAAAGAGCGGCAATACGTTGAAGCTCCAGATTGCAGACGGTCAGGTGGACGGGTTCAATGTTTCTCCCGCGCACGCCAACAGGGGCGATGGCAAGGGTGAGCGCGACTTCGTTTACGTTGGGCGGTATCACTGCGCGAGTGGGTATAAGTCCACCACAGGCGCCGCACAGCAGGTAAATATTACACGGTCAACAGCGCGTTCCAGTATTCACAATTTGGGTGCAACCATTTGGCAGTTCGACTACGCTATGCGCGTGACGATTCAGATGCTCTATCTGGTCGAGTTCGCCGATTGGAACTCTCAGGCAAAGATCGGCTACGGCTGCTCTGCCGGTGGCTCCAAGGAGAACAATGGCAAGACCGATGCTATGCAGTATCACACTGGTACTACTGCGGCAAACCGGACAACCTATGGCTACACGCAGTACCGCAACATCGAAGGTCTGTGGGACAACGTTTACGACTGGATGGATGGTTGTTACTACAACGGTAACGGCATGAACATCATCATGAATCCCGCCAATTTCTCTGACTCTTCTGGCGGGACTTTGATCGGTAAGCCTTCCAGCGGTTGGCCTTCTGCTATTGCTGTGGCTACCGCAAGTGGTCTGGAGTGGGTGATCTACCCCACTGCGGCAAGCGGTTCCGAAAGCACATACGTCGCGGATGACTGGTACTATAACGCTTCCTACCCGTGCCTGTTCTGTGGGGGTGACTACGGCCAGTACCAGAGCCACGGGTTGTTCTACGTGTACTACAACGGCGCCAGCAGCACGTACGCGTACATCGGCTGCCGCCTCCAAAAACTCCCCTAAAGGAGGGGCGTGGGGAGGGTCGCAACCCTCCCCATCATGCAGCCTAACGAACAATTAAATGGCGGTAATCGCCATAAGCAACCATGACTTCCTATGTAGACGAAGACACCATATGCTCACAGGGGGGGGGGGGGGGGAAAGGGGGGGGCACCAAATTGGCCCGTTCGGCGGGACACGCAACCCCCCCCCATGAGAGGCGGCGTCTTTGGACACGCTACACCCCTCCATGTGAGGCGGTGTCTTTTTGCATCTACACACAATTCAATCGCATAAACGGCATGTTTTATACATGCCACGGGATTGCCTACGCAGCAGTCGCTGGTTCTTTTAATTGGTGCCGTCGCGGATAACTGGAACTATAACGCTTCCAACCCGTGCCTGCACTGTGGGGGTAACTACAACCAGAACCAGAACCACGGGTTGTTCTACGTGAACTACAACAACGCCAGCAACACGAACGCGAACATCGGCTGCCGCATCCTTGTTTTCGCCAGACCTCACCAGAGGTAACGGGCGAGTGCTTGGTTAGCACAATTTCGGTAGAACGGGCTCCTCACCCTTTCTATAAGGGCTGTCGTGCGTATATCGCACGGCACCCTTGGCGCGGGCAATCGCGTGCCCCTTGGCAAAGATTAACCGATAGGACATGGGTTAGTACCTCCTGTGAAAGCGGGACGTGGGAAAGCTCATGAGGTTACAAGGAGGATATTGTAACTCCTTATGAAACGTACAGCACATCTATACGAAGAACTCATTTCCCACGACAACCTGATGCTCGCACTAATTGAGGTAAACGCGAGCCACAGGTGGCTCCCTAAGCACAGGCCAAACAAAATTGTTGCATGGGTCGAGCAGGATATGGAAGCCCGTGTGAATGAGTTGAGAAAGATCATCGAACAGATCGTATACCACAAGAGACAGCTATCCAAACCAAAGCAGAAGCAGCGTTACGATAAGAGCGCAGGCAAGTGGCGCATTATCAACGAGCCGAAGCTGTGGCCCGACCAGTATATCCATCACGCACTCGTGCAGGTGCTGCAGCCTACCATGATGCGTGGGATGGACAGGCATTGCTGCGGAAGTATCAGATCGCGCGGTATCCACTACGGCAAGAAGAAAATCGAGAAGTGGATGGATACGGATGCGCGCGGAACGAAGTATTGCGAGGAACTCGACATACATCATTTCTACGACAGTATCGACCCGAAGTACATTATGGCTCGGCTCAGATGCCTTATCAAGGATTGGCGCGTGTTGAAAATCTGCGAGGAGATCCTGCGTTACGGCGTGCTGATTGGTCTTTACACATCCCAGTGGTTTGCGAATACACTCCTGCAGCCACTCGACCAACTCATTCGAGACAGCGGATTCTGTACTCACTATCTCAGATATATGGATAACTTTACCATATTCGGGAGCAACAAGAGGAAACTCCACAAGCTGAGAAAGCTAATTGAAGAATGGCTTGCAGAGGTCAATCTGTCGTTGAAGGAGAACTGGCAGGTGTTCCCGACTAAGAGCCGTATGCCATGCGCGCTTGGATACAGATTCGGTAGAGGCTATACCTTACTTAAGAAAAGGAACCTGTTCCGGTTGAAGCGGAAGCTCAACGAGTATTACAGGCGCCGGCGGAAGCACAGGAAGATCTCTGCAAAAATGGCAACAGGTCTGATCTCAAGGCTTGGTCAACTCAAGCATTGCAGCAATAAGAATGTCTATGAAAAGATCTATCACGGCAAGGTTCAAAGAGAACTGAAGCAAGTGATTCGAAATGATATGCGAAAGGAGCGATTAACGTGGAGTATGTATTTGGAACAAACAGCTATAGCGGCGTAGAGACTCTGCGTACAAAGGGGAGCGAGCACACAAATTTCGATGGGTTCGTTGAGACGGTGCAGGAGTTCGATGACAGCACCATCACAGATACCTTCCATGTTGTCAGCAAGACAAAGTCCGATGATGACGCAGAAGGTAACTGCTATGACTGGTACATCATTGACAAACACAACCGTGTCATCGACAAGACCAAGCGCCTGAAGGCGAACATCGACGTGCTTGCCGCGACAATTCTGGAGGGGTAACAATGACAATGAAGATGGACAAGAATGATGTGGCGCGCCTGTATGAGAATCGTATGATCTCTGCCGTCGGCGTGCTGAACGCGATCCGCAGCAAGTGGATCACCACCGAGGATGCGGTTGAAATCCTTGGGTCAGACAATGCACTCAGCGTCATCAGATCCGCGAAGCTCCAGGAAATCTCAGAGGCGTGCAACAATACAATCGTTGCCGGCATCGACGTGGTGATCGGCGACCGGACTGATCACTTCAACCTCGCTCTGGAGGATCAGAGCAACATCAATAACTTGTTCCGCGTCGTGGAGCTGGGCGGTACTGAGTACCCATACCAGGCAGACGACGGGACATGTACCGTGTATAGCAAGCAGGAAATCGTTCAGATCTATATCGCCGCCCAGACTCACATCACGGTCAACACCGCGTACCACAATGCGCTCAAGGCGTATCTGCTGTCTCTGGAGGACACCGATGTGATCGGCGCAATCGAGTATGGTATGGAGCTTCCTGCGCCATACGCCGAGGAGTTGGCTACCAAGCTGGGTGTCGCCGAGAATCAGATGCAGATGATCGTGGCGAAGCTGAGCGAGGTGGGATAACTATGCACACCAAACTGGTGGAGATACTTTCGGATATCTGCATCAGGCAGGCGTCTGTCATCAAAGACCAAGCATTTGCTCTCGCTGCACTGGGAGCGGAAGTACGAGAGGACGAGGCGGCTGCTTTGCGCGACCTCCTCCGTTCTCTGATTGGAGATTGGAGTGATGATGATGGAAAAGAGTAAGCTGAGCAAGTGGGTGCTTTCCGGGCTTCTGTGGGTGTTCGGCGGCACCCTCTACTTCTATATGGAGGTTATGTGGAAGACGCTGAACAGCAGACCAGAGTCAATCAGTTGGACGATGCTGACACTGGCGATGATCCTGTGCATCCCTCTTGAACGATTCGGGAGTGAACTGCCATGGAACTGCCCACTGCTTTTGCAGGCGTCCATCTGTACTGTAGCAATCACAGCAACCGAGTTTATCGCCGGGTGCATCCTGAACCTCTGGCTCGGCCTGGGGATTTGGGACTACTCAAACGTCCCGTTCAATATCCTTGGGCAAGTGTGCTTGGCGTTCTCCGGCGTATGGTTTGCGCTGTCGATCTTTGCAATCATTCTGTTTGACTGGATACGGTACATCGTGGAGGGCGGAGAGAAACCGCATTATCGCATTGTATGAAAGGGAAATAAATGCCAAAATTCAACATCAATAAACTTCGGTCTGCTGGCCTGAGATACCTTGCCGCAGACACAGACGGTCAGATGTGGGCGTATGAAGCAATGCCCGTACGAGAAGATGGGCATTGGAGGCTGTCAGACAAACATATGTGCCCATCTGATTACGGTGAAGCATACCTGGAACATTGGAGAAAGGTAATGCGATGGAGGTGGAAGGGCAGGGAGTTCTGTCTTCCAGTCTATGATACGCCCGTCAAGCTGACATCCGATGACGACCCATATGACATTGTTCAACATGGGCTCGTGGATGGGAAAGACCTTAAGGCTTGGCCGGAGTTTATATAGAAGTCGTATTTTATTCAGCCTCGGCGGTGTGTCCTGCCGGGGCTGTTCTTGAAAGGAGGGGGACCTGATGGGAAGAAAGACGACTCGGAGTATGGCTGCTACGCCTGAGAAGCTGGCAGAGGTTAACCCAGAGAACATGCGGCTTAAGAAAGAATTTCTTGGCTACCTGAAATCTCTGAGCCGATCCAGCGAGACAATCAAGGTCTATGACTCCGACCTCAACATTTTCTTCTGCTGGGCGGTGGACAATGCCGCTAACAAGTTCTTCGTGGATGTGAGCAAGAGAGACATCGTGGCGTTCCAGAACTACATGCTGGAAGCCGGCTGCTCCGCTGCAAGGGTGCGGCACCTGAAAGCCGCGCTGTCATCTCTGTCCAACTATATCGAGAACATTCTCGATGACGAGTTCCCGAACTTCCGGCCCATCATCCGTAAGATCGAGAACCCAGCCAATGAGGCGGTGCGTGAGAAAACCGTACTCACCAAAGAGCAGGTTCAGTCCTGCCTGGATCATCTGGTCGAGCATAAAAAATTCAAACAGGCGTGCTTCTTTGCTTTGGCTGCCTACTCTGGCAGACGCAAGGCGGAGCTTGCACGCTTCAAGGTAACGTACTTCGACGACGCCAATATTATTTGCGGGTCGCTCTATAAGACGCCTGAGAAAATCAGGACAAAGGGTCATGGGAGAAACGGCAAGATGCTGACCTGCTATACGCTGTCCAAGCCGTTCAAGCCCTATTTCGATCTGTGGATGGAGGAAAGGAAGCGCCTCGGTATCGAGAGCGAATGGCTGTTCCCAGATGTGCATGACACTACAAAGCCTATCGGGGTATCAACAATGAACAGCTACGCAAACAGCTTCTCCCGGATCATGGGCGTTCCATTCTACATGCACGCCCTCCGACACTTCATGACATCTGAACTGGCGAGAGCTAACCTGCCTGACTCCGCAATCCAGATGCTGATCGGATGGGATAGCGCAGATATGGTTGGCGTGTATAAGGACATTGACGCTGACGAGGAGTTCAGCAAGTATTTCAAAGACGGTGAGATCGTAGCGCAGAAGGCTACGAGTATTGAAGACCTATAGGGAGGTGGGTTCATGGCTATGAGTTTTACACCGAGACTGACCCGCCCAGAAGCGGGTAACAAATACTACATCACAAAGGCTGCCGGCGGATACTCGTCCGCTATCAAAGGTAGCCCAACCGACGCACACTGTGATGTCCTGTCGAACTGCGTAGGGTACGCATACGGCAGATTCAATGAAATCGCCGGAGAGGGTGCCTGTAAGTATCTGAGCCCAACCAATGCGGAGAACTTCATCCAGTATGCGGGTGGGCTTGAAGTCGGTCAGACACCCAGGCTCGGCGCATGTATGGTCTGGCAGAAAGGCGCGACGCTGAAAGGATCTGACGGCGCAGGACATGTCGCTATCGTGGAGCAGATCATCAGCCCCACTGAAATCATCACATCCGAGAGCGGATGGAAAGCCAAGAAACCATTCTGGACTCAGAACAGGAAGAAGGGCAACGGGAACTGGGGACAAGGCAGCGCTTACAAATTCCTTGGCTTCATCTACAACCCCGCTGTCAATGTTGTATCGACAGAGAAAGGAGATGGTGTGACGATGAAGTACACTTCTGCGAACCCACCCATGCAATGCTTCATGCGGCAGAGTACCTGGTATCGCGAAGCAGGCAAGACTACCATCAAGGGCGTACTGTGGCATTCAACAGGGGCCAACAACAAGACCGTGAAGCGCTACGTCCAGCCTGACGACAATGCTCCAGACCGGGAGAAGATACTTGAGATCATCGGTGTCAACAAGAACGGCAATGATTGGAACCATCAGAAGCTGAAGAAGGGTGTCCACGCTTTCATCGGTACACTCGCTAATGGGGATGTGGCGGCTGTTCATGTCGGCCCGTGGGATAAGAAAGCATGGGGTTGTGGTTCAGGGAGCAAGGGTTCCTGCAATAACGGCTGGATTCAGTTTGAAATCTGTGAGGACAATCTGAATGACCCTGTGTACTTCGAGAAAGTGTACCGTGAGGCGGTGGAGCTGACAGCTTATCTGTGCAAGCTCTACAATCTCAACCCACATGGGACTGTTACATATTGCGGTGTCAAGGTTCCTGTCATTCTGTGTCATCAGGACAGCTACCAGCTTGGGCTTGGTTCCCCCCACTCCGATGTGCTTCACTGGTTCCCGAAGTATGGGAAGAGTATGCAGACTGTTCGTGACGATGTTGCCGCATTGCTTGCGGGATCGAATGACAATACAGGGGAGGATGAAGATATGGATAATGCACGTTTCAAAGAACTTTTCAATAATATGCGTTCTGAATGGCAGGACAATGACTGCGGGTCTTGGAGCCAGGAAGCCCGTGACTGGGCGACAAGCACCGGCCTGATTGCCGGTGGCGGGAAGATGCCGGATGGCACTCCCAACTATATGTGGGCTGACATGCTGACCCGTGAGCAGGCTGCTGCTCTGTTCTACCGGTTCGCTCAGATGATGGGTAAGGTGTAATACCATGACCATCAAGATTGAGCGCGGGAGGAAGAAGCCCAGGCGGCGTAAGAAGAAGCGTCCAAGCATCGGGTTCACCAACCGGCTCGCTCTCTACCTCATGATGTTCCTGTTGGCGGGTCTTGTTGGTGGGTTCATCCTCGCTTGGAGGAGTATTGAGTTCCAGTATATGGGCGCTCTCGCGTGCTTCACCGTGGTGTTTACCCCGGTGGGTACGGCAATCGGTATCGTGCTGAACAGCATCGTACATAAGAGCGACCATGAGAACACCGGCGCTGACGGTGAGGGAATCAAGTTCGCCGCTGCAAAGGCGACAGGATTCGTACAGGATGATGTGGTAGAGGACAGCCCTGCAATATAACTTAGGAGGAAACGAATATGGAACACTATATGCAGCTTATTGTTTCTATCCTCGCAGGTCTGGCGACCGCTATTCCTCTGGCTATCAAGCTGGTGGAGTATGTCCGTAAGGCCGTGAAGGAAAAGAATTGGCCAGAGGTTGTAAGCCTTGTTATCGAACTGATGTCAGAGGTTGAGGGTAAGATGGAAGTCGGGGCGGATAAGAAAACGTACGTCCTGGCGGTGTTGAAAGCCTCTGCTGATACTATCGACTATGACCTGGATGAAAACGATTATAAGAAAATCGGGGATCTTATCGACAGTATGTGCGACATGAGTAAAGTTCTGAATGCGAACAAGTCTGCTGCCGCTAACGGAAAGAAGGAGACAATGTAACTTTCAGGAGGTATGCAACATGAATCTCGGAGAAATCGCCGGGTGGAGTGGGGGTGCATTGCTCTTGCTCCTCACGTTTGTCCAGATTGCACCAATCAAGATTAACCCGTGGTCTGCTATCGTGCAGAGCATCGGGAAGGCACTCAATGGGGATGTGCTAAAGAAGCTGGATGTTCTTGAGGAAGGCCAGTTAGAAACCAGGAAGCGTTTGGATAAACATATCCGGATCGACGATGATCGCAATGCAGATACACATCGTTCCCGGATCTTACATTTCAACACGGAACTGCTCCGTGGTAATAAGCACACGCGGGAAGACTTTATCGAAGCTCTTGCGGAGATTGACTTTTACGAACGATACTGTCGGGAACATCCAGACTATGAGAACAACCGCGCAGTTCTCGCCATCGAGAACATAGAACGTGTGTATAAGAAACTTATGGAGAACGGCGGGTTCTTGCAAGAGACCTAAAATTTGGGGGTCACCTTTTACGAGGTGGCTCCCATTTTTTTGCGAAAAAAAATAAGGCAGGACTGAATGACTCAGCCTGCCTTACTCTGGTTGCCTACTTATAACAGCGCTCCATGCACTGGAACGATCTTATAAATGGGCACAACTATGTAATCACTCATGCCTCTGATGAGTGACCCAAATCTGTGTTGGTGTTGTATGAGACTCTCCCCTCTGGACGACACAAAGTTGACACAGTTTTTGACACAGATTTGCATGGAATTATGGGGAGCTTTGTGGATTTACATATCTGAAATGTTTTGAAAAACGAGATATGTTGGGCTTTATTGAGCTATATGTGGGTATGAAAAGTTCGGAAGTCCCACGATGCCAAGTTTCATAGTTAACTTCAGCTCCTTCAAAAGTCCTGATTTTTCAAGGGGTTCGGGGTTCTGTCATTCGGTGTTGACACAGAATTGACACAGTTTTGACACAGTTTCATAGTGAGACCGTCTGTCTGTGCTGCTCGAACTGCCTGACCCCGGCTGCCAAAGACTCGTCTGTGACATGGACGTATCTGTCCATGGTGGTCTTGATGCTGGCATGTCCCAAAAGTTTTTGAAGGGTCTTGGGCTGCATACCAGACTCGATGCAGCGCGTGGCATAGGTGTGCCTGAGCGCGTGCATACAGAACCGTGCGATACCGTTTTCATCACAGACTTTATAGATGTGCGTGTCGTAGCTGCTGTTCTTTGTCGGCATCCCTGTGCGGAAGTTCAAAAACACCAGCTCCGCCATAGCAAACTCTCTCTCGTCGCCTGTGCGCCGGTCGATGTACGTCAGCCGTTCTGACAGGGACGGAGACTGCTTGCGAAATTCTTTTGTGGCTTGGACGGCTCTTAGGATGTCATAGGCTCGATCTGTCATCGGAAGTGTGCGGTAGCTTGCTACGGTCTTGGGCGGCCCAGCTCTCCATTGCCCCTGCTTGTGACGGTACTCCAGCGTCTTGTTGACTGTGAGCGTGCGCTTCTCCCAGTCGATTGCGTCCCACGTCAGACCAATCATCTCACCGGTACGGAGTCCAGTCTCCAGAACGAGAGCATACTGGAAGTAGTTGTGGGTACTCCTGCACGCCTCCAGGAACCTGTCCTGTTCTTCCACGGTCAGGAAGTGAATGTCGTCTACGGCGCGGACAGGCTTTGTATAACGTACCCCGTCCATAGGATGCACGCTTATCATCCCATTCATCTTTGCCGCCTTGAACATAGACCCCATAGCGATGTACGTCTGACGGATAGTTGATCCTGCATAGTCGGCTTCCATCCGGTTGAGTATCATCTTGCAGTGCATGGGTTTGACATCTGACAGCTTCATTGCGCCGATGACTTCCTTGATGTTGTGACAGTACCGTTCCCTATAGTTCCGCTTCGTGTTTGGTGACAGACCGCCGAGGAGTTGGTCATGCCAAAACGAAAACCACTCGTCTACCGTCATGCTGCTTGAGACAACGGGCGTCCCATGTTTCTCCTTATACTTAACTTCCTCTAACCAGTTGCGAGCGTCTGGGAGGGAGCGGAAGTATTTCTCAAACAGTCCACCCGTCTTGCTCTCGTACCTTACATAATAGCGCCCATCCTTTCTCTGACATATTCCTTTGCCACATTCTTTGCCTTTAAGGTTTTTGCCCATTTTAGAAACTCCTTCCCGGCGAACGAGGGAAGAGTCTCATACAACGAATTGTATTGTAGCATATCGGACATTTTTTCTCAAGAGTCAAATCATCAACTTATCACTGATGAATTGCTCAAACTCCCTCCTCTTCACCAGTTTTTTCGTGCCAACAAATAGGACGAACGGGCATTCAGGTTTCTTCAACATGCTGTCGATCTTGTTGATCCCTATGTTGCTGTACTCTGATGCTTCGCGGATCGTCAACGCTAACTTGAGATTGATTGGCACCTTCTCTTCATGATCCATTACCTTCCTCCTATGTAGCAGCAGAGCTGCCGTCGTCTAAGACAGCAGCCCTGCTTTTGCGATAGTGCTTCATCAACGGCCCGTAGAGCCCATACCGCCGTCCCTGACGGCCTTTGCGTCGTCGTTGTATGTAATCCCATACGGGATAAAGATCGCCTGCATAAAGCCATCTCCGGCGTTTACACACAGGGTTTTGTTCTCCCGTGTGTCGTTGGTAATCTTGATGAAGATGTGACCCTCATTCGAGGAGCCGTAGTAATCTTCATCGATCACGCCCACCGTGTTGTCAAGTTGAATGCGGTACTTGAACCCCATGCCGCTGCGCGGGAGGGCGGCGAGCCACCACCCGGAATCGATCTTCACACGGATACCTGTCGGCACCTTGATCGTACAGCCCGGCGCCAAGTCAAACCTGATTGGTGACTTGAAGTCGTATCCAGCCGACCCTGACGTTGCCCTTGTCGGCAGCTCAATGCCGTCGTACAAATCACGGATAACACTGTCATCCATGCTGAAGCAGTCTTTGATGGCGGTATAGAACTGCTCATAGCTTACCTTTTCAAACTTACCTACTCGCTCCATTGTCTTCCTCCATGTATTCTATGTGTGCCGTGCTAAGGCGAAACACTGTATCGTGAGGGAGTTGCTTCACATACAGTATGCGATGGAACCTGTGCCCTCTGATATTGTTAATGGACGCGCTTATGAACTTGATATAGCTCCCATTATTGAACGTGATGAACTGGTCATTCGACCTGTTGATATGCCCGTCAACAGCGGAGAGCATTTCGATATCTTCTTTGATCAGGTCGTATGCTTCTGCGCAGGCACACTTCGCGTCCGCGATAGTACGTGTGACTATACCAACATGGTATCCTGGTTTGTTCACACACGTCCTGATTGCCTTGAGCAAATCAAGGAAGCTGTATTCCGCTATCATTTATCCATCATCTTCTTGATGACATGGTAGATGACATTGCCAAGGAGCGCGCCGGCTGTAGCAGTCAGGAGCGTTTCCAGCGGAGACACCACGATGACGCTATCCAGGTCAACACCATACTCCACACCGTCTTCACCCTCATTGTATACAGTAGTGGTACAGGGCGGCGTCGGGTCACTAAAGGAAGTGACAGAGTGGATCTTTGTCACCCTGCCGTTCTCGTTGTATTGGTACTCAGTATCCGTGGTAGTTGTCGGTTGTACGATACACATATCAGTTCTCCTTTTTTTACACAATCCCATAGCTCCCGTATGGGCATTTTACTCTTCTCAGGATGTCGCTCGCGAGAGTGTCATAATCCTCTTTGCAGCCATCGTATTGCGCGCAAACAACACCATGGTCGTCCAGGAACGCGTGCATTACGTTGGACAGTTCGTCACTCTCGGCTTCAGTCTGGAACCGGCCAGACGGGTTGTAGGGCTTTACCCTATTGATGAAAACATTCATGGAGTCGTAGGAGTTGAACACCTTCATGATCAGCGCGTCGAACTCCTTGCCAAGAACTTCATCATTTGCGTAGAAACTTGACAGCAGAATTGGAGAGTCGGTGATGACCACATCCACTTTACCTTGGACACGGCTGATGCGGAAATACTGCTTACCGAAGATATATGCTTGGTTTTGGAATACGGCCTTACTTTCCTCCCACACTTTGTCCTTTACGAACTCAGTTACCAGTTCTGCATTGATGCCGGCCATTTTGAGCTTGGAGAATATGTAGGCCGCGCCGGTTGATTTGCCGGCGCCGGGAGCGCCAAAAAGATTTACAACAAGCATTTGTCTGCCCTCTTTCTTCATTTCGTTTTCACATACAGCCCACAGTGGCATGTGCCACTTTCCATCTCACGGAACTCTCTGCACATACACTTGGTGTCATCTGTTCTCACCAAAGAGCATGGGCAGTATCCTCCGTTTTCCTTGAGCTGTTTACGAATCTCCTCCACAAGTTTGCTGTCTGTGTTAACTCTGATACTCATGGCAATCCTCACTCTTTCCCGTAATTTTCTCCTTCAGCCGCAGCCTTCTCCATCTCGTTGCGAAGTTTGTCACGGTAATACTGATGGATGCCCATCTCTCCGTATCTCTCTGCTTCGATATCGACCCACGATTTTGCTGTCAGATGTATGATTCCCTTTTTCTCCACGTTGTCCATATAGGAAGACGCGATGATATACGGGTAGTACGGTACGCAATCCGCACGGCAACGGAGCTCAAGCGGTTCGCGGCTGTCGCCTACATACACCTTGCTGTTTAAGATACAGTCAAGACCGAAGATATCAATCTCATCGAAGAAGTCACACTTACCTGAGAACCCGCTCATGATTTTCACCCCTTATATTCGTTATGAAATTCGCTCTGCGTACTGGTTGTCACTGGCGAGAGTTACCCCCAGTATCTCGTCATATCTGCTTTGCCTGTTTGGGATGTAACGACCAAACTTGATGATGATATTATTGAACCCCTTGAGAACATCGAGCGCGTCTTTGATCTCGTCAGGGTAGTATCCGGTGTAAATCACCACGTCGTCGTCACACATAAACTCTGTGCGTAGCAGATATATGAAATGCTGAAGTTCCTCGAATTGCTCGAAAGGTTCCAACCCTCCAAATATGACTGCGTGTGTTACCGGGTTATTGATGTACCGTTTGCACAGGTCACGATCGTCTAAAAAGACGGGGGCGCGTGAGCGCCACCCGTCATTTTGACATACCGACAGAGGGATACCGGCTTCGATACAGCACTTCCCTCCGCAGGAGATTGTGCCGATAAACATAGCCGGGGTGTGGTAATCATCAAACCTTTCGTCGATGACTGTCTTCATCCTCATTAGAGCTGCACCCTATCTGAGAACTCAGCCTTCTTCCCGCGATTGAAGTTGTCCACATCGCGGAGATAGCCTGTGATACGCTGGTACTTTCTGAGCCGCTTCTTGCAGTACGGGCATTTGTCAACCCTCTCCGCAATATAGCCGTGGTCGTCGCAGTACCGTGAGATGGGGGACAGACTCATGTACGGAACCTTATAATTCTCGCACATCGCCTTCACGATAGCCTTCGCCTGTTCACCGCTGATTGCACCGTTCTCCCAGATGTGGATGACAGTGCCGCCGGTGAACTGAGTCTGCAGTTCCTCCTGGTGCTTGAAGGTGCTATCGATACCCTCAATCAGTTTGACGGGGATGTGACAGCTATTGGTATAGTAGCAGTCGAGGCCGCTGCCCTGTGTGATGATGTCCGGGTAGAGCTTACGGTCAGCCAACGCGAAGCGGTAGCAGGTGGACTCAGCCGGCGTTGCTTCATAGTTGTAGAGGTGACCGGTTTCCTCCTGGTAGGCCAGCAGGCGGTTGCGAATGTGGTCGCCCACCTCGACACAGAACTGCTTGGCGTCAGGATCGAGGATGTTCTTGCCCATGAAGTTCTCACACATCTCGTTCATGCCACACACACCGATGGTGGAGAAGTGGTTATTGATGGTGCCAACATACTCCATGTACGCCGGGATCATATGCGTGTTGATGATCTCCGTCTGGAGCCACTGGCGCTTGATCTCAAGGCTGTCCCTTGCGATGTCAAGATACTTGTCCAGCTCCTTGAAGAACGACTCCTTGTTCCCCTTGTTCTCGTACCCGAGCCTTGGGAGATTCAGAGTCACGACGCCGATTGACCCAGTGGAGTCGCCGGCGCCAAACAGGCCACCGTTGCGGTGGCGCAGCTCAGACAGGTCAAGCCGCAGACGGCAGCACATAGAGCGCACGTCAGAGATATCCAGGTCGCTGTTGATGAAGTTCGTAAAGTACGGGGTGCCGTACTTGCCGGCCATCTCCCACAGCATTTCGTTGTTCGGGTTCTCCCAGTCGAAGCGCTCGTGAATGTTGTATGTCGGGATGGGGTAGGCGAACAGCTTCCCATCCGCGTCACCGTTCAGCATGATCTCGAAGAAGACACGGTTGAGCAGATCCATCTCCTGCTGACATGATCCATACGTGAAGCTCTGGAGCTTGCCGCCCACGATGACATACTCGTCAAGCATGTCCCTTGGCGGGGTCAGGTCAAAGGTGATATTAGAAAACGCCGGCTCTGCGCCGGCGCGGCTGTTGGAGTTGATACTGAAAATGAAGTTCTGCATGGACTGCTTCACTTCATCGTATCCGATCTTGTCCGCCTTGATAAACGGGGCGAGCAGAGTATCGAACCCGTTCAGTGCAACGGCGCCCATGATCTCGTTCTGGAAGATGGTCACCAGATTTGCAATCTGATTGAGTACGGAGTCGAAGTGCTTCGCCGGCGCTGAGGTCGGAACGCTCGGGATGTGCCGCACACCCTTGAGCAGGATATCCTTGAGGGAGTAACCCACACAATAGAGCGTCAGGCCGCCCAGGTCATGAATGTGGATATGCCCATCGACATATGCCTGCGCGATGTATTCGGGGTACACCTCACGAAGCCAGTAGTCCTTACTAACCTCTGAGCCGATGTACTTGTTCATCGCGCCGAAGCTGTATGGTGCGTTGGAGTTTTCCTTAACTCTCCAGTCCTTCTTCTCCAGATAGGACTCAACAATGTTCTTGCTACTTTTCATCTGATGCCTCCTTATATGTATTTGCCCAGTTGATTGCTGCGCCGCAATCATAAAGCTGCCCATCCACAGACAGCACCGGGACTTTTGTAATTCCAAGAGAGAGCATCTTTTCGACGGAGGTTTCCTCCGTGTATTGGATCTTCTTCTCGTCCAGCAATGCTTTGAGCGCCCTACAGTTTGGACACCCAGTGGTATACATCGTGACCACCTTGTATCACCTACCTCTCGTTCGCGATCTTGCAGACCTCGATATATGCTTCATCCCAGTTCATGACCCTGACAGAGCCAAGCACAGATGCGTCTATACCGCGATTGTGTATCGCGTCCATCAGGATCTTCCTGTATGAGCCGCCGTAATGGTTGTGAACGCCATCATCAATCAGCACATCGCCATTGATAAGCTGCTTACGACTGGTGACGATCACATCGTCCCACGTCAGGAAAGGGAAGTATTTGAACAATACCTTCTCCGCCTTTGCTCTGATGGTGACATAGGTAGAGGCGGTCACAATCAGAACATCGTGACCGTCCTCGATCATCTTCTGTAAAGCCTCCACTGCGCCGTCGATAGGCTTGACCCAATCCCAGAAGTCATCTTCGAGCAGAGGCGCGTAGACTTGCTCCCTGGTAAGCGTTGGGAATGCCTTGGACACATCCCACTGATTCACGGCTTCGTACGGTACGTTGGTCCCGTACTTCCACTTCAGGTACTGACACCATGCGAGGGACAGACCCTCTATCGTGTCGTCCATATCAACAAGCACAGTCAGCTTCCGCATAGCTTACACCCTGTTGCTCTCTTTATGAGCCGTCATATAGTCGTCAATCGTTATCTGATTCGGATCAACATACGGCTCGTCCTGTTCTTCCTGGTGTGATTTGCTGAGATAGTGCGGCATATCGTCAAACTGCGTCTGACCAAGTTCTTCGTGGTGGATGATCGCAAGGATGTTCCATGCGGCGGCAGACAGGTGGTCTTCATCGTCCATGCCCATAATGAACTTGTCAATATGCCGCTTCGCGGAGTCTATGTATCGGGAGAACGGCATACCCTTCTCCCAGTTGCGGTCAGCATACTTCCGGCTGCCGGCCTCATACCACATGGCAAGGCGCCTCATACCGAATGGCGTAATCAGATCATACCGACCTTTCTTGGTAGACGGTTCGCGAATCGCCATGCCTTCGCCGTATGTCATACGCTCTCCACCATCATTGATCTTCTCATCCGTATAGCTCATTTTGTTTCACCCTTTCTCGGCATCAGGCCGCATGTCTTCCTCTCCTTGCAGAAGCCAACGTACTTACACTTCGGCATGAAGTAGTTGTCCACAACGTATGCCCACTCGGGCGAGTATGCGTGGAGTGCGTCACGCACATCACCAAAGAGTCCTCTGAACTCATGGTACGCCCGTGAACACAGCCTCTGGTGTGACATATCAATCAGATTGCGGAGGTTGTGCTTGCATACGATCTTCGTGGTCATACCAAGCGGGAGACCAAGAGCGGAGTCCTCACGGGGTACACCGGCCTCCTCCAGATCCTTCAGCCCATCTGCGATATCCGCCATGATACCCGCGTAGATATCGCTTGCCACAGGGTTCTTCTGGATACTCGGCGGTGTCACAAAATCGAACCCATGCTCATAGTCGATATAGCGTGTGCTTGCCTGCAGTCTGGTTGGAGCTCCGCCGACGTGCGTATACCACTCGCGGATGACCCTTGCGGAGTATCCGTCAAGGATCATATACACATCAGGGAACTCAAACGTTCTGCCATGCTCGCTTTCGAGGCAATCAAGGCCGCGCTTGTAGTTCTTCTCCTGGTTGGTGATGTCTGCACCCCAGCAGACACCGGCTTCCTCACCAATCATTGAGATCGGAGAGTGATATGTAAATCGCTGAATTGTTACTGTTCCCATTCAATTCCTCAACTTTCATATGGTGAGGGGAGACTATAATCCCATGTGGAGTAGTTCCCCTTGTAGGCATTACGGAAATGGTTGTGAGTACCATCTCCATGGAAATAGGTATAGTCTTTTGGCAGCACTCTGCCGACTGACACCTCTCCGTTTCTCTCTGCATTCCACCTTGAAAGTACATCCAGAGCGAGATCATATAGATCGTCTCTGACTGGGGTATCACTGACGTACGCAAACTGGTTAGGGGCAGTCATGACATAGGTGATCGTGTCACCATCAAATTCATCACTGTCCACGCGATTGCAGACGCACCATGCAACACATGCTTTCTCTGTGTCGCTTGGAATACCGCCGCACTCGCGATACAGCAGCTTCGCCATCATGACGACTTCTTCCTCGGTGTAGTACATGATTTCCGTTTCTTCCTCGATGCCAGCACTGGCTACATCGTTTTCTTTTATTTCATACGTTGGCCTTGCTTCTTCCACCGGACGTGCCGTATGCCTGAACATCGTTGGTGCTGCAGAGGTAGCCGGCACAGCATCTGCTGTACCGCGTACCATATTGCATCCAGCGCTGATCATAACGGACGCAGTCCATATAGCAGTGATCAATAGCAACGTAATAAAAATCAAAGAGCGTTTCATAGAGTACCTCCAATTACTACGGCAGCGAAAAAGACGACGCCGAAGCGCCGTCCATTCGCTGTATCGTAGCTTACTTGATGTTATGAGCAGCTTTACTCCATAGCGTTCAGGATATCCATAAAGCTGCTCTCGTCGATCTCGTCCGGTTCCTCATCTGGTTTCTTTGCGTCATATGTATCAATCTTGAACGACACGCTGCTTGCTGATTGCCACTGTTGCGGTGTGTATCCTGCGGTGGTTGAGCTCATATATGGGCTCTGTACCCACCACGCATCGTAACCAGAATCGTATGTTCCATCGAACATCGGAGGACCTGGGACGAGGTAGAACTTGTCCTGCTCTACGCCTTCAGATAAGACGATTGGTATACCGTTGTATCGTGCGATAGACCCATCTCCGACCACGCCGCCTTCCGCGAGGTCGCTTGTGTTTGATACCATAGCCCGTGCTGTATCAGGGTGCATGACGATTCTATTCGGGATTCGACCTGATTGCGCGGTCATGATATCTACCATCCGGCTTAGTTCTTGCTCAAAGTCCATTCTTCCTAACCCTCTATTGGTGAGATCCGACAGCTTGGAAGGATGTGCTCTTTCATCAGCTTATCAAAGCATTCACAGCACAGGTCGAGGTTGATTACCTCGCCGTCGAACTCGCTTCCATATCCAACATGATGGTGAAACCCAAATTTCTCTTGTGTATCCCACATGTCGAAATCCTTCCCGCACATATTACATACCAGCTTTGTCATTCCATCTCATCCCTTTCTTCCATAGTGTTTCTTACGCAACTACCAACATACGCCACTCTTCCATACTGTGGCATATCTCTGGACGGGCGTACTCAGGCAGGTTGACTGCTGTGATCAGACCAGCAAGATCTGGGCATACTGCGTTCCCGCACTTCTCCATCTGCTCGGCGTTGGTCATCTTCCTGCCCTCGTAGTCTTCCGCGAACATGTAGTCAGGAGCGAAGCCCATAGCGCGGTACGCCTCTTTCGCCTTCAGCATCCGCAGGCCGATATCGGTCAGGAAGTACCAGTCCCCATCAATCATTCTCAGAAGGACTTCGTCATCCTTCAGATCGTAACCAGCCCACTTATTCAGCATGGCCCGTATCTCAGGCCAACGTCCCATATTCACGCCGTCCCGATACTTTGCCACCATCGTATGTATCACAGCAAACTCACCGGCGGATGCCGTCACAGTCTGCAAAGGCTGAGACAGGTGCTGCCCTATGTTGTCGCCCTTGAACTTACACACATGGGCGAGAACGAGACCTTCTCTATCCCGAGCCGTCACAGTATGAAGCGGCTCATGGATATCCTGTCCATGGTCGTCGTTCCCATAATACTTGGTCAGGATAGGAACCACGACGCCATAGCGATTAGATGCGTCCAGGGTCATGATAGGCTCATTGACACCCTGACCACGGACTTTCTCAGACTGCTCTGTATGATACTGAGCGAGGTATGGTGTCTTCACTCCATCGGACGAACGCACGACATATATGTCGTTGGACTTCAGGATGAACTTGTCCAGTCCTCTGGTGATACGCCTCATGGTATTATCCTTGAGAGGACGTACGGCACGTATGGAATATCGCTCCATAATCTCCTGCTTCGTATCAAAGATACTTGGCGCCGGAATGTCGTAGTCAAGGATGTCGGCAACCTGACGCCACGGCTCAAGCTCCCCGTGCAGGACGGCTTCACTGTCACGCTTCGCGTGTGTCTGCTTCGGCCAGACGATAGGTTTTCCATCACAGCGGAACACGCCGAAGAATCTTGTGCGTGTGGTATACACACCGTAGTCTGCCGCGCATAGCTCACGCCACTCCATCTTGTACCCAAGACCATGAATCAGCTTCTGAGCTTCATCTCCCTTTGGGTCGATATGGAGAAACTCACAGCACTCATATAGCGCCGGATGGTCTGGCTCGATGCCGGTGGTCAGGATTTTCACAAACCCATCAAAGGTTTCTCCAGCTCTTGACTGGTCAGGGTACTGCTTGCCATCACGTTCAATGAGCGGTCCCCATGTCCTGATTTCCGGTACGTTCTCCATAGCCATGACCCTCGGCCTTACGCTGAGCGCCCACTTCACAAGCACCCATGACAGGCCACGGATCTCTTTCTTCACAGGGGTTCCGCCACGGGCACGGGAGAAGTGAGTACAGTCTGGTGAGAACCACGCGAACCCCATAGGGTAGCCGCCGCAGAACTCCTTCGGGTCAACGGCGAACACATCCTCTTTGTAGTGTTCCGTGAACGGGTGGTTGGTCTTGTGCATCCTGATGGCGGCGAGGTCGTGGTTGACCGCGCCTACCACAGGGATAGTCGTGTACCGGACGATGCCGTCCGTGCTTCCTCCGCCTCCGCAGAAAAACACGCCGGCTACCTCGTCCGTCTTAATCTTTGCTCCGTATATGGTTGCCACCTCCGGTTATCTTATTGTGACACGCAGCTCTACTGCCCTGCCATCTTTCAGCGTCCACTCATACCCGCTTGACGTTGCCTTTGAACAACTGATCCCTCCGAGAAGTTCCTGCACCATGTAATCTCTCACAGCGCACAATGCTTCGTCGGTACACTCAGTCTTGTTCTGCCACAAACCCTTATTCTTGCTGTTCAGTGTTCCGGCATAGATGGCAAACGCCCCGCATCCGACATGATATTCTGCCACTTAAATCACCGATCCTTTTCGTGAGCCATCACATGTTTTCGAGGCTTTCAATGAAGGCTTGCATAAATGAAGTCCTTTGCTTTGCGCGCTCCACTTCTGCCTCACATCTTTCTTTCGCGCGCTTAACATCATCTTCAGAAAGTTTTATCAGTTCATCCATATACTTTTGGATAGCCTCATCACTTTCATCCAGTTCGCTTGCGATATCATTACGGTATGTGTCAAACATCAATGGAGTATATACACACATATCTATTTGGCTCAGAGCGAACTCCTTGATCCCGTTATGTTCTTCGGATGGAGGAACCCACGCCTCGACCTGGCGGCGTACATTCTCATATTTCTTGTTGATCTCTTCCATCATTTTGAGCTGCCGTTTTGCGCGCTCTACTCTGCTGGTATGTTCCGCCCGCATATGATCCCTTGCTTCTGTGAATGACATGTTCTTAACAACCTGAAGCTCTTTAACCGAGTCCTCATATCTTTTCTGGTAATAAGGGTCAGGTTCAAAATGAGTTGGCGTCGGAACAGACAGCGGTTCATCACGAACGTCGATTGCCACTCCAAACGCCCGTGAACAAAGCATTAGAAAATCTTTCCCGGTAGTGATATCTCCATCCTCGATATAAGCTGTGTATCCAGTTGGCATATTCTCACCTCACACTTCAAAAATAAAAGTAGAGTTTTATACACGCATTCAGGCTACACCTGCACGCTGGTTGCCATGCGGCCGTCTGTCACAAAGACCATAGTCATATGGTTTGCCTGTTCGCTTTCCTCGTACTCCGCATCGTCCATGATGATGTCCTCACTGACAATGCTCTGCACGAGTTCCTTGATACTGCCGTGGAACTCATTCGCGAGGATCGTTGCGAACAGGTCTAACCGTTCATAGTCTGATTTGCTCTCCAGCGTCATCAGGGCAGTCTCGCCTCGCTCGAAATCCCTGTAGTAGGTATTCTGAAAACGAAGGTACGTGTATAGATCGATCTCCGCTTTTCCGAGGTTCACCCATCTTCTTGTACCGCTCTCTCTGTAGCGAATTGTGAGTGTCGGAAACAGGTTGGACTTTGATGATATCCATCCGCCGTGCCGCACCGCCTTTACCTTATACTCAATTAAGTACCGCACAGCTCACACCATCCCTAAATGCTTTCAGGCCGCTGATGGCCTTCTCCTGTTTCGCAATGCGGCTGTATAGAGAGGCGATGGTACGCTCTACCTCCCGCCCATCCTCGGAGTAGTAGTACCCACGCCGGCACGAACAGATCGGCTCTCCCGCAGACCTTGTTACGTTAATCATGGCGCGCACATCAATCCCGCTGACACACATATGGGATTGTGTGGCCCATTGCTATGGGCTTTTATGTATTCAGTGATAGGCTCCATACGGTTACCTCCAGGCTAAAATAAAAGATGCTCATAATCGAGCATCCTGAAGTAGATCTTGTCTCGTTCCCACCGCTTGCAGATGATGATGTCGCCCTCACGAATTGGGTCTTGGTCGAACCTCTTCTTGAACACTGTCATCCTGCTTTCCTTTCCGCCCCCTATGGACTGTGTCAGGACGCTGTATCCAAACACCTCGTTGTCCTTCTTGCGGCGGACAGGGTAGACATTGGTGATGAAGAGTTTGTTGCGGTCACATTCCTCACCAGACACATAGCCTGCGTATCCCATGATGTCCCGGAAGTTCTTGGCCTTCATGAACACGGACAGGTCGTTGACATGTGATCCCTTGATGAAGTGTTCAATGTCATGCAGAAGCTCGTCCATCTCTGTGATCGTGTAGCTCTTGGCATCTTCACCGCTTTTGGTCTTACCAGTTGCACACTTTTTGACGATGCGCTCCAGCCACGTCCCGTCAATGTTCTCCTTGCGAATCTTCTTCGCGTCACCCTTTTTGAAGAGTTCAAACATCTCAATAATCTTGAACAGCTCACGCTGGTTACCGAACATCGAGAAGTAGTCGATCTTAATCAGTATGTCGAGCTGTCTGGAATCAATGGACGTTTTGGTGTTGATGTCACGGAGCAGGTCAATGAAGTAGTCGTAGTGGTTGGACTTTGACAGCGCATACAGCTCGTCCGCCCCGGCCATACTCATATACTTGACGCTGCTGACACCTTTTGCGATGACATTCTTTTCTTTGTCAAAGAAGTATTCTCCCTTTGACACACCGAACTTTGGCTGGATAATCTTGATGCCGCGCTGACGAGCCAGCATTGTTCCGTTCTGGATATCATCTTCGTTGGCGGCGTTGTTCAGGAACGATGTGATAAATTCGATTGGGTTGTAGTACCGATAGTAGGCACACAGGTACCCAAGCAAGCAGTACGCAACCGAGTGGTTATCGCGTTGACCCGCTGTTTCCAGCGGCGCAGACTATATCTTCGGCCTTAGCCGTCCTTGCACTTCCAGCGGAAACTCATCCTCCGCCGTACTCCCTCGCGGGATAGTCGTTACACCTTCCGATATGGCTCCCACGCAAAACCTCCAGCCGAGTATGCGCGCAGGCTGATACATTGCAGTATCGCTCTCGCGCTTATACCGGTCTCACGCTCCGCTTCTGTGGCGGAACTATATACCTCAATGATGTCGCCGTCCTCTGTCATCTGAATGACTGGCGTACCTTTTGGTTTGCGCAGGTTGTTATATAAAGCGTGCAGGTTATTGTAGCTGTATGTAGTCCATTCCAGATTGCTGACATCGTTGTTTGTCTTATCCCCGTCAATATGATTGACCATCGGATACCCATATGGGTTTGGAATGAACGCGGTGGCGACCAGGATATGTACCAGTGCCACATTAGATGTTCCGTCCCGGCGAAGGTTGACGACCATATAGCCGTTACCATCCTTGCCCTTGGTACGGGTCAGCTTCATCTCTCGTCCACGTAGGCGCCTTGGGTTTCCTTTCCTATCTATAACCGTGCGGTCTACACTTCTGACGTGGCCTGAGTCGCTGACTTCATAATACCCTTCATAACCTTGTATCGCTTTCCAGAGCATAAACACACCTCTCTGATCGGCTTGGCACGGTATCGCCTGCTATCCGTTGCCGGACCGTAGGTTCTCTTAGTCAGATGCTTCGTCCTTGGTGATGGCGCATATCTCCCTGTAGGGCTTCATGCGCCGGTCTTATTCATCTGATACCGTTAGCACCGCTCTAAGCGGCACACCCCTGAGTCATAGGGTTCACAAGAAATGAGCTAATCACTAACCCAAACATGTATGCGGATGCGTCCTCAATGATCTTGAGGAACTGCTTGGCCTCCTCCTCCGCAACCTCTCGCGGATGTTCTGACTTATCGCAGTACCCGTTGAGGATGACTGGCATCCATTCATCGAGGAGTTCCATCTTCTTCTTTGCGATGCCGCGCCGAACAGAGTCCGCCTGGCTTCCATTCAGGCCGCAGATACGCTGCAGGAATTGAATGATATCCTCCTGATAGACAAGGTATCCGAGGTTATCCTTCAGAAGCTCGTCAATCAGTTCAGACGGATTGTGGTTCTGTACTCTGGCGAGGAGCTGCTCACGATAGGACGCTCCAGACGGTCTGATACAGGCTGTCACCAGAGACATGTCGAAGATACTGTGGGTCTTGAACTTCTTCAGACTGTCGAACGCGAAGTTACCCTCCATCTGGAAGATACCGACAGGGCTTTTCAGCATGTCCTCCCACACGGCATCGTCGTTCCAGTCAATCTCATGTGTCTTCGGATATGGCCTGTTAAAGTACGAACAGCAGTCGCGGATGACCTGGACGGTCTTGAGTACCAGGAAGTCATACTTGGCAAGCCCAGCCTCGTGTGCTTCGTCCATGTCCAGCATGAGGCAGTTCTCTCCGTCCTTCTCAAATATGCCATAGTTATCTACCAATGTAACAGGACTGATAACCATGCCGGCAGGGTGGACGGACTGCGAAACTTTTACTCCGAACATCCCCTTGACGAACCGGAATAGCTCCGGGTACTTCTTGGTGGTCGGAACCTCACACACCTCGTCGAGGTGTTTCTTGTAGAGCTCGTCCTCAATCACGTCGTATTTGTCCAGAAGAACCTGCACGTCTGCGGCGAACTCCTTCTTGATGTCGCTGATGCGTTCCAAAGACCACGGGTTGTCCTTTGATTCACCGTGTTTCTTCACCCACTCAAACGACAGGTGACGCCCAACGTCATCTATGACGCCACGACCTTTGATTGTACCGTATGATGCGACACGAGCTGTCTTGTCCGCCCCAAACCTGTTCGTGATGTACTCGAAGATTGCAGGGCGGTCAGCCTTCACAACGTCGATATCGATGTCCCCGATCTCCACACGATCCTCGTTACAGAATCGAGAGAACACGGTATGCCATGTCTCGGGGTTGAGGTCGATGATGTCTGTCACATATGCGACCCGTGAACCTCCGACAGAACCACGGGCTGTGCCTATGGCCATACCCTGTTCTTTGCACCAGCAAATGAGTTCTGACATGGAACCCATGAACCCCATCATGCCGATCTTGTGGAAGACCGCCATCTCTTCGTCGATTGCGGTACGGAATGCTTCTACCTGCTCAGGCGGAATCACACCGCTGGCTACCTTCTCATTGAACATCCTATCGACACGCTCAATGAACTTTTCCTCGTCAGCTTCCTTCGACCCATATAGGATAGGATACTTGATAGACGTATCCACCTCGAAGTTCTCAACCATATCGTCCAGGAGGTTTGTGTTCGCGATTGCTTCCAGGTACACATCTTCATCCAATGCGCCCTGCTTGGCGAACATATCCACCAGTTCGTCGTAGGTCTTGAACGTGAGATCGAATGTGTCCTCGTCCCCGTAGGTCTTGCGCTTCGCGCCGAGAAGGATCTGCCGGCACTCAGCTTTATACGGAGATGAGCTGTGGGTGTCTGTGCCTGCAATCAGCGGTGTCCCGAGTTCCTTTGACAGGGCAAGCAGCCGCCGGTTGAACGCATACTGCTCTGGATGGTCATGTGCCTGAACCTCAAAGAAGGTGTACTTCTTCGCCAGCTCCATGTACCGTGGATGCGTCACAGGCAGCTTATTGAGCGGAGAGGCGAGACACGCACTGGTAGATATGATGTTGCCTGAGATACCGAGGAACTCGTCAAAGGTGATGCGGTTTGTGTAGTAGAAGTGAGCCTTGTCACAGGACTTCCGAATCAGAAGGTTCAGCTCACGGATACCATCCATGTTTCTGGCGAGCAAAACTGTATGGTAGTTGTCACGAATGCGTTCATTGCCCTCTGTGAACAGGCGCTCTGTCAGGTAAACCTCAACACCATAGATGAACTTAATGCCCATCTTGTCGCAGTAGAGCTTCTTTGAAAGCCAACCACGCGGCAGGCCATGCTCTGTTGACGCGATTGCCTTCTGACCATTCTGCACCGCAAGATCTACATACTCGCTGAACTTTGTGCAACTGTCGAGCAAACTGTAGTCTGAGTGCATATGGTACGGTATGTATGTGCCTATCGCAACCGCCTCCTTTCTTGGTAAAGCGTTTCGAAAACCTCCCGGCCTTTGTCGGTCGGGCTGTCCTTCGGCTCCAACATTTCATCTTTGTTGCGCACCCAGTACACGTTGGCATACTGCCTGAGCTTCATGATGTTCGCATCCTCACGTATGTTGATCTCGGCGTCCAATGCGAATGTTACCGCCACACCCAGTTTGATCAGGATCTTAAACTGGTTGTCGTTCAGATGGCTTGTCAAAACCGCTCCGGTATTCTGGATACCCCAGCCGTCTGCCATCATCACGGACTTCGCGCCTTCAAACAGGATGATCTCACCCTTCGCACGAATCGGTGCGATGTTATCTGACAAACCGTAGATGGTATCCAGAGTACCAAGAGACTGAAAGTATGTGTACTTCCGAAGGTTCTTTTCCTTATAGTGTGGGTCGAGCGTTCTGCCGCATACGCTGATGATGTTGCCGCTGACATCACGGATTGGGTACACAAGGCGGTCGTAGAACGGATCATACCTGACCTGGAACTTTGCCATGGATTCCATACTGATACCTTCACGTTCCCACACAGCGAGCTTCTTTACATCCCACTCGTAGCGGTTCATGTAGTCGCTTTGCAGTACATAGGTTTTTGATTGTTTCTCCTTTTTATGCCTGACCTGAAACCTTTTCGCAACCGTTGTTGCAGCGAGCCGGCGCGGCGCGCTGGTCTGTTGTTCATCGTCTGTTATCCCGGCGTATCGTTTCAGGATATCGAGCCCCTTCAGGAACCCACAGTTGTGATATGCACATATGAAATCCAGAACATTCCCGCCCTTACCGGACGAGAAGTCATAGAACTTCTGCATCTCTGTGTTAATGGAGAATGACGGTGTGCGTTCATCCTTGAGTGGACTGAGACACCAGTATTCGCCGTCCTCTTTTTCCACCGGATCGCAGAACTGAGATATGTATTCCAAGATATCAACACTCTCTACGATCTCGTAAACCTCCACACCGTCACCCCCAAAATTTAATATGGTTCCTGCTGTACGTGCTGCTTTGCCTCTTCATACGAGATCAGGTTCCCGCAGAAGTTCATGTCTATGTATTCGTCTGGAGACATCTGCGGGCCGTTGCGGTTCAGCACGACACGAAGTTTCTTGTTGCCGCACTCAGGCCCGTCTGCCTCGATCTCTTCCGGCAGCTTGTCCTGGATGATTGCGATAGTCGAAGCATTGCGCCCGATCTTTGCGCTGTCTGCGACTCTGCCTGTCGATGTGGCCTGCGCCGCTCCAATCCCGGCGATGTTCATATCACCACAGATCTGGTTCTTGACCATATCGACAAACCTTCCGAGTTCCTGGTAGCTGTCGAAGGCGTCGCCCTCGCCCTTCCCCTTGAAGTAGTCCACAATCAGAACGTCAATACCCTGTGTGTGATTGACCTTCTTCACCGTCGTATAGATGCTTTGTGCGTCAAACATCGGCATATAGAGATGGGTGAAGCTCTTATTCTTCATCCACTTCCTGCACTCGTCAAGCCGCCTTGCTTCCTCTGGTGAGTAGTTTCCGCTGCGGACACGGTTAAACTCGATCTTCGCCAGATGTGCCATAAGCCTGCAGGTGAACAGGCGAGAGTTCAGCTCACTGTCTATATACATGACACGCTTACCTCTGCTCAGCAAATCAACAGCGCAGTTCAGGAGCATCATGCTCTTACCTTGCTTTGCCTCTGCTGCGAACACCACCAGCTCACCGGGTTCAATGGTCACATACTGATTGAGAGTCGGGAACTTGAAGGGGATACCGGATGTACCGTCCTTCTGCCTTTGACAGATCTGATACCATAGGTCATCTACCACATCCTTATACTGAGGAACCTCTTTGTTTGTGGAGAACTGCATCATCACATCATCGAGGGTGGAGTAGATCTTTTGCTCGATTTCTTTTTCTGTCATACTTTGGCAGATATTCTGACACTCAGACAGCTTCTGGTAAGTAGCGCGGCGGAACGCCATATTGAGTACAGACTCTGCGGCGAGCCTGTAATCCTCCGGTGTGTTTCTGGCGATCGATGTCGCGGTATTGATGAACTCCTCAACATTCCTCTCGTTCAGGACACTGTCAACCTTCGCTCTCAGCTTTGGCTGCGACCTTAAGATATTCAGGATGTTGTATGCGTCAACCGTGTGGATGTTGTGCTCTTCGAGTTGCTTAAGTGCGTAGAAGAGCCAGGAGTTCGTTTGGTTTGTAAAATGCCTTGGGTTGAGCTGTTCCACCAAATACACGTAGTCCGGATGGAAGACCAGAGAGGCAACTACACCGGCCTCACTGTTCAAGTCGCAAATATCATTGACATCCAATGTAATCACCTTCCGTTCGTCTGGAAGAAGCAGCAGTCGCCGCTCTTATCACAGATATATCTGCACTTCCAGTATTCTATCTTTGGAGACCAGTCTTCGTTCTCGGTGATTGTGTCAATGGTTTTGAGCGCCCATTCCTTTGTCTTTTCAAATTCTTCCTGACGGAAGGGCTCGGAGATCAACTGCCCCGTTCGGAAGCAGTTGAACTCCAGCCTGTCAGGGTATGTATGATAAAGCTGTTCCATCGGAACGCTATACAGGTAAAGCTGTCTCAGATATGAGTCCAGCTCGGCATCTGATACTGTTGGCTTCTTTCTCCCGGATCTTGGCTTCAGCGCCCTGGACTTGTTGTCAAGGATCACAAGTTTGCCGTCGTCCATCGCCACACAGTCGATGATACCTGTGAATGGTTTGTCACCAACGAGGAAGTCAACCTTCTGTTCCACCCCTACCGGCGACAAGTACGGGAAATCAATCTCGCTTAGATAGTCGTAACCCTGATCAAAATAGCTTTTGAATATTCTGTTGCTCGGCGCCTTGCCCCTTACGTTCTTACGAAACCCGGACACATATGCGCCTGTCAGCTCTTCTTTCTCCAAAAAACCTCGCAGATACAGTTCAATCAGCTTGTGCATAAAGCTCCCGTAGTCCGAGAAGAACATGGGTTTCTTGTCCGCCTTCTTGATGTAAGAAAGCAAAAACCCATATGGGCACATCTCAAACTGACCGATCCGAGAATAAGACCATGTGAAATCCGAAATGATATTCGAGTAGTTCACAAGTCTTCACCAGGTCTCTTAGAACGGCAGGCCGTCCTGATCGTCAACCTCACCGTCGTCCACGGAGAAAGCAGTCTTTTTCTTGCTGCCGCCAGACTTCGCGGCGGTGTTCCCGGAAGTATTGCTGTCAGCCATCTCAAAGTCGAAGACCTTGTAGTTGACATACTCCTTCTGCTGCTCCTTGTTGTACGTGGTACCCACGTCGCACTCCAGAATCCTGATCCGGTCTTTGGCCTTCAGGCTCTTGGCCGCCTCATGCGCCTTCCCGATGAAGGTGCAGAAGCCGGAGAAGTCCTGCTCATACTCACCGGTCATCTTGTTCTTGCGACTGGATGACAGGCGAACTCGTGTGGTGTTTCCGGACTTACTCGGCTCAGTTGACCACACAGACATGTAGTTCCCTACGCGAAATCCCATAGTACCAACCTTCCTTATGTAATACTTATTTCACGCCGAGTTCCTGCTTCAGCGCCTCGAACAGCTCGGACGCCTGAGCGGAAGTCTCTACGGCGTAGTAGTTCGCGCTCGGCTTGCCGTTCTCGCGAACATACTTCTTGGTCAACGTGATGACCTTCGGTTTGTCGTCAGGGTGCTGCGACAGATGGGCGGTCACCAGCCCATGGATCTGCTCCACGATCTTCCCGGCGATTGCGCGGTCTTCCTCGCCTTCAGCAAACCTCTGCTTGCTTCGCCAGTCGTCCGGGTCTTCGCCGTCCAGCGTTGCGATCTGGAAGAACTGCGTCAGGAACTGACGCAGGCCGTAGGTCAGACCGCTGCCGACTGCTTGTGCAGGATCGGCTTGGCTCCCTGCGATGAACCATGGCACATCGATCCTCTCGGTCGGGTCATCATCATTCACCCAGGTGTAGACGATGCCGGCCTTCGCCGTGAACTCATTGTTCTTCTCCTCGTACTGCTGGCCGTCTTTGGTGAACTTGGTCTTGCAGTATGTATACGGTTCGACGGACTCAGAGCCAGGAACGATGCTGGGGATCAGGGACACATTGTACTTGTTCATGCCGGCCGTGACCCTTGCCAGAATCTCGTCGATGGAGGTGTACTTGTAGTTGAACCCTTTCCGGTTCTTCTGGATCACCTCTGTCATCTTGCGGATCTTGGACAGCTTCTGTTGGAGGTTCAAAACTTCTTCTGCCATACTCGGTTCTCCTGTTACTCCACGGCGAGCAGCGACTTGAAGTTGGAGATCACCTTGTCGTTCTTGGCCTTTGCCTCGGCCAAGCCGCTCTTCGTAGCAGCAAGCTCCCTCTCATACTCGTCGATTTCGCCCATGGTCTCGCTGATGTTCTGGCTGATCTTCCCAAGCTCGTCAATCGTGTTGGTGACGAGAGACACCGCACGGTCAAACTGAGCATTGAACTGATTCAGCCGGTTCTTCTTCTGCGCCAAGATATCCATTGGCGCCTGCTGAGGTGTTGCCTGCTTCTTGAAAGCCATGTTGTTTCCTCCTTTTTAATCTTGTTTTGCTTCTTGTATGTACGTAGCGGCCTCATCAGCCACATGAAGCAACCATGCCAGTGGGAACTGCTCATATGTCTGGCCGACATTCTCGTTATCGAATGCGCCCATATGGCAGTTGATCGCGGCGGCCTCCTCCGGTGTGAGCTTAATGAAATTCTGAACAATGAACACCGACTTACTGCCGTGACCGCCGAAGCAGAACTTTTCCTTGATGGCGTAGGAATCGTAGCTTTCCCACCTACCCTCGCTGTTCTTCCGATTCCGCTTCTCGGTCACATAGAAATTGACCTTACAGAGATCATGGAACAGCGCGATAATCGCTGCCGTTTCCTCGGACGCCTGGATCTGTGGGTACGCTGCGAGCAAACGCTTCAGCTCGTCGTAGACGTTGAGTGAATGCTCCAGCAGACCACCCTGGTAACTGCCGTGGTATCTCCTGCTTGCCGGCGCTGTGTAGAAGTCACTGCTTTCCAGCCAGTCCATCAGACCATCTACGCCTTCTCTGTGGATCGCGCTGCACAGCGAGAGAAACCTTTCTTTCTCGTTCAATGGAACCACCCCTTTCATTCCGCGTACTCCCATGGATAGATAGGAATACTGCATTGATAGTTGATAGTGCCCATTTCAAGGCACTTATAGAGGGCGTCAGAATCAAACATTTTGAAAAATTTAACGCCCGGTCAACAGCTCTCGCTGGTGAACCCCTTATAGGTGGATGTATTTATCTTCCAAAACTTTAGGGTTCCTGTCCCTCCCGAGCTTGACGAACTTGCCGTCTTTCAGCTCGTAGAGGAAGTAGTATTCCCTGGATGGCTTCGATGTTGTAATGTAGCGAAGGTTGCCGTCCTTGTCGTAGTGGCCGACCCATACAATCTCTCCCTTTGGATACGCATACTCCATACTCTCGCCTCAAATAATAGTGTTGATAGAGCAAAAGAAAAGAGCCAGCCAGCACGGCTGTCTCTTTCCTGCCTGTTAGGTGAACACTGCTTTCCAGCAAGCGTAGTCATCAAACAGATCCCGCCTCAATATCCCTGCCACCTTGCTCCTTGTATAGTTCGTGTGGTAGGTGCTTCCCATCTTACTGATATGGTCAGCTATCAGTGTATCAAAGTTGACTGGGTCTCCCATACGTTCCGCCTCGTATACTCTGTAGAACACACCAGACAGGCGGAGCTTGCCGTATGTCAGCTCAACATCATGCGCCTTGAACGCCTTTTGGATGATACTTTTCACCGTGTTCAGCTTGACCTGTTCTGATCTGATACCACGCATCAGATACTCTCCGGCGCACCTGTTTCTGGTCTGCTTGTAACGCGGGTGTTCATAGACGAACTCTGTCGCGTCACATGCCATGCGGAACGCTGGTATCGCTTCACGGTACAGCTCATAGGACTTGCCGCCATGCTCAATCAACATAGAGGAGAAGTCCACTTCGCTGACCTTGATGTCAAGTGCGTCCTCTTCTGTGATGCCGGCGAACGCCATCCATAGGTAGCACCTGTAGATACAGTCAACCGTGTTGCTCTCAACAGGCTGGAACACCTTGTCCAATGTCGCCTGGAGATGCCTCGGAGATGAAACCATACGGCGCCTTATCTTTTCGTCCATCTGAGACTGCACATCGTAGATAGCGTCACATGTCTCATATCCGTTGTCCTTACACCACACGACGTATGAACGGAGGAAGGCGACATACGAATCCATAGACCTTGTTCTTGCACCGAAGTTCCCGTTTATAATCTCCTGCACAGTCTCCAGAGGAAGCTCGCAGAAGTCGGTGCCGGCTGCCTCCTCATACCTTCCTGTTGTCCGGAACACAGAACGTCCGAAGTCTGACGAACTCCGCGTGCTTTCGATGAACTGTACCTTGCGCTCTTCGTTATACATACCCGTCCTCCTCATGCCACACTGTTCAGTCTGACAGACTTGCGCCAGACATCAATCAGCTCGGCTTCGTCCAGGAAGGAGATCGCTGCCGTGGCGATCAGACTTGCTATGGCGATCTGCTTCATGTACTTGTCGGACAGTTTAGTGATGAAGCTGCCGATACGTGTCTTGGACATCTTCTCTGGATTCTCGCATAGCACCATGCTGTCTTTTGGAAGCCCAGACTCTGATGATGCAACCAGGACATGGGTAGGTTGGCCTGTCTTCTTCATGACCTTAGTCATAGGGAGCGCAATCACATTAGGGCTGTGTGCGTTGCCAACATTGTTCTGGAAGACCACACCAGGTCTCCACCCGCTCTGCTCGTTCCCGACCCCTTCAAATTTCATGTAGTATACTTCCCCGATCAGTGGGGACACACATGCTTGACGAGTCTCGCTCATAACTCAGTACCTCGCTATAGTTTTTTAGGTTGGCCTGATTATATCATATGGGCGCAGTTTTGTCAACACTTTTTTTTGAAGAATTTTCGAGAAAATTTTCAAGCACATTTTAGGGTGAATCTTACCGGTATAGGCTCCCCATCCATAGAATAATCACCACATACGAAGATATAAACCTGGTAACCATCCATTTTCCCTTTCTTCTTGATAGCCTGAATGTGGGTAAGACACAGGAAGTCAACACCATTTTTCAGAGCGATATAGGGGGACGCCGACAGGATCACGGACGCATGGCTGAACTGGGTAGAGAAGGCGAGTGGGGTAAGCGGGTCGTCGTATTCCAGCATGAACCGGCTATACGTACCGATTTCATTGCGGAACTTCCCGAGAGACAGGTTTGATTTCATTGTTTACCTCCAAAAAGGAACTTGACATACATGGTGTTTTGTGCTACTCTGTGAATGTAACATTCTGTTGATGTAACAAACAATAACACAAACACTCTGTTATGTCAAGGCAAATTTTTCGGAGGTAGCTATGGACTTCAAAGAAAACCTGAAAGCCATCAGGATGGATAGAGGCATGACGCAAAGGTCTCTGGGTGTAAGCCTTGGCGTGACTCCAGTTACGATTGGCAACTGGGAGAGAGGAACAAGACAGCCATCCTTTGACCTGCTTGTCCGCCTTGCAGAAACTCTTAAAACGAGTACCGACGAACTGCTTGGCAGGTACTCCGGCAAGATACTGAGTCTTGAGGCAGAAGCTATAGCGCGCAAGTATGCATCGCTTGACACACACGGCCGCAGCTTAGTCGATACTGTATGCACAATGGAGTATGAGCGAGTACAACATAGTGCGAAAGTTATCAGACTGCCGTCCCGTGATGAATCTCAGCATGTGTCGCGGCACAGGTTCCTTCCCAAATACTTGTCCCCTCCGGCGGCAGGCTTTGGTGTACCGCTCGAAGGGGATGACTTTGAGATGATTCTTGTAGATGACAACACACCAGATGATGCCGATTACGCGGTCTGCATCTCTGGTGACAGCATGGAGCCGTATATCTCAGATGGCGATATGGTGTTTGTGATGGAGACCAACGAGCTGGATGATGGAGATGTCGGCATCTTCTGTGTGAACGGAGAGATGTACTGCAAGCAGTATCATGTCGATGACAACGGAACCCTGCACCTCCTGTCTGCAAATCCGGACAGAGAGCGTGCAAGTTTCCATATCTCACCAGACAGCGGGTACAGTGTGCGGTGCTGCGGGAAAGTCCTTCTGGACTTCTGTGTCCCTCTTCCTGACTAACGCCTGTTCAAATAGGCGTGAGCAACCGCCGCACGGTACAGAGCTTCCGTTTCAAAGTTCATCGGGAAAACATGAACCTCGTCGCCGTGTTCGCACCGTTCAATCCACGCTTTACGTCGTTCAATTTCAGCGATTCGTTCTTTCGCCTTATCTTCGACGGCCTTCCATTTCCTTTCCATTTCCTTCGGGTCAACCCACTCTGGGCATTTACCACCTATGAGTTTGAGGTATGACGGGTTGTTGAACAGTTCAGTGGCGTCATAATACTTCCAACCTTCTCGGATGGATATCTCACGAACAGCCATCTTTCTTTCATGTTCCCCGTGCGGGATGTACCCGCACATACGCTCAAACTCCATACGCTCCGCGCGGTCGGCACTTGTAGCCATACGTTCCAGCATACGCTGCCTCTCTCTATTGAAGCCGCAAGATGCTATATACTTCTGCTCTGCAGCAAGACCTACTGTCTCTTTCGCAGCTCTCCCGGCTATATACCCACCGCCTGCAAGCATCCACAAAAATTCAGATAGCACGAACCTTCACCTCGGGTTACCTTTCGTTACGCAACAGCTTCGCTGATACTTTCCTTCGCCTCGTCAATCTTATCCAGGGCATCCTCCAGATTGTCGATCGCATTTTCCATACTCTCATACCGTTCACTATTCTGGAGATTCTCTGGGAGATTGTCGAGGCAATCCTGTTCCTCATCACGCGCATCAGATATCAGGCTGATGGCGCGGTCAAGGAGACTTGTCGCTTCTTTGAGCGAAGACCGTCTTCCCTTATTCATCTTAGTCCTCCCAAACATGCTTGACGCAGACATAGATCGCGACCTCACCGGACTTGGTCTGGCCCACAGAGAACACATCCACATATTGCAGGATGTCTACGAACCTGACCATATCATCGCCATGCAGGTCTACACTCGGGACCTCTACAGAAAAGCTCGCATGGACAGACTCCGGGCGCACATCGAGGTTCTTTACCTCCACGTCGTTATCGTCTGCGAGCCAGCAGAAGAAGTCATACACCTTGTTGAACTTCTCCATGTTCGTCTGGTTCACGACGCCACGGCCGCCGGCCACGGCTTCGTTCACACGTTCTGAGAGATCCCTGACGTACTCACGCGGCGCGTTCCCATACACATCTGACATTACATTTACCTCCGTAGTTGTTCTTAAGATATTATACTTGATATGTAAAAATTTTTCAACCTTATATCAGGCAATCACAGAACATCTGACATCAAGCCTGACCTTCGCTCCAGGAACCAGCATCGCCACGATGGAATTTACTACCGCTTCCGCATTGATGGCACCCTGGAAGCTCATGCTGAAGTCCGTCATCTCCATACCGGAAGATGACGGCTTCGCTTTACTCATATCAAGCTGACAGATAAGCGGAGCCTGAACAACATCCTGTGGTTCTTCAGCGGCAGGCGGAGGAGGCGCCTCAACCTCTGCCTCGACTTCATTAAGGAACAGACGTTCAAACTCCTCGCGCCGATCCTTCGGCATCTTCTTCCCTGGGGAGAACTTGATCCCGATCTCCTCTGAGCTGCAATGCTTCGTCACGGTAGGAGCGCCGATTCCAAACAGCCTTGCGAGATCGGATGCGGTCGTTGAGTATTTCCGAATCATATCCAGCAGGTACTCCTTTTGGATCTGAACCGGCATCTTCTTGAACTCCTCCCATGGCATAGGCTTCCCAAGCTGATATGTCACAGATTCACCACACCTTTCTAACCATTGTTTCCGTGTCATATGGTCTGTTGACATAGGACACTTCTTACTTTTACTACCGGACTTCCTATGGAAAGCCTGTCGTGCAAGGCGCTTGCGCTGCATGACTTCGTAGTCAAAGTCATTCATACCGCACCTCCTATAACTCGTAGCTGTAAGTATGATTCCCCAGATTGTCGGGAGGCGCGCCTTCGAGTTTCTTCGGATCGAAGTCGTCGTAGACGATACGTGCGTAGCACGCCTGCATCTTGCCGGCCATGAAGAACTTCTGCCACAGGTCTTCGTCGCTTTCACCGTGGCCGCTGAGCCAAAAGATCTGGTCAGGATACTTTGCGGACAGGATACGCATGTCCTCTTCGTGGTCATACCACTTACAGTTGGCGTAGTACGAGTCGGTCATATCCCCGTCCGTGAACACGTTCATCTTGTCAATCTCCAACGCGATCTGCTCCTCAAGGATTGGGGAGATCTTGTCGGTCATCTTGACTGACCCATCCTCCTGGGTCTCCGTCCCATATACGCTGAGTGTGTAGTCGGTGTAGTATCCCATAATTATCCTCCTCGTAGCTGATTTACTGAATCGATGATAAGCCGAATGGCCTCCTCGATCTCCTCGCCTGTAGTGTACTGTGACACAGAAACCCGGATGGAGCTTCGGGCCTCATCTTCTGTCAGACCGATGGCAGACAGAACATGGCTTGGAACTGCATAGTGCGCCGAACAGGCAGACCCAGCAGATACCTCAACGCCTTGACTGTCCAGAAGCATAAGCAGCGTTTCTCCGTCCACATCATCAAAGCGCAGGTTCAATGTCTTCGAGTTATAGTGCGGCGTCCCGTTGACATAGACCCCAGACAACTGTGACAGAACGCCGTTCCTGATCGCCCCAACCTTTTTGCCGTACGCATAGGTATCATGGAGCCACTCTGCATGAGAAAGCTCTGCAGCCTTCCCGAGGCCGACGATGTATGGCACGTTGTGTGTGCCTCCCCGCAGCTCGTACTCCTGACTGCCGCCGTGAATCACAGGGCGAAGGAACTCCTTGTGTCTGGCGTACAAAAAACCGACCCCTTTCGGCGCGTGGACTTTGTGCCCAGATGCCGACAGGAAGTCGATACACGACAGGTCTACATCAATGTTTGTACCGCAGTATGCCTGAACGCAATCCGTATGGAATAGAGCGCCGGCGCTCCTGCAAATTTCTCCGATACGTTCGATGGGGTATCGGTTCCCGATCTCATTGTTGACCGCCATGATTGACACGAGGCCAGTGTTCTCACGCATAGCTTCTGCCACACGCTCTGGTGGGATGTCACCGTCGCGGTCAACGTCCAGCCAAGTCACCTCGAATCCTGAATCAAACAGGGATTTTATTGCATTCAGAACGGAGTGATGTTCGACTTTCGTGGTGATGATGTGTGTGCGGCCCACAGACTTCAGATAGTCTGCCAAGCCAACAATCGCCAAGGTGTTTGCCTCCGAGCCGCCAGACGTGAAGATGATGTTGCTCGGGTCGGCGCCGATGGGAACCGCGACCTGCTCCCGTGCTTTCTCTATTGCCTTCGCCGCTTTTCTCCCAGCGGAGTGGATGCTCTCCGGGTTCCCGTACACATCGGAGAAGTACGGTGTCATAGCCTCCAGAACCTCTGGGGATACCTTTGTGGTCGCCGCGTTGTCAAGATAAATCATTGGAATCACCTACTTTCACTTGCCGCTTTGTTTCATTTCTTCCCGGAACCTTAGATATGCTCTGGTGTACTCGTAGCTATCCTTGAAGATTGCGTTCGCAGCTTTCAATAGCTTAGGCTCATACTGCTCGATAGACGCCAGTTCCTCTTCAAACCGTTTGCCAAACGGACACCCAAAACATCCTGTGCGCACAAGGCCATATTCTGTGTAGCAACGGCTATGTGTTACATCGTAATGCCTGCAATACTCTTCCTTGTCCGTATCTCGCAACCAGAAGATTGGGCGGAAGTAATCCATGCCGCCGGCTCCATCCGAGAAACAGCTATGTAATGCCGCAGACCTGACGCCTCCTTCTGATTGGCGTATGCCGATACACGACAGGTCATATCCTTTTCCTTTTGCAAATTGTGCCGCAACATTTTTCTTTGCATAGGTGCAGCACTTGCTTGATATTTTGAATGTGGGAGGGTTCTGTACCATGAACTCCTTAAGATATGGGTTCCGCTTGATGGCGTATTGCGTTGTATTTCCGTAGGTAACATCACACCACCATTCCAAAGCTGTTTTGCACTTTGGGTACTTGGCATACAGCTCGTCAAATGGTTTGTCTTCCCACTGGAAGTTGTGTCGCTGAAGGCGATAAATCATCTCAGCGGCAAACTTTGACATAAATGGAACACCGTACTCCCGGTTTGATACTGGAATCGGTTTGACGGGATGCGCCTTCACAATTTTGATGCCATACTTATCTTCGAGGTAACCAAGGTGTTCCAGTGTCGCTTGATATTCCAGACCCGTATTGAAAAACACAAAGTCTGTCTTGTTCTTGGCGCCACAGCGCACAAGCATATCAAGCATCACATCACTGTCGCCCCCCCCCGCTGATGGAGCACATAATCTTCTTATGCTCTTCAACGACTTCGACGCATTTTGCCAATGCGTCTACAATAACAAAGTTGTTTGGCGCACCGGCGAGTAGTTTGTCAACGTCAACTATAACTCTCACCTCTATTTTCGTTAACGCTAATCTTTTGTATAAATCCCGCCAGCAATATCAAGGTCGCCAACCGCCCGTATACCGAAAAGCCTAATAAATTTTTCGCCCTCCCACCAGTCATACAGAAACTCGATGTCGTCAAAATTTATAGGGCTTGCAATCTCCTTATGCAAGTCAAATGTATTGCCGTCATATGAAGTTCCTATCGAAACAATAACCGTATCTGTGATATCATTGCGCTTCCAGTATCTTTGAATGTACTCTCCTATTGCGTCATAACCAGATTGACCTTCTTTTAGTTTAATCTCAATCATTTGCTACCACTCCTTATAAAATTAACCTTTCGTGCAGATGTAAACGCTGTGGATGTCTTGCTCTTCTTTGCTAATATTCAATAGAACTTGCTCTCTCCCTACGAATTTATCCCACAGCCTACATACCACTCTGTCTGGATATACATCCTGGACGAAGCCAATCGGTTTTTCGTCTGCAACGACTGGGATACCCACAGCAGACTTTCCGTATGATCCGTCGTTTTTGAAGTAAATTTCCATTATCTAATTAACTCCTATATGTTCTTTCATATGTGAACAAGCCCCGTTTTCAATTTGACATTTCCCACCAAAAGAACACTCGTAGTACCCAGGTAACTGGACAACCGGAGGATATGGATACCATGTTGAAAACGGGCAGTCTCGCGGATCTCGCGGGACTTTTTCTACAATAAACACGATGTTGCTCATAAAATCAGCCCTTTACATTGTCCTCCGTGACCTTTGTAAGATCACCGATCCAAAACAGCCACTTCGGTTTTGTCTGATCCTCTTTCAGGCACACGACGCTGTTCCGCATGTTCGGGTCAATGCAGACCGTGAACACGCGGCCCGCGTTCATTTCACAGAACCGCCGATATGCCGGCAGCTTTCTCTCATACCCAGGGTGTTTCCTGATTTCCTCCAGATTGAGAGTGACCTTGTCACCGTCATGAATCGGCCAGTCCCCTTCGATGATGCCCTTGAACTTGTTCGCCATACTCAAATCGTCCAGGAATTGCTTGATAAGGCCGCTCTTTGACTGCTTGCGTCTTTGTTCACGATTCATACCAACACCTCAGTGGTTGTCGTTGTCTGTATGTACGACGTTCCCGCGCCCAAACACGAATTCAACGACGTTCGTATTGTAGTAATCCAGGAAATCCTGGAAGTCACGGAAGTCCTCGTGGCTCTGGTGATCGATAAACCCGCCGCTTGGGTCGATGATCACACCCCTGCACCGGGCATGGCGCCCGATCTCGTCGCTGAGTTTCTCAAACTCACGCGTCTTCATGAGATCCTCTACGATATCCTTGTCAGTTCTGTTTTCATCCTCTTCATAGAGCCAGAGTGTGACATCACTTTTTACCGCAAGCATTGTCACCAGATAGGAGAGTCTTTCTGCCTGACCTCTATAGTCACAGACCTCCCACCCAAAATCGCCGAGTTCCGTGTGGATGTACCCATCACGATCCACATGGATATCATTGTTTGAAATCTTCCCATGCGTGATGGTGATTGAATGGGTACTGCTGCTGTTTGTCTCGAAAACGCTACGCCTGACCTGTTTCATCCATTCTTACCTCCTTTACCGAAGCAATGATTTCGTCCAATGTACGCGGCGTGTAATCCATCCAGGGCATCATGGCGCCTACATTGAACATCTGACACTTACGGTCATATAGCTGTTCCATCAGGAACTTATCGTACTCCATCATATGGGACTCAAAGGAGTTGTGGACATGACCGTACAGGTGATACCACCCATAGAAGTGGTTCTTGAAGCACGGGATCGGATAGTGGCACAGCACTACGTCGCGGTCTCTGTCTTTGATCTCCATGTACTCCGATACCTTCACGAACTGTTTAATGAACTTCCCATCGTTGCACCTGTCATGATTACCGCGCACCAGGAATTTCTGTCCATTGAGGTGTTCGAGAACCTGCATGGCCGGCTCCGTCTTGCACCAGAACATATCGCCGAGCACATACACGATATCTCCTTGCTTGACTACACTGTTCCACCTATCCACCAAAGCCGCGTTCATCTCTTCAACGGTGACGAACGGGCGGTTATCGAATGCGATACAGTTCTTGTGGCCATAGTGCCAGTCAGCAATGTAAAATTTATCCTGCACTTAATCACCTCCTTACCACATCTCCCACATGACGCTGAAGACTTTCTTGTTATAAGACTGGGCTCTGCCGATGAAGTCAGTCCTGCGGAACAATTTGTTTGCGTACCGCTTGAGAAACTTCTTACGGTTGGATTCATGGGGCTTTTTGATGTAGGTATACTTGACATCATCGTCGTCGATACCAAACAGCCAGAGCTGGTATGGCCGGGCCGCCGGCATACTTTTCCTATCCATACCAATAGACATCGCGCCGTTCTGATTGAGCGCGATATCTTTTTGGCGGTTGAACTTCTGGACACGCATTGCACGGCGGTAAGCGCGCCCAGTCTTGCGCTTACCTTTGTGCGCCCGCTCTCTGGGCTCTCCCCAGGCATCCTCGCACCCGTTCCACATCCACAGCTCGCCGTCGATCTTGTCACATCCACAGTGGTCAAACATGCCGAAGTATTCAAAGCTGCCGTCTTCCTGAGCGTACTGAAGCCTGCGCTCCAAGTCACATACGATAGGGCATTCGTCACACGTCCATACCCTTGAGAGCCCAAAATCCATCATGTTGACCACACCTTTCTTATTCAGTTGATTGGATTAGTGTTCGTTGAACACAACCTGTTCCCCACACTGGAGAGTCCAGCATCCATCATCCGTGCAGGCACACTCGGAACAGTTCCCGCCGCACAGTTTCGCATCGTCACGGGCGGTGGTCGTCCTGTCCGTGTAACGCACATGAGCCTCCGGCAGGCAAAACGGGTTCTGCATTTCGAGACCAACCCATGCGCTCAGGATAATATGTAAATTCTTTGGGAAAGACCCGCCAGAACTGAGGTAGTCGTTTACGATCTCATACTTTTTGGTAAAGCAGAGGATCTGACAGTGCTGGTTCCGGCGAGCCACGTTGACCATACGCACCAGATAGGTGCTGTCAGGGATGTCGCCGGAGACATGGAATCTAAAAAATCGAGACAGCATAACCGCTGCCTCGACCTCTCTCCAATATGTATCTGGATCATTCCGAAGAATGTCCAGATTGCGCCGGTATGCTGCGGCAACACTTGGTCGCAGCCGTTCCAGCTTTCGTGCGTAACACTTCTTATGACAATCGCACTCTCGGCATGTCACGACAGACGGCAGAGAGACGCTTGCGATGTTACCCATCTTCTTGTTTGACTGACTGATGCTGAGTTCGCCCATCAATATACACCTCCAACAAAACGCCACATATGGGCGGCGCTAAACTCGCTTTAGAACTTCAACTTGATATGGTGTACTTTCTTCATGTACGCAGCGATGAACTGTTTGCTTTGCTCAACCTGTGACTCATATGGCAGCTCTGTGTCATAGCCGACATACATAGCAAGGATCATAGCGTTGATCATGTCCTGTGTGATCTTCGCTCTGTCCATATTGGCCATCACCGAAGAAACGCCAACCATAAGGGAAATCCATGCCCTTGCCATGGTTTCGGTTTCCTCAATCCTGAACGCACTGAGCCAATCCTTCAATGTGATTTCATTGCCTCTCTTGACACCTGGGCAGGATACATTCTGCGTGAAGTAGCTTGCCTCCATCGTGTCTGCGTCCGTGAATCTGCCGAGAGGGAAGATTGCACAGACGACCGGCTTGTCGTCCTGAACCATACACTTACCATTTCGCAGCAGGCTGCAACTCCCGTCCATACGTTCTCTCAGGACAAACACAGGAGTATTTGATGTTGATCCGAGATACCCGGTCAGATATTTGCTGACTACCTCTCCAGGTCTGATGCCAAGAGACTTCGCGATCCTGAAGATATCTGGCCCGGTGAGCAGAATTGGTTCTGCTCTGTTGCGACAACAATTCCCGCACATCTGGCAGGTAAATGTGAATGTGTCGTCAGGCTTCAGGACATTCGCCTTCATTCTTTCTACGTCTTCTGCTGTGTACGCCATTGTGATACTCCTCCTTTTTATTCACCACGAGCGCAGCCCGTGGTATGTATCACATCCACACCTGTCTGCAATGTGTTATCGTGCAAGAACAGCGACCGGGAGCATCTTCATCCCTTTGTTCTTGCACACAAGAAACGCCGTGTACCCATCCTTCAGGATGCCATCCTCGATGCAAACATTGGTATGGAAGCACCCAAACTCCTGCAGCTCACGCTTACGCCTATCGAGCTTGCTCTTGTGCGGAGTGGACATCTCCATCCAGATCGGAACACGGACATCTGAGATGTCGATGGTCTCAACGACCGCAGAAATGTACTTCAGCGGCATCCGGGCGCCGCACTCCATAAGCATCCGCTCGATTTCCTGGTCAGCTTCATTGCCGCTCATGACATCCGACACGACGACTCCGGGCATATTACCGCGACGTGTGTCGCAGATCACATTGACGCCCATCTTGACGTACGGAAGAAGATGATCCGGGACAGCGAAGCAATACTTTTTGCTCTGCTCGGTATTGTGTTTGACGAGGGCAACATTCATCTTGATCTCTCCTTTACATATTTTTGTCGTGGATGTAGGCTACTTAGCCAGTCTTCCTGTTGCTTTCAGATAGTCTTCACGGAGGATCTCATAGGACTTGTCGTTCAGCGGGTTGCCGGCAAGATCCCTGGAACGATTATGACGGATACCGATAATATGACCGCCAAGTTTCTCACACATACGGTCGTAGCTCGGCTCGATCGGGTTCCCGCAAATGACATTCCACTCAATCACGTTCATTCCGAACTTGATGAAGCAATCGTCGATAACCTGTCGGAGAGCGTAGCCGAATGTGATTTTGTCATCGGAGAAATTGATCGCCCCAAACCACTGTGCAATCCTCAAGTCTGGGTCCATGGAGTATGAGATACATCCGATCAATTCATCCGAGTTGTTCAGAACCGCAAAGGCGCGGCGCGGCCACTCGTTGTTCCTGTCATCGAGCGAGAAGTCATTCCGCCATGACCCGCCCCAGAAATACTGGTACTTCTCGTCGTACCAGACTTCCCAAAACTTGCGCTTGATCTGTTCCTCGTACAGTTTCGCATTGACGATTTTCACTTAGCCGCCTCCTTCGAACGTGCCTGAAGTTTGTCTGCGAGCTTCCACAAATTCCTGGGGAGAGGAAGTACGGTGATGAGTTTCGTATCCCGAAACAGGTAAGTGGAATGATTGTATACCCGCATATTGGTTGGCCTGTAGTTGCGCAAGAAAATGCTGTCCAGATATTTACATAGCTGCCCAGTCGCTTCCGCGTGAGTGACACCACACTGCAGCGCCTTCTCAGCATTTCTTTCCGTTGCCTTCTTGTTGATGCCAAGACGCTGACGGATACGCTTCTCGGCATGTCGTGTCACATCAACAGTCTTGTCTTCCACAGTTAACACCTTCAATCACATCCGACACGTATTTCATTGTGAAGTCATCAATACGACGCTGCCACTCTTTGATGAACTCAGCCAAATCGATCTCCGCAACCTGTGTGTGGAAGAACTTGTCATATCCACCGCACCATGCGGACGAATGGAGATGACCATAGTGGAACGGGAACGGATTCTTAAAGCGCGTGAAATCCGGATTGGAACCAAGGCGCAAAGCCGGATACTGATATTGGTTGTAAATGATATCTGTCTTTGTCAGCTCCACTTCTGGGATACCAATGATCTTCACGTAGTCAGTTCCAATTTTGAAGCAGCGTCCAATGTTCTTTATAGCTTCTTCTTGCATAGAGGAAATATTTTCCCGCTTAAGCTCTGCTTGTCTGGCGCGGCATTTCTCCATCAGCTCGTTCAGTTCTTCAGCGCCCAGCTTAGATACATCAACCATATCTCTACACCCCCAAATATGGGTTAAAGCGCCGGTCGCGGAAGATGTTGAGTGGCTTCCCGTCCTCGTAGAACTCGAACTGCACCGAGTTAAATGCGCCTTGGAAATTCTCCAGATAGACACTGGTATATGACTGCCCGATAGAGATGTCGCTTACCGGATACTCATTCCCGGCTATGAGGCCAGCCTTCTTGGCCTTCTCTTCATCATGAGGGAATCCGTTCTCTGGATTAGTAAATTTAGCAGTTACCATATTGACCTCCTCTCTTGCGCGCAATGCGCACGAAATGCAGGCAGGGGGTGAGCCAACGCCCACCCCCTGCGTATGTATCATATTCAGTCCGTCAGCAGTTGCGGCTGATTCGGGTTGACGATCACAGAGGATGACTCGCCGGCCTGCACAGTCGGCAGCTTCCCATCCCACTTGTCGATCCAAAGCTGCTGGATGTACGCCTCCGGCATATCAATCAGCGCCTCACGAACGATACGGATCGCTTCCGCCTCACCTTGTGCCTGCGCAATCGCGGCCTGCGCCTGGATCTCCGCAACCTCCTTGTCCTGCTGAGCCCGGACAACGGCAGTCCGCTTTTCCTGTTCCGCTTTCAGAGCGTCCTGCTCCGCCTTCATCTTCGCCTCAACCGAAGCCTCGAACGCATCGGAAAAGTCGATGTTGTTTACCACGGCGGAAGTGAACGTAACATGGTACAGATCCTCCAGATCCTTCAGGCGATCAAACACTCGCGCTGAGAGGGAAGACCGGTTCTCCAGAAGCGGCATCGCGCTGTACTCGGCGAACACGACCTTGACCTTTTCCTCAACCACGCTGGACAGCTTGGTCTCCAGGATCTCATAGGAGCCATACTCTTTGGCCACTTCGAGAACCTCGCCAGGACGCAGCTTGTACTGGTACTCAACGCCGGCGTCCAAAGCCTGGGCGTCCTTTGTATAGGACGAAAAGGTTGCCTCCCGTACATGGACGCGCAGGTCATAGTTTTCAACGCTCTCTGAGATCGGATTGACGATATTAAAACCTGCCCCGATCTCACGATTGATCTGACCCCATGTCCTCACCACACCAATCTCTGTGCTGTCGATGATGCGGATGCCGGAGATCAGCATGATGAGAGCCAACACGGCGAGGATTGCGCCGCTGACGACCCAGCGCAGATTCTTCAGCTTCCTCCCAGTCTTATGGTCTCCGCTGTACTCGGACTTTGCGTACGAGTTGCTGATGCCGGTCATCACAGCAAAGCTGCAAACTGCCAGCACCAGCATGATGATAAGTAATACGATCATGTCTTTCTGCTCCTTTAATTCATTTATTCAATCCAGCAGAGTACGGTATCATCGTCCATCCGTACTCCGACAGGGTTGTCCACAATAGCTTTTCGGAACTTCTCAAAGTCCGAAAATTTACACGACTCTGTAAGGTCGATTTGCGTATCCGGAAGTTGGCTTGCATCGCTTTCCCAACAGTCCTCAAAGTCAGCGTTGTCCATGATGTTCATCACATCAAAGGTGAACTCCTCGGTACCGATGTCAACTGTGACACGGCCTTCCTCCCACTTCCTCGTTTCCTCCATACCCTGTTCCGTAACAGAAAGGAGGCCGGTGTTTCTGCTTTCACATTCTTGGAATGAGATATTATTGAACCGCCCTGTCTTATCTTTGGCGATATTCTGTCTCTCCTCTTCATTAATACCGGCTCCGGTTGCCTGCAGGATCTCTACAGCTACCTTCAGTTTATTGATTTCTGTACGGCTCCGATACGCCTCGATAACCTTACCAAGCAGATTGAGCGAGCTTGATGTATACGCTGACCAGTGGTAGTATGCGTTGGCGATCAACTCACCATCGTAATGTACCTCTATGTTCAATCTCTGCCCCATGTCCGCGCCTCCTTTCTTCCAGTCGCATACCTCACATATAGAGGTGATACTTCTTGCTGATGGACTTCGACACATCGTCCGGCAAAGGGCAGAACCAAATCCCGGTCAATGTCGTGCCGTCAGCTTCCTCCGGCTGCAGTTCAGTGTAACAGTTGTCGTAGATAAGGCCGAAATGCTCACCTTCAATCAGACCCGTTGCCTCAGCAGCTTCCTTCGCTTTCATCAGGTGATTCTTATTCCGAGCCTCGCAGATGGTTTTGACAAACGCACCACATACATACCCATCATAGAGTTCCTTATCGAAGGACAGATGCTCTATCTCGTAGTGCGTGTCATCGCGCAAGACCTCCTTGCCACGGAGCTGACGTGTCCAGTACGCTTCGGCGCAATGGCCGACCTGCGCAGCAAGTTTACCTGCGGACATGTTGAGGTCTTTACGCATAATGAATAGACGACGATATCCCATTGCCTACATAACCTCCTGTGTGAACTTAAAGGAATAGGATAACGACGGCGTTGACCTCTCCGTCTTCGGAACAATGGTAGAACGAAACATACGAACCATCGCCATAGCCGGAGTTTGACACTACACCGTTCGGAATGACACCGCCACACGCATCGGAAAGCGTGAGGTCACAGCAGTGGTTATAGAACAGGCTGCCGAAGTCTACGCTCGGCGGCTCGCACCCTGCGAACTGCTCGTCCTTATCGTACATCAGGTCATCGAACAGGCCGGCCTGGCCGCTGTCCACGCCCACAGTAAAGCCGCCCTCTTTCCAGTCTTTCGGGAAGGCGACCTGCCAGTCACCGGTATCTTCATCCACGCTTTCAGTCCTGATCTTGTCGAGGGTGGTCTTATTGACCCTTGAGCTTTGATGGATCGCAGCGACCATAGAGACACGGACTCCCCAGGAGCCCTCGTCCTGTTTGGCGATGATACCGTTCCACTTGCCGGTTTTGCAGTTCTTGATAGTCCCACAACACCACGTATCATCGTCGTAACACGGGTCGCTCACACGCATGACATCACCAGTCATGGTGAACGAGCCGAGATCGACATACTCTCTGACAGGTTTCATAGTTCCTCCTTTATCTCCGCCGTTAGTCGTACCAGCAGTACATACCTTCTTTGTCCACGTTGAACTCGTCTGCTCCACGGAACATATTCGTGAAGTCAATCAGCTCGTCCTTCGATGGCGGTGTCTTTTTCCCAACACCCTCGAATGTAATACGGAAATCATGGCGCTCCGGGCTGATACAGTACCCGTGGGCATACCAGCCATCGGTCTTATGTTCGCGCAGGAAGTCGATGATCTCGCCAGTGGTCGGGCTGTAGTTCTGTGCCTCTTCCATATCCAGAACGCCGAGCTCCTCCAGCTTGTCGATCTGCTCAAGAGTAAGCTCGTCGAACCGGCGGAGCCCTCCGCCATACTTCTTCCGGTTGAAAAACTCACCAAATATGATCTCATCGCGCTGGTCGGCAACGCTTAAACGCATGATGTCTACCATGTTTGGAACCTCCTTCTCTATGCCTTCGGATGTAGCTTAAGAATCTCGCTGTAAGCGGTATCATCGCTCAGCATTGTTGCGATAAACGTGTTGATACCATAGGATTTACACATTTCGTATATCGTTCTGTGATACCCACCTTCAGTGAACGACCTTTGGATATCCGGGGTATAGACAGTCGTTGACTTGAACCACCTGTCACGCTCTGCGTCAAATCTCAGGTATTCAAACTTGATAGCCTTGAAGACGTTAGAGTTCTTTGACTTCTCCATAGTTACATCAACAGGGACTATTATTTCGCTGAGCCCTTCAAACTGTGACGCGACCTTCCTGCATGGGATAAAACATACATTCATGCAGGCACGCCTGAGCTTTATCAAGAGCGGGTGCTTCTGATCGAACACACTGCTCATCAGATACTGAAGCTCAGCGATATCAGTGGAACACATACGTATCATACAAGAAGACGGGTGCGAGGCATTGAACTCCTCAAAGTCTCTGTTCCTATCTGCATCTTGTACGATTTTGTCAACCTTTGCTCCAATAGCCTCCTTGACCTTTGCGTCAATGTTTTGCTGGAATACGCTCGCGACTTGCTCGTTGATTTCTTCAGTCATAGCGTCATTGATTGTGCCTTGCATGAGCTCGTCCAGCTTATTGTCTGCGAACTTATCTGCCATCTTTTTCAGGTACTCCTCAGACGCCCGAAGCTCCTCCTCGACTTGCTCACCGCTTAGTTTCGCCTTGTGGGTATAGGAATCCAGGTCGTCATACAGACTTTGAAGTTCAGTGACACGTTTGCTCAGGATCTTCTTGGCGATCAAGATCACAATGATGGTCATGACAACCTGGAAGACTATGTATGCAATCAGCAATTTCATGTCACGTCCTCCTTAATACCACTCCCAGTAGCAGTACGCGTACTCTTCGTTTGGCGCCTCCACAGGAAGCTCCTCATCCTCGAACCTCATGTTGAAAGCCTGCAGAAGTTCTTTGCTCAGGATGTAGTAGCCTGTGTTCTCCACATGGCCGATGTGGTCATAGAACCACTCCTGTATGTCATACGCTTTGCGCCAGTAGCGAACCTCGGTATAGGAACACACATAGCATGTTTCCTCGCGATCCACCGTGTAGCTCTCGTCGATTTCTGCGTCGGACTTCGAGATTGTGACGCTCTGACCATTCGGCTTTGTGCCGGTAAAGGAAAGCACACCGCCGATGATGCTGCTCAGGTGTAGGCTCTTGGCTCCGCTTTCTGCCTTCAGCTTCTCGATGTCGTAGTAGTGCCGGATGGCCTGCACTTTATCGCAGTACGGCAGGAGCTCACGATACATCGCATCTTTGATGTCCTCCTCGCTAAGGATGATATCGTGTATCTCATCCGCGTCAAATACCTTCGACGTGTCGAGCCCGGGTTTCTTTACTCGGTACACATACATGTCCAGTCCCATATCTTATTTCTCCTTTCCGTCTTTGAAAAAATATCCGGATGCCCATGGCGGACATCCGGGTGCTGTTTATGTATCCATTCGGCTGCTTCGTTCAGATCCAGTGCTTCGTAATCGACAAAACCAATTTTGTTTGCTGAGTCAAATTGAAGTGAAAGCAGATGCTTTCAATATAGTAAAATCGTTTTCAAGACGATTATTAAAGAACGGCGTATAGCGAAACGTGTATCGTGTTCTGCGTTTGGCGAGGCCGGCATCACCCGGCCCGTGTCGAGTTGGTGAGCTTTGCAGAGAACGCCGTAACGGTTAGCGTCAAAAATGACGATGAGCAAATCTTGATCTTCATTTGTTATAGAATCAAGTCTATATTCTTTTCCAGAAATCATGACCTAATCATGTTTTGGATGGATTACTTGCTCATTCAAGTATTGTGGTGTACTTGAATCACCCCGCAGCACTACACTTCGTCTGCGGCTGAAGCGGTTTTGTTATCATAGCCCACAATGGATCTGAACGAGGCAGCCGAAGCTGCCGCGTTCTCAGGAATGCTCTTCCAGCTTTTCGACGAATGCCGCAACGACATCCTCAAAGGCATCGTTGACGCTGTACTCGGGCTCGTACACAACCTCAAGCTCCACCATGACCTTGTCGATGCTGGTTGAGATACTGTCTGACGCACTCACCAGGGAACGGGAGATTTCCCGTGCCTTGTTGCGGTCGAAGTCGATGGTCGTGACCTGCTTCACGTCGTAATTGTACGTGACCTGGTTCCCTTCGCCATTGAACTTGTAGGCGCTGCCGCGAATGATGTTCTCGCTCGGCCGGATCTTGGCCATGTCACCCAGGACACGGGCAACCCTCTGACGGACGCGGTTGTTGGCCAGCTCTCCGTCGATGTCGATATCGCAGCTACGCTTTGCCGCGCTGATGGCGGCGGTCAGCTTCTCCTTTTCCGCCATGATGTGGCTCAGGAACTGGATGAGCTGGTTGTTACTGCATTCATAGGGGCATTCGATCTTGACCTCGATGGTCTCATCCTCCGCATCAGGATTGACCTTCTTGCGGAGATGCTCCTGCGTGGTCTTGGTGATGTAGTTCCGGTTTGACAGGAGCATGGTCGTCCTGTCAATCAGGGCGCCCAGGAAATTCTGATACCGGAATGCTTCTTTCAGATACATTTACTATTCCTCCTCTTTTCTCCACAGCTTCAGCCTGATTTCGCTCAGGCTGTAGTATTCGATACATTGGTCAAAGCACAGCTCGTCCGCCTCCTCGTCGATGCAGACCTGCACTCCGATCATGTAGTTACCTTCGCTGACCGCGATGCATTCGACCACACGGCACACAGTACCATGCGTATCCTCGAACTGGCTCTCATCCATGAAAGCCTTCTCCTGTTCATACGGCGTATACCCCCTGCGGTACACCCAGAAGCAGAACAGGTCATCGCTGTGGGTCTCCAGAAAGTCAGGGAAGGTGGTGAACTCAAGCACCATTAGTACCCCTCCAATCCTTGTATAGGTGCATACCGCGATGCGTTTCCTCCGCACGTACAGCTTCATGGAACCGCATCCACACAGGCTCGTCGATGTCTGGATCTCCGTATCCTCCGCAATACTTCTGGTCTGTTATGTCCTGGTCGAAGACATAGAGCGCATGATTTGAGACATGCGGCAGCAGGGGAGTGATGAAGTCCACGACGAGGCCAGGCATATAGCTTCGCCTGCCAAGAGCGTAACGAACGGCACAGTTCAAGATGATCCCGAACCCCTCGTTCTGGACAGATATCTTCATGCCGGGCATATCTTCAACCCCTGTTCCTTCGGCCTCGGTGCGTTACGCAGTTCCAGGCGCCGCTGCTGAACCTCCGGGTTCCACCCACACTTATTGCAGGGGCGGACAGGGCCAGAGCATTCGACCATCGAGTTGAACTTACAGCTACGTACAGGTTCAGACATCGTCATCTTCCTCCTTAAATAAAATACAGTCCCGTACCACACGGCGCTCCCAGCGTATGTCCTCGAACGTAGGCCATCTGCTCCAGTTATACTTCTCAGTGCAGTCTCCCGTAATGTCATACACACGGTCGTGTATCCTGCACACGAAGTGGTTGATGACTGAGTCGTACACAATGACGACGTCTGGATCTCCTACGCACGTACTGAAACGCTCATGCAATATCTTCGCAAACCAGTAGCACGCACCGGATGTAAAGACCTGGATTACATCTCTGAACTTCCCGCCTCCGGTAAAGCGGGAAATGAACGACATGATTTCGTGATCCATCAGAAGTGATAGTCCACGATTCCGCCGAGGTAGTACACACCTGACGGTTTGACTTGCCGCATCCACTCCTGCATGGTATACAGTTCGTCACAGTACCACACATAGAACCCGCGCTTGTCGTTATACGACTTTTCCAGTTGGAACATCAGGCTGTCTACGCTTTCTGAGCCATGCTTAAAGGCGTCGATGAACTGGTCGATGCTGATATCAGACAGCCTCTTAACCGCGTCCATGAAGCGGGTGAAGTAACTTTCAAAGAAGTCGATGACATCGACCTTGAAAGTGATCTTATCGCCGTCCAGCTTACATACCTCTCCGAAGTTTGTTCCCATCAGCCACTCGATGTCGTCATCGCGATACTGCTCGTTGATGTCGTCCACATAGTCTGCGATAGACGATGTGAACCAATCAGGAATCGTCTCGCTGCAGATACGGTCTTCCTTGCTGACCGGTTTATCTTCGATCTGAAAAATCCTACTATGCATACTCACCGGTACTCCCTTCTTAAAAATTGGAACATCTCGGCGATATCACCTGTGATGTCATACCTTATGGGGCAGCATGAGTTGTATGCAAACTTCCCGTCAACCGCATCAATATACATGGATGCGGAATCGAACGAGCCGTTTCTTCCATCATCTCCCATGTAGAACTCGTCCCACTCTTCCTTTGTCATGAAGCGTCCTGGGGAGAGCTGACCAAGCCCGATGTTATCAAAGCTGATCGCTTTGAACTCACCGTTCTTGATGGCATCTCCCAGCCGGTCGTGGAGCCAGATCTTTTTATCCTCGACCTCTCGCCAGTGGGCGTTGTGGTTGTACGCGCCACGGCGGAAATCCTTGTACCCAAGGATCAGGATTTTCAGTCCGTGGTTTGCCAGGGCATTGAACCCGTTCTCCGAGATAATTCCGTTGATGATGTGGATGACAGCGTTGGGAAACTTACTGACCTCTCTGATAAAGTCAGGCGTGTCGTCCTCCAGCCCGAGGAAAGAGACGCCAAGGCCATAAATTAACCCCTGCTCCGTCAGATCGTGGAGCAGGGGAATGGCCTTCATGAAGTGAACCTTGTTCACCGTGATGTTTGGAATCAGGTCGTGGTCTTTACAGAGCCGGAGAAACGGAACCAAGTCCGGGTGAACCAGCGGATTTCCTCCGCCGATAGCCAGCTCTGTGTATGGGTGTATGGAATCCAGGAATGGAAGATGGAGGATGTCCCCGTGTTTGCCGTCCGGTTTGGAATCCTCGTGGCACATCGGGCAACCCATGTCACACTGGTTCGTTATCTTGATGTCGAATGATTCCGGGAATGCCGGCTCAAAGAAATTCAGGTCGTTCTCACGGATCTTCGTGCCGTCACTATAAATCCGCACATAATAATTCCCGTTGACATAATCGCCTAAGATGCTCACGAAGACACCTCCTTAGTTATCCTCACTCTGGAGACCTTTCCACTCCCAGTTATCAGAACACTGATCCTTCGGAAGTAACGCTCCTGCAGTTTCATGCGTGCAGTACGTACACTTTCCCACATTGTGCCACCCGGTATTATGCTTACAGGCGTGGCACTCGCCTCTCAGCATTTCGATTGCTGCTCCCAGCTCCATCAGTAATGTCTCTATCGCAACAGACATTTCAGCGATGATGTTGCGCGGCTCATTCGTTTCCTGTCGGAAGTTGTTCCCTCTCCAGCTATGTCCACGCCTGAGCAGTTCTTTGTAATCCATTATGTATCCTCACGTTCCTTTGAACACCACAATCATACTGGGGAATGGTGCCTTTGTAGCGACCCCTGACCTGTCAAGGATCGGCTGGCCATCTACTTCAAAGGCGAGCCTGCCGCGCAGGAACTGAATCGTGACGCCGGGTTTGTTGTAGATGTAGTCATGAAATGAGGCCCGGTCAGTTCTCGCCGGGATCAACAACACAACGGTTGTGCCTGGCTTCTTTGCCTCCTCAAAACATTTCTTTGTCCAGATCCCGGTCTCCTTGTTCCCATACGGCGGATTACAGAAGACCGTCTCCCCCCCCCAGTCTTGAGCGAGACCGTCATCATCCGCCGTAAAGTACCTGTCCACCTTGTGGTTGGTGTGAGATGCTGCGGCATCCAAGGTGAAATGATAATGACGATCTAATTCATCGAACAGACGCTGCGGGGTTTCCCAGTCGTTTTTGTCGCTGCTGAACATTACAGCCTGTGTTGCCCTGTCTATGTGAATCACCTCATTTTGAAAACTTTTATCCGTAATATGCGGGCAGGGATTTGCACCCTGCATAGAGCCGATTATTGCCTGCACGAGCATCTCGGCGCGGGGCTACTTCACCTTTGCCGTCAAAGCGGTATCACACCAATGGGAGAATCGAACTCCTGTCTGCTCCTACCTCTCGTTATAGCGTCTACCTATTCCGCCACCGCATGAAGGTTCACGAATCCCTGTCGATTTCGACAAGCTCCTGGTTGAATGGGTCATAGAGATACGGCAGTCCATTTGGTGCATAGTAGGCAGACATATACCCATATCCGCTATACCCCATACTTTCATTGAATACGAAGTACACGATCTTGGTTTGGCTGTCATAGTACAGATCGCTGAACCCCTGGACAGGAACCAGACCAGTGTTCGACTCGTAGTTCTTCGATCCCTTGGTTGCACAGGCCGTCAACCCAAGGAGAAGCACAACAAGCAGTGCTATGGAAAGACATTTCTTTTTCATAGATACCTCACATAAAAACTAAGTTTTATCCATTGATTTAGAATGGCAAGTCGTATTCCACGTTGTTTCCTGCGTTACTTAAGACCTTACTTGCACCATCGCAAATCTTTGAGAACCCGGCGATAGTTGTGATAGCAGCTCGCTCGAACTGTTTGTTGATGAGCTTCTCATACTCAACCGTAACGCTACCCACATGAATCATTTCCAGAGCAAAGCGTTTGTCCAGCCCGATCACAGTTTGCTCTGGTGCTGCGCTGGTTCGGATCAATGTCGCACCAAAAGGTGTAGTCATTGCGTTCGGGTGTTGAATATTGAACCCAAGAATCTGCGGTTGGAACTCCTGAGTTCTTAACAATTCAAGCACTACATCATTCGATGCAAGCACTACATTCATCTCATACGGGTCAAACCTCATCCAGAAGTTTAGCATTGCGTCATAGTTGAATAGAGCCCCGTTCATAGGAACAACTTCTGCTGGGTTGCTATCGTTCCCATCAATAAGTACACCGATGGCATCTTGCAAGCGAGACCGAGCAATATATGCGCCAATCTGTCGGAGTGTAACAGAAAACAAATCCAACTTTTGTGCGCGGATTGCATCGTAACTCGATACCATCATCCTACCCCGCTTGGATATTTTCACATGGTTGGTGTTCGCCTGTTCTACTGTGCTGACTATTGTTGTAGAGGCCGTAATCATTGGGAGGATGCCAGACTCCTCTATGCCATGACGTACTGCTCTTGCAACATATTCCGGGAACAACACTGCAGAGTCTGTTGTCGCAAAGAACTTTTCAACGGGGTCTGAGCCGGCCCCGCGTACTTTAATATCGAAGCGTTTGAGCTGACGCTGAAAGGCGTCAAGACCTTCTAACGGTGTACCAATATATTTGTCGCTTGGGTCTATACTCTCTAACACCTGACTGAAAGAGCGCCCATGCTCTTGGTACATGCCCTTTTCCAGTTTGAAGTTATTGTTCATTTTCCCTCCGCTTCTCTATCCACTTTTCATGCTCCGCATACAGGTCAATCTTGGCCCACTTGAGAGCGTTGGAGAATGAGTTGGCGAGTCCCTTGTTGTCGTGGCAAGCCCAGCGAAATGCCATAAGCATCAGCGTAATACTATGCTCATTTGGCTCTTTGATGTACCTGCCAAGGTGAACCCAGAACAGCTCGGACATATCGTCATGTCCCCAGCAGGAGAAATTAGAAGCCTTGTGAACCTCGGCGCTTTTCTCTTCCAGCTCTGCATGGCGCCTCTTACTCACGCACTCATCACAGAGTGCGACATTCCCGTATTTACTGTGGATGGTATAGGTGTACTTGCCGCAATCGGCACACTCCATTTCTCTCACCTCGCTCGTCATTCCTTTGTAATCGCACGCTGTCTGTTGATATATTCAGGCATCAGCATCACCTTCAGTTTCTTTCTCTGCAATAGCTGCAAGACATCTCTGTTCCGCAAAAGCATTCTTATACCAGTCTCGCTCGGCGGTTAAAATTCGGACGTTACTTTCCGCAGTTGCGAGCCGGTTAAAGATCTCGTCGTACACATCTTTCAAAACCAGATAGCACCCGTCTGCAACTAAAATTCCTGTATCGCCCTTAAGTGCCATGAACCGTGCCCTGGCAAGCAAATCGTCCAGACCATGTGCCTCTCTACGAAGCCGTCCATTTTCATTTTGGAGATCTTCATATACAGCCTTGCTAACCCACATTCATTTCACCACCAAATCCCGGCTTATTCGTCTTCGTCAAGGTCATCTTCAGTACCTGCGAACCGGTCAAAAATTTCCTCATAAGCGTTATTGACGGGGCAAATATCACACGAATCTGCTTCGCAATGACCTTTGTTGATCTCTTGCCGACAATACTTACTGAAAAGCTCTTTGAACGTTTGCATCTCTTTCTCAGTCATGCTACACCCCTTTACAAAATGCTATCTTATATCGCTCCGAAATGCTGCCCGTTCCAGATCGGGACGCAAACATCATCCTTCTCACACATCGTGTTCTGACAAAGGCAGCAGATATTATACGCTTTAATTATGGAGTTGATGGTGCCTTCCATTTTGACGTGGTTACATCTGCTGTACTCGGATTCGTTCACACAGTTCCCGTCTGCTTGAAACCTGCAGTTCTTGAACCCACATCGCGGGAGATCAATTCTCAAGTCTTTCACCACCAAACTCTATCTGATTGTGCAGCTCACATCATCATTCGACTTTTCAATGGAGTCATACCCGATAATGATTTCTGCGTCATCATCCTCCGAGTATGCGGACTTTGAGATGGAGCATATTCCACACGCACACCAGTGAGGTTTTATCCTGTCACATTGCTTAAGCAGTTGCTCAAGCGTGATATCAGCGGGTGCCTCCGCAACAAATGAGATGTCGCACCCGTTCAGTACAAACTTCATTCTTCCTCCTCATATAAGCCGATCGTGAAGGCGTCCGTAAAATCCTCGTTGCCTTTATCACCATACACAAGGACTTCAAACTTTTTATCATCCCACACAATCTTGCCGTCGTCTATACTGTAGTCGCTACGAACGACAGCGAGATCTTGATGCCACACGCCGTCCGGGTCAACGATCCCGATGAACATCTCCCGGTCATATTGCGGGTCTGTGTTTCGCTCTGCCACCAGCTTATAGCCGTTTGGAAGGTCAATCTCAATACGGGTTGCCTTTTCCTTGTGCATCATCAATACCTCCTGTCTGTAACATAGGTTTTAGAAACAGTGATCCCGAGTATCTTATACCTGATGTAGCAGCTATCCACCTGAACGCTGGTCAGGTTCTGCAACCATACCCAGTTCGATATGATCAGTTTTCTATATAGCCACATATCACTCTTCCTCATCATCTTCGATTTGGGAGTCATCAACTAACTGCTCGTCCCAGTTAACCTCGATGTCAGATATGACGGCGTCGATCTTCTTGAAACCATATCTTTCACAAAATTAACTTTTTATAAACTGTTTTCCACACAGAGGACAATGATGTGTTTCTACAATATCTTGAGTTGTAAAACTACCATCATTGGCAAGCACTCTTACCCTTAACATCCCCTGCCTGTTTATAGAAATTTCAATCCCGCTGTATTCAACAGTCTGGTTCATTACCACAAAGTCATTTGTCTCTTGCTCACAATATGGACACTTCATAAAATCAGTCTCCCGTTGCAATCAAGGCGTTCCCACAGGTGATGCGGTCACTATCCTCTTCCTCACTTGGGACAAACACGATGACATCCCACCCGGCTGCAACAAGCGGAGCCTCGAACTTACGATAAACATCGTAGTCAGTGTACTCGGTCGTCACATTGAAACCGTTCTTAACGGCGGACGCCGTCTTGTGGACGGGTGTGATCTTCACCATGAAGGTGTCCTTTTCGAACAGCTCGGACAGCCGGCCGGCGTCCAGGATGGTTTCTTCTGTGACAGCGAAGTTCAGTGTGTACTTCCGGCCCACGGGGCGGGGGAGGCGACGAGCCAGGACGGAGATTTCCTCCAGACTTAGGCTCATGTTATTGAACTGCGCATCACGCTGTTCGTCATTGGTGGAGTTGATACTGAACTGAAGCCCAGCTTCTCCGCCGTATACCTTGTTCTTAATGCGGCACCATTCCAGAATGAACCCCTCAAGTACCTTGTTATATTTGGGAAGCATGGTGGAAACCACAGGGTGAACGGTATCCGCAGCGATGTACTTGGCGACCAGTTCCCGCAGGTCATGTTCGGTGAAAGCGAGAACTTCGCCGTTCCAGGTTGGCTCTCCCATACGGGCGAAGTGGACATTGAACCGGCTGGTTGAGCGCACGTCCTCATTCTTGAGAATCGTTTCGACCTCATAGGCCAGCTCATCGCGGGAAATATTTCCATAGAAACCAAACTTGGGACAGTCGCAGAACTGACAGTGCATCGGGCAACCCTTCTGCGTGCTGATGGTGGCGACCCACTTCTGGGTCAGGTCAACGTCATGGTGCTGCACACCATGAATCTCTTTATGGAGGCCGAGGAAGTCAGCCTTGATGTTGTTCTCCTTCCCATAATCTCCCACGGTCAGAAACTCCAGCTTGCGTTCCCGGTCAACATAGATCTTTCCGGTATGTGTTTTGATAATTTCCATTTCTATCACCAAACTATCCTTTCTTCAGTAGCGATATATGGTTGACCACTCCACGTTTCTCCAGTCCATTTTCTGGCCGCACTCTCTACAGAACTTATCCTGGTATGTACTCCAGTCATCGTCCCCAGTCCCAGTGATGATAAAGCCGCCGACCTCAGACCCACACACCGGACACCCGAAATAGTGATGGTGGACTGCGTGGCTGCCGGCGTTGCACAAAACAGGAGTTCTCCCTTCGTTCTCCATGAATCAACCCTCCATAACATATTGGCACGGACGGTAAGGAATCGAACCCACCACAAGCGGTTTTGGAGACCGCCTCGCTACCTTGGAACATGCGCCCGTATATATGGCACTATCGCAGTTCCCGCGTTATTTGCTTACCACCACATGGCCGGGAAAACAATGGACCAAATTTTCTCAATCTCAGAGACATAGTCGTACTGCTTTTCATCATGGTCATTATACTCAGGCTTGAACGAAAACTCTAATCGCTCGATCATCATGTCGATCATTTGTCTCTGTGTGTATTCTTTCCCGTTGTATTCAAATTTGTGGTAGTCCAAATTGACACAACACACATCAACAAATTTCTTCAGCCGTTCATAGAGCCACAGGTGGAAAGTGAAGTCCAGATTCCAGGTTTCTCTTTCATCAAAACCGTACTTTGCTCGTTCCAAAGCCCAGGCTCCTTGCCGTTTATCGTCCATGTTCCAGGTGTCCGGCCGCTGTGTAACGCCGATATCATCCAGATACTTTCTCATAACAGGTTCTCTACGGGAAAATGACGGCATAGGCAAAAGTTTGTGGAGATTGTGGTCATGCATCTTGGTGATCTTATCGTCCAGTTCCTTATCTCCGGTCGTTCCGATCAGGATAAACTGATCGAGCTGAGCATATGTGAAACCGAGATTGTCCTCGTCCGACTTGCCACACAGGCCATCGGATGGCGTTTTATCAATCAGGTCTTTTGGAATAGGAAGCTCATGCCCAATCTGGATGACCTCGCTCACCAGTAGGTTGGCGAGCGGGCTGAAGTCTCCGGCACTATCCCCAAATTTGGTGGAATACCCGACGAAGTCTTCAGACCTGTTGCAGGTGTTTGCCACACGCCCGCCGTTCGGGAGAGACTGAGCAACAGCGTAAAGCGTTGTCATACGGATACGGGCGGGGAGGTTCACCTTTGTCTGCTCACTAACCTCCATCTTGATACGGACTCTGAACAGGATAGAGTCAACAGGACTCTGAATGTTTACCATGTATGAGCGGATGCCAAGAGTCTCCACGATACGTTTGCTGTCATCAATGTCGATCTGCTCACCACACGGCATCAAAACACCTACGACTCGTTCCTTCCCAAGAGCCTCGACGCAAAGAGCGGCAACAACACTCGAATCCTTTCCGCCTGAGATCCCGACCACGGCGTCACAGTGAGGTCCATTCGCATCAAAGTAGTCACGAATCCACTGGACAATAGCGTCTTTTGTTTGCTTTGGATTCTCCAACATCAGAATCCACCTCCATGAAGATTGTGGCGAACATCCGTCAGAGTATACTGGCGGACGAAGCTACCATCTTTGAAGACAGTCTGGAGCTCATTGTTTTCCCGAGCCTCTGCCCAGGTTAGCCCGTCTTCATAGGTGTAGTTATCGCCGTCCTTGACCACCCGGCAGCAACCCCGCTGGGACTTCTTGAAGTGACCGGTGTCAGTCTTGGGGTTCTTGAAAATCATGATAGGTTTGCCGTCGGCATCCTCGGCGTAGGTCGCCTTGACAGCGATGCCGAAAGTGTCGCGGGTGTAGGGTACATAATACTTTGTACCCTTATACACCTCTCCATCGTGGATAGTCTCCAGACACTGCATCGAGAAAGAACCGACGCCCAGCGCCACGTTGTTGATGGCGAACCCGGCACGTTCCAGGATTTCATAAATCTGCTGGCAGCGCTGGGGCGTGATGCTGTCGCCGTACAGTGCCTTGACATGAGGATTCAGAACCTTGAATCCCTTACTGTTGACCGTGCCGCCGAAGATATTCCACAGGCGGAACACAGTCTTGGTAACAACCTCAACAGGATCGCCGCTGTCGCCACGAACAGACAGGCAACCATCGTGCGTCAGAATCTCATCTTTGAGTTGAGGCAGGATATTGTCTACCAGATTCCAGTAATCGTAGCTGTCGCTGACCATGGAGAAGCTCTGATGAGGATAGACCTCGTTCAGCAAGCGCCGGATATGCGTAACTTCATCGCCGTCCATGGCAAAGTTGGAGCACATCACGCTGTGCTCGGTGGACAGGGCGCCATAGGCGACAGGCTCCTGGGTGCAGTCGCAGTTGTAGTTGTTCTCCAACCAGAGGATGGCGGGGACAGTAGCGGTGTTCAGGAAGCTGAGGCAGAACGCCGCAGAACTCTTGGTGGCACTCTCAACGCTCTCCTGGCCACGCATGGAGAAATCGCCCAGAAGCCGGGCCCGAACCACGTTGTCATCGCAGGTGCGCTTGGCGAACTCGTTGACAATCTGGCGATAGCGGTAGCCGACCTCGGCGGACACCTGAGTGTGCCACATGGTGCAGGACAGCATGGTTTCGATGGAGTTCACCAGCCAGACGAAAGCGGGGTGCGTGTTGGAAATCTCAATCTGCGGCACCTTGATGTCGGTGCGCGTCCCCTCTGGCACAGCCCGAATCTCCAAGGGCAAATAGCCCAGGTCATGGAGGGCTTTCAGTCGCTGTTCTCCGACGCCATCGGTGTTGATGGTGGCATTGAGAACCCGCTTGTACTCGTCCAGCACATCCTCCCAATCTTCCCAGAAGAAAAAGAGGTTGAAGGCATCGACAAGGTACTCCTTGATGAACGCCTGGAGGCCAAACATCGTGACCTTATCGGTGTCTCCCAGCCGGGCCATGCGAGGAGTATAGTAGGAGACCATTTTGGTTAGGGTCTGCGGATACTGCTCTGCATGGGCGGTCTTGTAAAAGTCCAAGCAGAGCAGGGGATTATAGGTTGTTCTCATTTCTCATCATCCTCACTTTCAGCTTTCTTTTTCGCATAGTAGATTGCAAATGCAAGAGGAGCTACAATGAACCATAGAGCCGTAATCCATATGGGCAGATAGCACATATCTTCCAGGTCTGTGTAGCTGTCCTCTTTATACATCAGATAGTAGTAGAAACCACCAAGCGAGGAACCTATGAGAATGTAGATGGTGAGAAGCAAAATGATTAGAAACGCCATATTGTCACCTCAATAGTGAATTTTTTGAACATATCCGCATTTTTTGCAGCGGTATATTTCCGTGTACCCCATGGGCATATTTTGTGGAGTGTCCAGTCAGAATAATTGGTGACCCTTGTAATATGCTCCCATTCATGTTTGCAAAAAAAGTGAGCGGATATAGTTGATGAGCCACCTCATTCACCGTCACCAGCCTTAAAGTTGTAGATAGGTTTGATTACCACATCCACATTTACCGTAGGCTCGATATTCCCCACGATATCCTCCATGCCCTTATAGGCCATAGGGCACTCATCCAGAGTGCTGCGGCCAACGGATGTCGTGTAGATTCCCTCCATCTCCTTCTTGAACTCGGAGACAGTGAAAGTTTCTTTGGCGGCGCTGCGGCTCATCAGACGGCCAGCGCCGTGTGGCGCTGAGAAGTTCCAGTCCTCATTGCCCTTGCCGGTACAGAGTAAACTGCCGTCCCGCATATTGATGGGGATGAGCAGCCGTTCTCCGGCCTGAGCGGAGACAGAGCCCTTCCGAAGAATCATGTTGTCGATGTCAATGTAGTTATGGATGGTGGTGAA